TTGGCAGACGAGGCAGACTCAAAATCTGTTGGTGGCAACATCGTGCGGGTTCAAGTCCAACAACGATACTCGCAAACCCTTATAGAAAGGAGCTTTGCACATCTGATTTTTAAAAGTAATCAAAAAGGTAATCAATAAGCAGGAATGACGGAACTGGTAGACGTAGCAGACTCAAAATCTGCCGTAGGCGACTACGTGTGGGTTCGAATCCCATTTCCTGCATTTAATTAAAATCGTAAAAAATGGGAGCACAGAAATTAATCTGTACTCCCATAAATTTTGTCTAACTATAATTTAACTCTTATATCCATATCCAATCATAGCTGTTGGATTGTATGTAATCTGAACGTTACATTTCAAATTACTCTTGATCTTATTTCTAACTTCTTCATCATCGCTCTGATAAGTATTAACTATTCTCGGCAAAATAAAATTACAATCCTTGCCTAACTCATGAACAGTCCTGCTACTGGTTACAAGCTGAGTATCACCCTTGACATATATTTTTTCATCAGCAATGCAATTTTGCACTGTGAATTCCCTATCAAGAGTATACGACTCAGTATTAGGATTATAGTAATATGTATCAAATTTCAAATTACCAGCTTCCTTGACTGTAATAACATAATCTGCATCAATATATCCATAAACATCAGAAGTAAATATAATATCACTTTCAAGAGTGTCTGATAGCTCTATATTGATCGATTTATCTTCCTGCAAGGCATAAGGTGTATTTGCTGTAAATGTCAAATTAAAGCCAATTATCGAGCTATTAAGCATTACTTGCTTACAAGTAAATGTTCCTACCCAATATATATCCTCAAACCCTATAACATCAAGCTTGAACTTCTTATTTCTCAAACTTAACCACTTCTGTATTTTTCTTGCTTGCTCAACTGATATATCCATATTCTCATAGTTAGCACAAGGATTTAAACAGATAGATAATGGAAGAGTGAACGGTTCATCATAAGAGGTAGAGTATAAGTTGAATTTATTTGATCCTGATGGCTTCTCTTGGTTCAACGTCACGTCTGCACCAGATGATACTTCAACTGTTCCTGATGAACTGTCAAAGTTGCAACAGATGTAACCAAAATCAGATAATTTCTTCCCATTAAATGTAAAATCTAATATATTCATATTTCACCTCCTATGATATTCGCACAGCTTTAATATAACTTGATGTCATATTTATTCTTCCACCCGATGCCTGAAAAGCCTGTAAATTATATGTTGTCTGAGAAGTTGGCGAAACAATCCATTGACATTGAAGTGCAGAATTAATAGTTGCATTACTATCAACGGGAACAATTTGTTCTGTATAAGCCAAACCTGTTGAACCAGATGTAAATCTTATAGCACGTCTACCTCCTTTTGCATTGGCAAAATGTACGCTACCCATAATCACATAAGTACCTGCTGGTAAAGTAATATTTGCTCCCGTGTTAGCCCATACAGCATTAGATATTGCTTTATTATCAGTAAAAGAATTAACATATGTTTGCCCAATTGTATTACCATTATGGGTAATAGAACCATTTTTTTCAATTGAAAACAAAGAATCTCCACTTGAATTTTGAACTAAGACATAAGGTTTATCTTTTTCATTAACAATCATAATTCCAGCTTCTTTTGCGCCCATACTAATAGTATTGGAACTAGCTATTCTTGTATTCGAAATTTTCCAATTACCAAATTCTGTACTTCCACCGAAGAATGCATCCTTTGAACAATATATTCCGTAGTTTAAATTTATAAGATTAGCATAATCATCTAAATTACAAATATTTATATGTGTTGATGTCATAGTCTGTGTATATAAGGTAAAATTATTATAAAGTCCTGATGAGCTATTATCAGAGTTGTGTAATATTGCAGTTCGAAAATATGTTCTTTTTTTATCAGGGGACAAAACTTGAAATCCATTATTATGTACAACACAATATCCAGGTTCTCCTCCATTTGATTCCGCAGATAAAGACGTACCTTGAAGATGAATCTGTCCATTTGGTCTAATACTTATAGTTCTCGTTGTAACTTGATCCTTGGTTATATCCGAATAGATAAATGCTTGATCACTGATATTAGTATAATTATCCCCTGACTCGCTCACTACATTTTTCATTCCAATGGTATATAAAATATCGCTATATGTATTACTGCCTTCAATAGTGTCATCAGTGATATTCCATCCACCGATAGTACCACCCGTAGCAGTGATATCTCTTGTGTATAAAGTACCTGCACGAGTCACCCTAAACTTAGCAGTATCACCTGTAGATCCACCAGCCCAAAATGCCCAATTAGTCTCAGTTGCACTAAGTCCAACTGTTTTATCAGACGACTGTAAATATGTAGAATCAAGTTTAAAAGAACCAATACTACCAGAAGTTGCTGTAATATTATCTGACGTTACTTTACCACTTATATTTACATTGCTTGCATATAAATCACCACTTGTAGTAACACCAAATTTAGAACCAGCAGTGAAACACCAACCAGAAATAGCGGATGAGCCACCAACTGCTTTATTTTCTGTCGTTCCTGTTGACATTAATACTGACTTGTCAGTTCCCCAAGTTCCATTAACCAATGCATTAGTGTTAATATTAAACCCACCGATAGTTCCTGAATTACTTATAATAGTACCATTCAGATATACATTATCCGCATACAAACCATAACCAACGCAATCATAAGTACCACATTTTAATCCATCAAGGTAACCAAGTCTCACACTTGGAACAGTATACACTGTATCAGGATCAGAGTTTGATTTATTGCCCCAAATATCAACATAAGGCGCAGAATTTGCATTACCTGTAGCAGACATTCTAATTCCGACAGGGGAATATACATTCTCAGTAGTTGAGCCAATCTTTTTACCGTATCTCTGATAGAGCATTACACTAATATCACTATATGATACACCATTTTTAGCCGTAGCAAAATGATCGGCTATCGCAGATTCGACTGTAAGTGTTAGTGACATAGTATTAGCAGTTGTATTCAATTTAGCAGCCATAATGCCACTACATCTAATATTCAATCCGTCAATTTTACCTTGGAACTTAATTTTAGAATTTTGTGCCCAACGAACACCTTGAATAGAATCAGAAGTAATTGCTGTTTTATCTAAAATAGAAACAGTAATGGTTGTAGAACTTGCTTTAGATGCATTAACTGTTGCACCTGATTGAATATATATTGTAGGAGCAACACAGAACTCACCACCCAAATCTTGAATAGTATTTAACTCGTATTTGAATGCCTTGAGGGTATCATTAACCGTTACATTGGTAGCTGTGATATTATTAGCAGCGAAAGAGTTGTTAATCGTGACTGGTACGTTGAATTTTGCAGAAGATGTATTTAATACAATCTTGCCACTACCGCCTACTTGAAAGCCACCGTCTGTTCTTATTACACTAGAACCAAAATAAACTCCACTTGTCCAAGCACCCGTATCGTTTATACCAAGCCAACCATTGTTCGCATAATCTCTAATAGACACCTTTCCGTTAATAGATATTTTACCATTAGCTTGTGAATTACCTACATTCAACGTACCAGTAGTCGTAGCATTACCATTAACAGTCAATCCACTTGTCGTTATATTTGTTGCCGTGAAATTAGTCGCACTCAACGTCTTAACACTTATATCATTACAAAAAAGCTTGCCCAGTAATCTACTCGATCCTGTAACAAGCAAATTTCCTAATTGTGCCAAGCAAAATCACTCCTTTCTGAGAGAGCGATATTACTCGCCCTCCGTTGTATTTTTATCTTCCTCATCATCTACCTTATCCATAAATGACAGCATTTCTATATCATCCATATTGAGTCCACAGTCATCAGGCAGAGTCTCGTACATTGAATCCATATCAAATGTAGTGATAGTTACCTGTGTCTTATCTCTAAGAACTTCCTGAAGCTTCTTATCGCACTCAGCTAACTCATTCTGATATTCCTCTCTGAACTCTTCCTTGACATTTACGTTCTTCTGACCGTTCTCTTCAACTTCCTCAGTTTTACCATCAGCAACATACTTGTCGCCAAGTGACTGCAAGAGATCTCTCTTCATCTCCATAAAACTCTCATAAGTCTTACCGATTTCCTTAATATTTGTTCTGAGAGCAAGTTGTACCTGAAATGGAAGAGAGTTGAACTTGTTTCTATCAGTCTGCCTACTCTGTGAATACCACTCAGCTACGTTGATGAGTTCAATATTGTAAAATTCCTTTGTTGTAATCTTCTTATTAAATGACATAATAAATTCTCCTTTTTCTCAACTAAAAATAGGGCATATAACAACCCATTACTTATTTTCCATACGGTCTGAATATATGTCCGAACACGACATAATAAGGTTTGTTTTCATCATGAAGCACCTTATACTCAAACCAGTCCAATATAAAAATTGATATACATACAATCACAAACCAAGCACAACAAAAGAGGATATTAAGTTGATTCTGTGCAAATGTTCCCCAAAGTCCTCTATAGTCCCATATGGTAAAATCTTGATTAAATGTAATACCAAATAAATATTCCAACATGATAGAAGTCAAACCACCAAATAATACTTGCCATACTAAATCCATATCATATGTGAACATATTGTTATACTGTGAAATGATAATTCCCACAATAAAAGCGAGTATGAACATCGTCCAATGTGTCCAACCTCGCCATAAAATTTCTAAACCACAATATATAAAACCAGATACTATGCCAATGCTAGTTAACTGTAGCATCTTCTGTAGTAGTTTCTGTATTTTCGTCATCTGAATCACCACTTTCTGATGTAGATGTGTCTGTATCAGGTGTATTATCTGAGCCATCTGTAGTTCCTGAACCATCCATAAATCCAGCAATAAGTCCCTGTATAATCTCAAGAGTATTAGCAATAATCTCGTTATACTGTGCCTGATATGATTCATTGAGAGGTGTGTCATATGTATAAGACATAATAGTATCTCTGTCTGTCTCTCCGTTTAACTGTGCACGGAGTAAATTACATTTAGTAGTTTCCTGAGTAATCTTTAACTGCATCTGTAAATAGAGTGAGATGATTACCTTAGCAGGAAACATACGACATTCATTTCCATTTGAGTGATATGGTAGATATGCAACTGCTGGATTCTGCATTGCAGTCAAGCAGAGAGAAGAGATGTTGTTCTGATCATGCTGTTCAAGGCTGAATGTCTCTGTGCCCTTATCTGTTTCTATTTGTACACCCTTTGATATTTCTGCCGTACAGGTATCATTAAGTACACCTTTCTTGTATATCTTAATTTCTTCATCAGACATTGTATTAAAATCTATAACAGGATTAACAATATCCTGTAAACTCTGAACTTGTTCAGCAAGATTACTCTTTGTTAGTCTAACCGCCAAGCAATCTACAAATTGGTTCACATCTTCATTGTACTGTGCGCCACAGTCTGTAATATCAGAGTATGTATCATATATTTCGTATAAGCCAACAGATATATCATTCTGAAATACCTGAATGGCTGTTATTTTCTTAAAATTCTCCTTAACTCCATATAAGTAATCTGTTTGTAGATAGAGCACAGGATCATTCGCAAAATCCTGTGCAGAAAACTTAACAAGAGTGTAAGTATCTTTGTTGTTTACTAGAACGTAACTTCGCATTTAACGCTCCTTTCTACATAATAAAAGAGCCTACCGAAGTAGACTCTATGTGTGTTAATTATTCTATTTTAAATTTCCCATATTTCGTTACAAACGACAAAACCATTCGCAATTCTGATTTTGATGTTATCGTTAATTGCGTATTTTAATAGATCCTCATCTTCAACAACTGCATCTGTTTCATATATTTCAGTAGTAATCAGATTCCCTTGCTTAGTTATATTACTCATTCTTCAATCACCTCGCCAGCTAACATTAAGTTTCCATTATTATCCACTGATGCAGAGGATTGATATAATTCAAGAATATCAGAATCGGAAAGGGCAGTAGCATAGATTCTTACATCTGATATTTGTCCGTTATAATATGTATTAAGGCTATTATATATACCTATTTTGGAAGAATGAATATTCCAATATATTTTAGATGCACTTGAAACAGATTTTTTTAATTGCCCATTAATATATATTTTTGAATACTCACCATTTTTATACACTCCACAAAAATGAGTCCATCCATCATTAACAGTAATTTTTTTATCAGATAAAGCATCAACCGCATGAGATACATCTGTAGCGATTCTAAAAAGTGGAATGTCATCAGCTGTTAATTCACAGGAAAATCCCTCCCAAATAGTAAATAAAAATTGCCTTGTATTTGTGTCTTTAAGTCTTTTAAACCAGAATGATATAGTAATATCTTCTTGGTGAAATACATTTGGAGTGTCAATTACCTGCTTATTTCCATTAAACACATAGCTTCCTTTGTATCTAGGTGTATCACTTGACCAAGTAGGACATGTAGAATCTGTTACACTACCATTATTACAATAACCACTTGTATCGTAGATTACATTATCATAAAAAGAAGCATCGTCTTCAGGAGCTGGTGTCCAAGGCGTAGCAGTAGAAGATTTTTCGAGTTTTACATTCTTAAGCCGTGCTGTAAAACTCGCTTCAACATTTGCGTTTGAATTATAAAAAGATATAATACCCTGTTGTCCAACATTTGAAGATGCTTGTTGAGGAATAGTAACGGTTTGCTTTACATGATACCATTTATTTAATTCGCATCCGTTTTGCCCTACTATGGGTAAATTATGTTGAGTTACCCCTCTCCAAGCACCAGTGGCGGTTTCTCCACTTGGGGCATTAACATATCTTTGTCCCATCCAGAGTTCCCCCCTATTAGAACCTGTAGGAAAATTCCAAGCAGTGTACATTATGTCATACGACCATGTATATTTTTCACCAACTGGGTAATCTCTGCATTCATATACAAATCCGTCAAGTATAATACCTTTATATGTTTTTTTTGATTTTAAAGTGAACTCACCATATTCGTCTGTTACAGTTGGAAAATTTTTGAAAAAACCTGCTTTCACGTTTCCTTTGCCGTTTTTGATCAGATTCCTACCACCAATTTTTCCATCAACTTCTCCGAGAGGGTAGTGGCAGACTAATCCTTCTGATATTTCTTTGACTTGACGTGGGGAAAGACATGTATTGTAAATTCTGAAATCATTTAAATACCCCTCAAATAGATAAGTTTCAGAACTTCTTTTACCAATAAGAGCTGTTGTGCCTGATAAACCAGTTAAATTTTTAGGTTGTGATGTCGAGCATTTAACTCCATTTATATATATTGTTACAGTATTGTTTGAGCTTTGATATGTCATACAGCAATGAACCCATTCTGTCGTGTCACAAACATAAGTAAGATCAAGTGTATTACCAGTAATACTATAAATATCAAATTTGTTACCATAATGTCCAATAATTAAATTGCCACATTGATATACAACTCTAAATTTAGATAATATATTATTACTTATTTCTTTTATCCAATAACAACAAGAAAAATCTTTTCCCGATTCAATTCCAAAAGCGTTAGATAACTGTAAATATCCATTACCAACAAACGATCTACATTTACCGAGTTTTCCTTGGTCATATACAGAAGTTCCATAGTCTACTACATCCATATTTGTTAAACCATAATTTTTCGTTGTCCCATCTGTGAATGGCAACCATAAACATAACAATCTATCACACTCCTTTCTTTATAAAATAGGAGAGTAGTACCGTTCCCTACTCTCCATAAAAATATGTATATCATTATGTAAAAACGAAGTTTAAGCACTGTAAATTGGCATCATACTCTAATGTACACTTATCACCAATCATTACTTTATCTGCGCTCATTTGCCCCTCAGAAGCGATTCCTCCCTTTACTTTCAGTGCGCCAGTGGTCTTACTGGTCGAAGCTGTGGCAGATGAAATCGTTGTTTCCTTCGAGAAGGTTTTTGCTCCTGATATGGTCTGTGTTGTATCTATTGTGACATATTTAGATGTAATTACATTTCCTGCACCATCTTGGGTTGCTTTAGTAGCTGAAGCTACTGATTGAGAACCAATATTTGCAGATGTAATTATAATATTACCATTATGAGTAAATCTATTTGAGCTTGTTGTGGTAAAATTAATACCCCAATAATTAGATATATTTAACCAATTAACCCCATCATCAGCTCTATATGTACCAAGTCCGTACCAACTACAGCCTGTAGAATTGACACTAGTAGCCGAAGGAGTCCATCTAAGAATTTGGGACGCAGATGATGAGATGATTGTACCAGTCATACTTCCACCAGTAAGAGGAAGATATGTTGAACTAATTACATTACCATTCTCATCTTGAGTAGCTTTGATAGCCGAATCAGCAGAGGTAGCCTTAGTTGCGGTAGCAGCATTACCTGTGATATCAATTCCCCATGTGCCACTAGCACCCGTACCATCTTTATTGACAGTATAAGATGTATAATTTGTACTATCTAATAATGTTTTCCAATCACCATAAGTATTAGCTTGTCCATTCATTCCTCTCACATATACAGTTGGTGAACTATCTGCCGAGATGCACATTTGACTATCCCAGTTATTCTTGATATCCCAATAGAAGTGTAAAACATGACCTTCTTTCGGTGGCTTATGTGAAGTCATAGAACTTGATGCTTTAAAAGTAGCTACTCCACCACTTCCAGTAACAGTAACATTTGCATCGGTAAGACGACCTAAATTAGCTAATAAATTAGCCTTTAAAGCATTGCCACCAACACTGTCACTCAGAGCATACTTCGTGCTAGAATTTAATGCATCAGTAATACCATAACCACTTAGCGTAGTAGGATTAGTACCAGCCGTTACATGACCATAAGTGTCAACAGTAACAGATTTATATGTACCAGCTTTCACACCACTTACATTGTGTGTAATCGCAACTGTCTTATCATCACCTACCGTAGCAGCTAATGCACCACTTGCAGTTACACCTGAGAAGTCGATTGTACCACCGCTAGAAACCTTGATAGAATCCAGTTTACTACGTTCCTTTTCGGTCATAAGACCAAGACCAGTTGAACCTATTGCGGTCTGAAGATTAGCCTTTGTAATAGTAATCGCATTGCTTACACATGAATAATCCGTACCAGCAAGAATCACCTTTGAAGCATAATTATGTGTATGACTTGATGAAGACGCTCCAATATCAGAGAGAGAAAATGATATGTCTAATGCGCCATCAAATGACTTCTTAGCTAAACCAATTGTAATATTTCTAGCCGTTGTCAACTTACTTGCCGATAAAACATTCTTGGTTGAATCAGCCGTATTATCTACATTACTAAGACCAACTTTAGATTTCGACAATGTAGGAATATCAGCTTCAACAAGTGTTCTAAATGTTGCCTTTCCATCTGATCCATTAGGAGCTGCAAGTACAGTATTTTTTGTTCGAGTACCTTGAGCACTATAAACATAAGTTTCCCAATCAGATATATTAGCCATAGTATGTGTGTGTGCAGATGGTGCAAATGTACTTGGTTTATCGGTGATTCCACTCCAAGGAACATTAGATGCAGTCCCTTTTAAGTTACCAATCAAACCATTGGCGAACCTAGCTGCGCCACTAACAAGAAGTGTCCCTACTGTAAGATCATCTACATCAATTGAACCACCAAATGACACATTCTGACTAACCGAATCAAAATCTTTTCTAAGGTATGTGTCTGAAATTGTATTGCCATTTCCATCCTGAGTTGCTTTTGTTGCGCTTGCTACATTAAGCGTAGATGGATTTACCCATGATGGGGCAGAAGTACCTCCACTTTGTAATATATAACCAGCAGTTCCAAGAGATAACTGCGACAATGTACCGCTTGCACTTGCATATATAATACCATTAGCAGTCCAAGATGATTTACCAGTACCGCCATAAGCAACGCCCATAGTTCCAACTGTCAAATCAGCCGAGCCATTCCATGACTTACCATTGATACTCAATGTATGAGTGAGTTGGTTAGCCTTACTAGCTGTAGCAGTGAGAGTACCATTAACAGTTAAATTACCTGTGACTGTACCACCTGAAATTGGAAGATATGTACTACCTATAGCATCCTTACGAGCATATTTATCTGAAAGCTTTATACCATTTTCATAAATAGTACCATCTTTATCTACCTTGAATAGATATTCCCAAGTAGACTGAGAAGAAGACGGATCTTTAACTCTACGAATATATAAGAATTTATTATCCCATTCGTTCTTAGAGCCGAAGATAGGTTCAACCATACCCATATCATAGTATTTCTGTGTTTCTTTATCGAAGACATAGTTACCACCATTGATGGTTGTCCATCCCGATTGAATACCAAGACTACCATCTTGTGACATGAGATACCAATGACCAGCCGTAAGAGCAGCGTTGCCCTTAGAAATTAATGCACTATATTCTACACCATTCACAAGCGCATCATCTTTGTTTCTGATATTATCAAACTCAGCAGAGCCAATATACCAGTTATTATTGGCATCTCCAAAATAACCTGCATCAGCATTTACCGTACCTTGATAAAAGGCATTACCAACTGAATCTAAATAGAATCCAGGTGTGTGAATTTCTCCATTAGACAAGTCAAGAAACGTACCAAATGCACTATATGTTCCATCGTTACCAGCAACATAATTGTTTGACTTTAATGCATCGGTCTTGAGTTTTCCACCTTCAATAATCGTTGCTGAACCATCAGGAGACTTAATCGTGAATTGCTTTGTGATTGCCGTAACAGCAGAATCAGTAAGAGTAAGAGAAGTAGAAGATGAACCTGATTTTACAAGCCATAAGAACTGATCAAGAGATTGTTGTGCCTTTGTTTCGGCTTCTGTAACAGAAGTTCTTACCTTGTTGACGTTATCTATTGTTTCATAAGTCTTTTTGACTGTTGACGTAATAGATTCAGCGGTTGATGTTATATTCGAATTAACTTTTGTAATTTCCTCAGTTAAAGTTTTGTTGGCAGAAGCAACAGCCTCATCTTTTGCGGTTGAGATATCAGAATCCACATCTTCAGGGGCTGGTGTCCAATCGGTTGCCTTATTGCCCTTTTCAAGTTTGAGATTTGCAATAATTACAGATTCCCCTGCTTTTAAGTTATTTTTAAAATATACCAATTGTTTGCTTTTATTTAATGCATCTTTCAAAGTTATATTTACAATATAATGGAAACCATATGTTTTTTTTATAACAGTTTCCTGTGCTGAAGCCATAATGCTATGAGTTGCATCACTATCCCATAAATTTGAAAAACCTACATTAACATTTCCAATCACATCATAAGACAATGTATAGATTGCACTTGGTTCTAACTTATCAAAATTCTCCAATAGACCATTGAACATAAACATTCTCCAAGAAGTAGTAGGAGTAGCACAACTCATTTTTACAGCATTTATACCATTCCAATTAACAGATTCACACGAATATGAACCGTTAGCATAAGCATTTGCCCATTTGGTTTTACCCTGATTTGTTTTTACAAGTAAATTTCTTCCACCAACTTGAATATTTTCAACTTCCTCTTTAGTAGAATAAGTCTTTGACACATCTAATGAAATTTTATCTGCACTTTCTTTTATAGCAGACTTCATCTGCTCAGTAGTTGAATATGATGTCAATTTCTTATCTGTATCAGCAATGGCATCAGACTTAGCTTGATTTGCTTTAGAAGTTGCATCAGATTTAGCTGATTCAAGTGTATTAGAACCAACACTATCCGCATAACTCTTGGATGTTGCTAAGTTTTCCTCGACAGTTTTCTTTGTAGAATATGTTTCTGAAACACTAAGAGTAATCTCATCAGCCTTTTCTTTAATAGCACTATTCATATCTTTTGTCGTTGAATAATTTGTCTTGAGATTATTGCTTAAATCTGTGACAGTAGCAGATTCAGCATAGGTGTCTTTTACCGTCTGTAAAATACCATTTTTTGTCTGTTCAATCTCCGAACTTGTATCAGACCATGTTTTGTAATCTGTCAACAATTTCTTATCTGTGGCGTTTGCTTTCGATACGGCATCAGCAGAATCAGATAAAGCTTTTGTTACATCTGTATCTGTAAGAATCTGCCATGAATATACTCCACTATCAACTCTGAATCTATATGCATGATTATTACCATCATAATATATATCTCCGATGTGGGTAGCTTTCTCGTCGTCAGACCATGTACTTGCAGGTTCATTCTTCAATGTAGGCACATCTGTACCACTCCATGTCTGAATATTCCCATCTATTTGACCTTGAATATTATTTAAATCTGTTTCATAAGTAGCATTACTAACATAAGTTTCAGCAACAGTCTGCTTAATTCCGTTAGCACTCTTTTCAATCTCAACCTTCATATCGGTTGTTTTAGCATAAGATTTAAGCTGATTTGCTGTGTTTGCATTTGCATTACTCTCTGCTTTATCAGCATATCCTTTAGCTGTCTCATTTGCAGATGAGAGAGTATTACTACCTACGCCATCAGCATAAGACTTGGCATCTGTAAGCTTCTGTGAACTATCAGATTTTGTCTCATAAGTCTCTGATACTGTTTTTGTGATGGAAGTAGTAATTGTTTCTGCTTTTTTGTCGATTTTATCATTTACAATTTCAGTGGTAGAATAATTAGTTGATAAATCTGTCTTCACATCATCAACTAAGCCTTTGGTTGTATCGGCAACAGACTTAGCACTATTTGCAATGCCTTTGGCACTATTAGAAATGTCAATAGCAGAAGAAGCATTTGCATTGGCACTATCGGCTTTTTCACTTGCTGAATTGGCAATCTTTGTGGCAGCGTCAGCTTTTGTAGAAGCATCCTGTGCAGTCTGGTCAGCAGAGTTGGCTGCACTCAATGCATTAGATGCATTTGTATTGGCAGTATTTGCTTTGTCTACTGCACTTGTTGCATTCTCACTTGCTTTATTAGCTGTCTGAGATGCACTATCAGCAGTTGATTTGGCTTCACTTGCAGTCGTGTTTGCACTATCTGCTGTAGATTTGGCTGAATCAGCCTGTTTTCTTGCGGCAGTAGAAATAGATAGAGCACTATTTAATCCATTAGACACGATAGGAGTAGTTGTTTCTTGTGTATTGTCGTCATAAACAACGAGTGTTCTTGTCCATATATATTTTCCCTCTGACCAAGCTGGTTCTTTATCCGACCAGCCTTCATTTGGTTGTAAAACGTTGCTATCAGAAATGGCATACTGAGGAGTAATAGATTTTACACCCTTACCCTTTACACCATTTTCACCTGGCTTACCATCTTGACCATTAGCACCTGAGATACAAATAGCTTTTGCTGTTTGAGAATTATCTGTTCCATCTTTGTAATATGTAATGACTTTCTGCCACACATATTTTCCGCTTATCCATGTAACACTATTTGTTGTCCATTCGCCACCAACTAACTCTGTAGCAGAATCAGATTGGTAGAAATAGGTTGTTACATGATCCACACCTTTTTCGGCAAGTTCACGGATTTCATTAGTTTCAACCTTTAAATCTTCTGTAGCTTTGTTAGCTTTATCAGCAGATGCTTGTGCTTGATTAGCTGATTCCTGTGCTTTGTCGGCAGCTTGTTGAGCAAGTGCTACTAACTTTTGAGCTGTGTCAAGGTCAATGATAACCTCTGATATGGTCTTTCCATCAGAGCCGACTTCTGTGCCTTTAATTTTCAAATATCCACCATCAATTGTAAGACCATTTTCGTCTATAACAATAGATTTATCTTCATTGTAGATTTGGAGTTCTTTACCTATTATAAGATTACCGACTACAGTCTTAGCAATAATGCCATAATCTTCAACAAGATTACCGTTGATGTCCCTGTATGTAAATCTACCAATGCCCGTCTCAATTGATTGCCAACCATCTTTCGTAAAATACATTCCGTTATTAACAAGTTTAAATTGTTTCAAGGAAAACTCATCAAGTTGGTCATCATAGCTACGACCAAGAATACCATTCTTATTGATAAGAATAGTCTGTTCTGAACTGTTTATGAATTGCGTATTGTCACCATTGATTCCATTATCTGACCAATCATTAACTGTATCAGTAGTTTTCTTTGATTTGTCAGCTTGATCCTTGACGGAAGAGTATGATGTAGCCATAGACCTACTTGCATCAAGCACCGACTGCACATCAGAATATCCTGTGTGCACCTTTTCAACAGTCGAAAACTCTACAGGCATATCCTGAATAGAATCAAAATCCGTCTCATACGACATCAATCTGAGAGAATATACCTTATCATCTATTCCGACCTTGATAAAGTTACCAACTTCAAATTTGTCCTTGATTGGTTTAAATTCATCAAGTGCAAGAAGATTACCCATTGTAGCACTAAGACTATATTGAAGATTACCAGCTTTGTACAACTCTTTCTGCGCAGCTTCAACTAACTCAGTTGCTCTTTTTATAAGAGTCACGTCGTCAAGCCCAGTAGAAGAATAGTTATCATTGCTATAATCATCCTCACGCCTGTATGAATACCACAGCATATAAAGTCCTTCACCAAGGTAATTTTCTAGGTCAAGTTCTGCTTTAACTGAATTGACAATATCTTGTATCTCACCTGTTGACTTTTCTGTATTGTATACAGCATTAACTGCTTCGATCTGGCTTTCTCTAGTTTTGATTTCATCCTGAATATCAACAATTCTGCCACTATAGAAATTCACATATTTATCCTTGAGTTCACTATTATTATACTGAACATCAACACTCTCATCTGTAAATCCATCAACTGCGATATCTCTGCAAGCCTCAAATTCCTTCTTGAGATTATTTAACTCGACAAGAGAATAGTAACCAAGTTGTTCCTTAAACTTATCCTCTGCAAGTTTAATACTTGTAATCTGCTTATCCTTGATTTCATCGGCACGATTAGTCATACGTGTAATTTTCTGTTCAATATATTTCTCTGTGGACTCAATTACATCAATTGTAATCTTGACTGATTTGGTAAGATACTGATTGTTCTCGTCCATTTGTGAATGACTTGTAAGGATGATAGTACCAGACCATGTTCTCTTGTCTGTTGAAGAATCATAATCAGACAGCGAGCTATCTGTTATATTCATATCATAATAAGATGCTGAGAAGAATGTTTTGACCAATGATTCTACAGAACCCTTAACTGCGCTCTGAGTGATAGTCTTGATTCCTGTAACAGCAATACCACCAAGATCTTTCAGTCCGTCCTGAATAGACGTAATACTATCATCTAGTCCCATACCATCAACATCAATTACTGGCATCATGGAATCGTTCAGGAAATAGTATACATCCATAGCAGAATACCATGCAGAAGTGAGTGCTGGATAACCAACAAGAGGAGATGTGAGAGTAGGATATTCGATCTTATCCTGATCATCTTTTGACATAGATGCGAATTTAGTGTTGATATAATTTATGACCTTGTTGTATTCAGCCACTCTATCTGCCTTAAAATTATATTCTCTTGTTGTATTGATGTCGTCATATAAAGTATTATAACTCCTAAGTTTACTCTGTAGCTCTGTTGGCATATCAGCTAAAGTTTCATTTGAGAAATAATAAATATACTGTGTGCCATTAGGATTTACATTAGCAATGGCAGCATTTATCGCATCATCTGCACCTGTAATATAGAAACAGTTTTTCAATGAATCACTGTTAGAATCAAGTGTAATCTGAGTTGTAAGATTAGTGCTATTGATGAGGATATTGGTATCTTCACCATATTTATTTGTTATATTATTAGAACCACATTCAGGACACTCATCCATATAGTCTCCCCTATAACCACAATTATTACATGTTGAATAGAGATCTAACACAGAGATGGTTCTATTTTCAGAATTAAACATGAAGGCACAGTGAAAATCATCTGCAATTGTATCTTTCAGAGCAGAGAGAATATCTGTTCCATCAAATGTAAATTCATGTACAGTTTTCAACTTCTTCAATGTATCTGCAACATATGAGATTGAATAGTGCGGAGCTTTTTCGAGAACACGATGTAAGAGTGAAGCATGTTTGAGAATTGATTTCTTTCTTACAATAACTGACTCCTCTGTTGGATAAGCTGTTTTATCTTTGAGATAGTCATACTTTGATTTTGTCCATATTTTTTGATTTTCTGCTGAATCATATTCCTCTGGATCACGATAAAGGATTGTTGGAAAATTCTCATCATACAGAAGATTTATCATATCTGTTTCTGTATTTATCTGCACATTTCTGAGTGTGATCTGAGACAATTCTGCTTCACATAATGATGTACCAGTTATTGACTTAGATACGTCATTAGGATCTTCCTCACTTGTTGTTACTGATATTTCAAATCTTTCGTGTAACTGAGGAATGTATATAATCTTAAAATCCACCATAGAGTCCCATAGCGGATGTTTCTTTTCATTATTAAACTTATGTATTTTAAATGATACTTCGTTTGCATCATTAAAATTACTCTTGTATGTTAAACCAGAGACATTAGTAACCCCTCCATTACCAATCGTTTCAAAATTTTTGTGCTGTAATAGGAGAGTAGGAGTCTCTATCAAACCTTGGCTATTAAATAATATTTTCGCCATTTACAAAATGCCTCCTTATATATTTTTTAAATTTGTTTCTTGACTTCTAACATTTGTCTTTGTAATTCATATTTATCCTTGAGTAAATCATTGAGAAGTTTTCTATACTGCCCTTTGATTTCATTTACCTCAGAGATAGTCTGTTCCAATTCTTCACGAGTTCTGATTGTTTCTTCTATATTTGCAACGAGAACATCTACATTATTATCCTTGATATATTGCCTTAATTCAGCATTCTCGGCTCGTAAATCCTCAACATACTTCTGTTGTAAGAATCGCTTGATTGTCATGTTATCACCTCATTTTTAGTTAATTTTCGTCATTTTAGACCAAAGAAATAGGAGAGACCTGAAACAGTTTCAAAAATCTCTCCATATCTTTATAGTTATTCCGTTCTATCCAATTACCATCTCTTCACGCTCTGAGAGTTATATCCCTTACTGAGACTGCCAATGGTATCTTCCTTAATCATACTACGAACTCCACCTGTATTGTTTTTAATGACATCTTTTATTCCATTAGCAAGCTGTTTTGGATCTTGAACACCCTCAAGCTTAATATCACCAATAGAGATATTCACATCATTATCCACCTTATTATTTACAGGTACACTCGGCATACTGAACGCTGTACCAGTATACATATTCTTATATGCCATAGGATTTTTGGCAAATTCCATCAGAGTTTTAGCCTGTTCAGCAGTGAATATCATATCACCTTGTCCAACAGACTTCAGTACACCTTTCGATATATCATACTGTAACTCTGTACCATTTTCACCCAAGTTGGCAATCATGTCATAAGGAATACCGTCAGAACCCTTCTTGAATCCCTTAATACCTGACCTGTGAAGTGTCTGATAAAAAGCAGAATTTGTAGCAGATGAGAAGTTACTAAATCCAATCTTCTTGGCTAACTCCGTCCACTTAGATGTAGGAAGAATCTTCTTACCCCAATTGCGGTAGAGTACCTTATTCAGATTACCATACTTGCTAACATCCTGTTGAGCAACAACAATGTTCTTCTTCAAGAAGTCATTAACCCACTTTTTCTGTGAAGTTGATAATACTTTACCGACAGGAGCTGTGCTGTTTGTATTGGTTGTGGTATTATTGTATGCAGGAGAAATCTTATTGGTTGGATTATCAATTCGACTAATCAATTTATTGGCATCAATTTTCACATCTGTAGAAGATCCAGAAGATGATCCGCTATTAGAATTGTTCAGAATATTATTCTTAACTTTTTCTTTTGTCGCTTCATCTATCTTGTCCTGCTGTGTAGTTTCAGCGTCACGATCGTATTTAGCCCAAGCCCTCTCCATAAAACTCTGAATATCACTTACAACATTACCAGTGCTCTCAGATATTTTTCCATCAGCAGATACATTGTTGAATGAATCGGTTGCGACATACTGTATCTTTTCCATGAGACTTGTAATTGTCTCATTGTTCCAATGACTATCTATGTTATTTATGAGCTGGCTGAAATTGTCGTCCAGATTCTTGATTACATCCTGAATACTGTCATCCAAATCAGTCTGGAAGTCAGAGAGCATATCCTTCGTTGAAGATATAAGCTTATCATACTGTGTATCTTTGAGATCCTTTTCTGCATCCTTGAGAGACTGGTTAAGCTCCTGGGCTTTTGCTCTAGTCTCCTCTGATGTATCGCCAGAAATAGCAACCAACTGTTTACGAAGATCTGAGAGAGTCTTTGTCTTCTCAGAAATATTATTTGCATAATCATAGGCATCTTTTTCTGAATCCAGAAGGTCATTAAATTTATCAATAAGATCTGAGATGTGATTTTTTAAGGCATCGTAACCCGATTTCATCAAATCAATGGTCGCCCACTTTTCATCTTCAGCACCCTTTACACAATCCTGATAAGACTTGACCAATTTCTCTTTTTGGTCAATTAGCTTTTGATTGTATGGATCATTAGCCAACTTCTTGTTGATACTCTCAATCTCGGCATAATACGTTTCCGCATTTTTCTTATATGCTTCGTAGTTGGATATGTGAAGTCCAGCGACAGCATTACCCTCAGAGGTTAATCCACCAGTATCATCAGAAGTCAAATCTCTACGAGATAATTCATCAATAATGAAGTTATTCTCATCTATCAGGTTCTGAACCTTATTTGCCTGTTCATCAATTCTATCCCAATGTATTTGCATGATTTGATTATTATATTCAGCAAGCGATTTAGTTGCTTCATCTATAGAATTGGTCACATCGTCTATCTGTGATCTCATCTCGTACCATTTTTCGCTCTTATAGGCAACATCACCATTCTTAACTGCATTATTCAATTCCTTGACGAGATCTGTACGTTTCTGAATCAAATTACTTCTACTTGACTCTTCATTTTTTGCTAATCTACTATACCAAGTAGCAGAAGCACCATTGCCACGTTCCTCAAGTATAGACATGTTATTATTCAATTCAGTTGCTGTCTGGTCATACTGATGACGCTTATTATCATATTCAGTTGAGATATTAGAGAACTTCTGTGAAGCAATTTCTGCTCTCTGAGTAATCTGTGTTTGCTCATCAATTTCTGTCTGTGCTTTTGCCTGATTGTATGACTCCAACGCATTGTTGTAATCTATACAAGAATTAAAGAACCCAGAAGATATATAGCCCTTCTTGTAATACTCAGACAGTTTCGCAAGAGTAGAAACAGATATTATCTTACCACTCTTGGCTGACTTTCTGGCATCATTGATATACTTATTAACTGTATTTCTATTGGTCTTTGACAGACTGCTATATGACGCTCCCTTTGCAGACTTGGATATATTGCTCTTTGCAGTCGCCCTAGCCTTATTGTATTCATTCTGCTCATTCTTGTCACGAGTGACAATTGTAGAATATCCCGACTTCTGCTTGTCGAGATAGCTATTCTTATCCTTTGCCGAAACTGCATTAGATGACTTGGTACTATTTAAGTCCATAGCATCATTTGTAGCATCATCAAGATTTTTATACTTATCTGCTATATTGTTGTACTTTTCAGCATTATTTACAGCAAAAGTTGTAGTGTATTCTTCTCTAGCAGTCTGAAGGTTCTCAATGCTAAGATTATACATGTACAGTCTGTTATAAAGAGTAGAGTTCTTCTTTGCAACAATAGCAAGTAATGAATCTGGAATAGTAACACGCTTCTTAATATAACCCTTGATAGAATTAAGTGTAGCATTGTACTTTGTATTCTTCTTAATCTTGCCCTTATTTAAAGCGGATGTAGCACTCTTAGCAAATCTATTGACATTACTATTAGCTGACTTAGCAGCCGTGTAATATGCACTGTTCTTTGTATTTAGGACAGAATTGTTATATCCAAGCGATGAGTTCTTGGCTGTAGCCGTATTTTGTACACCACCTGTGGCAATAGTCTGCTTTGTCTCGGCGATAGACACTGTAGTATCTCTCTGTGCATCAGATACCTTTTTGAGATCTTCAGCGTATGTCCTGAGAGAGTCATGAAGTGTCTGCATAGCAGTAGTGCAGTCTTTCGCCTTATCTATCCAATCTTTATAGGTCGATATAACTGTCTGAATATCAGAGCTGTATCTTGAAATATTGATTGAACCATCCGCAACACGAGTCTTAATCTCTTTGGCAAGTTTCTTGTTTATTACACCAAGACTGATTGCTTTGTTGAGATAATTATTTGCCGTATTAAGATACTTATCTCTACCTTTCTGCTCTGTATACATCTTTGTGTATGTATTACCCACAGCAGACATATAATTAGCCGTAGCAGAAGAGTATCGCTTATCATTTAGTTTTGATTCCGCTTTAGATATATTGGAGTCGATTTTCTTTTGGAGTCTGTCTAGGCGAACTTCAATCCAATCGAAGAATTGAGATGCCCAATCAGAGAGTTTATCGAATGCAGTCTTTGCAGTGGATGAACTACCTCCACCTCCACCACCTGAAGTTCCACCACCTGAACTACCATGCGAATTAACAGATGCACCGCCAACGGAAGTTTTGACAAGGCTCTTCATGGCATTAAATGCATTATTTAAAGCCTCTGACTGTTGCGCTCCCGCAGTTCCTGTAGCTTTAAATGTACCATCAGGATTCATTACACTATTTTTTATACTCTGGAATGTCTTAATAGCCTGCGTTGCAAGATCAAGTCCTTTACACAAATCCATTAAGTTCTTAATATCACCATCAGTCGTAAGAGTAGGGTTATTTAATTTCTTCACTGCAAGTAAAGCAAGAGCCTGTGAACTTACGCCTGACTGACTTGCTTCGTTTGCAAGCTGAATTATCTCGCCAGCAGTCGCATTTGAGAATAATTCTGTAGCATTGGTAGTATCAATCTTTGTGCCATGTAAACTAAGACCAGCCTTAACAGCTTCCTCTGTAGCTATCTTTTCTTCGCCCAAATTCTTTGCAAGAGTAGCCTCAACAACGGCGGCAGAATTGGTCACTCCCATATTATCAAGCTGTGACTCATAATATGCTCTATTTGTCTCGTTGAGATTAGACAGCACGGATTCACTATTGACGTATTCTGTGGCTAATTCATTAGCTATTTTCTGGCAGTCTTCCATTGAAGATGACGCATCGCCAAGAAGAGTAGAGAATTTTTCCCATGTGCTTAGTCCCTTGATTGTTGCGTCAAAGCCTGATAAATCATCTACGCTTACCAAACCATCAGAAGCCTTTGTACCAAGTGCATCAGTTATTGACTTGATATTTTTGGACATTGCACCAAGCTGAGAGTTTTTATCGGATAGACTATTGATATATTTAACTGCTTCTTCGGCAGAGTAACCCAGATTATCGAAATAGTTTTCTGCTCCATCTGTATCTCTGAATGTATCTATGGTTAATTCGCCCTTATCGGCAAGGGCTTGAAGATCATCTGCTACACCCTTTGTTGCATCATCTGTTGACGCTTTGAGCTGTTCCCATGCAGATGATAGGGTAGAAACACTGATTTCATTGTCAGGAACATTAGTCTCCAAATATTTCTTCTTCGCTTCAGTTGCAGTGTCACAGTTTGCGGCAACATCATTCCATCTATCAATTTCTTCTTGTGTGTTAATAGAATTTTCTTCAAAGAACGGAGTAAGGTCTTCACTGTATTTTTCTTTTGCAGACGAGATAGCATCATCATAAGATTTTTTTATTTCCTCATCGACATTTTTACCTATTTCTACTTGGAATTCAATAGGTGCTTCACCACTAAGACTATTATATACATCTTGTAATACCTTTTCAGAATTAGTAATATCCTTTGTTGAATCTTCGGCAGCTTGCTTTGTTTCTATTAATTTTTCTTTAGCTTCATCTACACCATTACCTGTTTTAAGTGCAGTGTTGTAATTATCTACTGCATCAACTAAATCATTATAAGATTTAGAAGCTTTATCATTAGAAAGTATTTCTGCCTCTGCATATTTCTTAATTCTACTGTTTGCATTTGCCAATTCATCAGTATCAAATGAATCATTTAAAATATTAGATAAGGTTGTTTTTAGCGCATTTACTTCAGGATTTGATTCACCAAAATCATGATTTAAATCTTGAAGTAAATTGGATATTTGGTCGTACACTTCTTGACGAGTGCCATTTGATACAAGATCAATTTGATCTACACCATATTGACCTTTTGATTCATATTTTTTTATGCCTAAAGTGTCGTATTTTTCAAGATACTTTTGCAAATCAAAACTAGAAAATTGAGTAGAACCATATTGTAATACTTTATTGACATTAAAATCTTCAGTTACATATTTTTCGTCTGCCTTTATATCACTGTAATTTTCAGCAACATAATCACCTGCTTTTTTCTTAGATAAAATACCTAACTTTTCGATTTGTTCATCATATTTTCCATTAACTAAATCAATTTGTGTAGCTTCTTCACCATATTTTTCATATAATTGATCTTGAATGTCTAATAATTGCTCTTTGATAGATTTTACTTCACTTGTAGACAATGAGGTGTTATCTAACTTTTCTGAAAGTTCTTTATATTTTGAAATACTGTCATCTATATTTTGCTTTTCTGTTTCATAAGATGAAGTCAATTCTTCTGAGCGTTTTCTAGCATTTTCTTCAGCATGAGCTAAATCATTTAACCATGAAATTGCTTCACTAACAACCCATGATATTACCATGCTTGCAATCATATTGCCAGCCATTGATAGTGCTCTCATTCCTAATTCAGCGGCTTTTGAAGATTTTGTCAACCCATTTATAGCAACTGTACCGCCATTAGCAGCAGCGACAATATTTTGAGCCTCTTTAGAAGTATTAAGCATAGTTCTGTTAAATGCCGTTTGAGACGTAACACATTTATCAATTTCTGTATTATAAGCTTTGATTGCCGTTATATCAGCATCAGATAATAAATTCTGTCTTTTGAAAAAATCGCCATTAAATAACCCCTTAAATGGATTGTTTAATCCTATTGTATTATTACCAAAATCATCTGTCTTTGTTTTGACTATCATACTATATTTTTACAAGTTGTTTGAACACTTGCCATTATTTAAAAATGAGAGTATTATACAATAGGAGAGGTGGTATATTATGATCAAAATATTAAAAAAATATAAAATTTACTTATCATGTCTTGGTATATTATTAATTGTAGGAATTAGTTTTATATTATATAATTATTATCAAGAAAAAACAGAACAAGAACAAAAACAAAAAATTGAAAAATACATTGATTCTATGGTTGAATCGGAAAATAATATAAATACAAAATTAAACTTAATAAAAAATGGTTCAATGGCTACACTCGGTGATTATGATTATGTAGAAGAACAAATAAAAAATATATGGAATTCCTATGCATGTCTATATTCGTTTCAAACAAAGCAAGGTGAATATTTAGATGAGTATACAAAATCACAAACGAACTATGATACTTATATAGATTATTATAACTATTTAAACAACAAATATGATGCCAACGATTATAAAAACTATAATAAGACTGCTAGAAAACTTATTGATTCGGCAAAATCAAAAAGGTAGGTATTCCATTATGAAAAACACTCAGAACATCGCATCACTAATAGCCAAACTTGAATATGAAGTTGGGAGAGAGTGTTACAATCCAAATTCATATGATGGATATACAGGAATCGAGGGTCTTGGATATAGATATCCTGTAAAATTATATCAAAATGAAAATATGAGAACATATCGTGGTTCGATTACTTCAATTTCTCCATCAGAAGTTCATACTATGAAGTATGTATTCGGGTCTAATCATTTATTCATCGGCAAAGGTATATATAATATACTTAATGAACTGGAAAAGAGATATGGATTAGATTTTGATAAAATGGAAGAGGAATTGGGTAAATCAGAATAGCAGTAAAAGTAAACATATGTTCTGACTATAATTATCAATAACCAAATGGTAAAATATTCCATATAAAACATGACGACAAAAGAGGAGGTATAAATTATGGACAAATCAAACGACCAGTTCCCCATCTTAAAACCTGAAACGAATGAAATTCTTTTATCACGTTGTAGGTTTGTTGAAGTTAAACAACGACATACTATTATGACAATTAATATAAAGGGAAAGATAAAAATCGATACAGATTCTCAAACAATCTATTATCACATGTAATGAAGAGGAGTGGTAATACCATGGATAAAATTCAAAGCAAGAACTTGAATGATAAACCCATTGTAGTCAAATCAGACGTATATAAAGAAAAAAGCAAAGAAAATGTAGACGGAGAGAATGTGTATGTATATACAAGCCTCAAAAGAAGCGTTGCGAAATTAAGAATAAAAGAAAAGACCATTTATAAGATTAAAAGTGTATTATGTCTAATACTTGGTATCGTGCTGGCGATGTATTTTTATATAAAACCACAGAATATTAAGACATTTATTAGTTCACTGAAAATTATGAGCTCAAATTTAATAGATACTATATTATTATGTGTACCTATGTGCCGTGAAAGTTATATTTTTAATTATAAATATAATTATTCTCTTATCTTAATTTATTTTTTATGTATCTTATCCTCATTTTTTATAACTATTTTAAATGAATTAGATAAGCATTATATTTTCTGGGCAATAGTTTTTATTATAGGAGGAGTAAATATAGAATATTTGATTGTACCACACCTGGCGAATCAAGGATCATTATTCTGGATAATTTCAACATTTTCAATTTTAGGGTTTACATTAGCCCTTTATTTTGTTCTTTTTATGATTATAACAATATTCCAAAAAATAGTAGATACAATAAAGTGATAATAGAAGAGAGTAGTAAGAAATTACTGCTCTTTTTTGTTTATGCAAAAATAATACAGAGTCATATTGCTATGGCTCTGTATTACCTCATGTGTTAAACGCATGTCAAAAGACAATTGTTTAAGTACTCCTAGTGCAACATATCTATCAGCTAATGGACACCCATTTCTGTTTGATATGGTACAAGACAAAGCTAATGGACACCCATTTCCTTGTTTGTATAGAAGATTATATCAAATATTAAGTTTATTGTCAATATTAAAATAATTTTACTAACCCATACGAGTTAATATCTTCTTTATACCCATCATATATTTTCGTTTCTAAAATATCCCACATAAAATGTCGAATTTTATATCCATTAATATGCCTTACACAATTATACGCAACCATATCTGCTATTTGTAGACCGATACTGTTTTCTTCTTTTACAGTAAAACTTGTTGTCGTTATATACTTATCAATTGCCTCTGGGACATAAATATTAGTACCATTTTGTAGAATATTAAAATAATGTTTTTGTATTTTCTTATTCTGTGTTTCTTCTCTTGATTCAAATACTATACTTCCACGAGTTTTATTTTTCGTCAAAAAGTGTATATAACTATTTATTACAGAAGAAAAAAGTATCTCATATATATCATGAGAAAACTCAGGATATTCATTATGATATTCTTTTACGTTAGTATATGCAGTTATTACTTTAAATTCTGCTTTATCAACGTTTTTTCTTAATGAATCCCAAAATTTAGTATTCATCTCGGCATTTGAGCATAGAAATTTAAAACCATTCTGCTTTTTAAGAATATCAGTATAATGAAATACAATATTAGAATTCCCTAAAATAGATTTCGTATCCTGTATAGATGGTATCAAAACCTTTTTATAATCATTTCTTGATATTATAATACCTCCAAGTAATAAATATGGATTTGTTCTTGTTACTGAACTTTCGTCCAAAAATAATATATAATCTGAATTTGTCATATCATTCCCCAATCATTAGTATTTAATATTACCATTATATACCAATAATCGACAGAATACTATCAGAACATATGTTTTATAGATATATTTCCAGTAATATTGTATAATAAACTATATATTTTACAATTCACAAAATCAGCAGGAGAGGAGAGTACCATATGACGAAAAATTACAAATTACATTACCACCCAAACTTAAACTTAGAAAAAGAAACAACTATTGAATTAAAATCAGTAGAAGAAGTGAGAATATGTCCTCATTGCGGCATAGCTACAAGCCCTACATTTATTGATGGATATCTTATTGGGGATAACAATAGCTATATACCACCAACCGCTTATATAATATTCCATTGCCCAAGTTGCAGCAAACTATATATCGCAAAATATTACATACCACATAACTACTATATAACAAACGACATGATGCCATATGATTTTACGCCCATATTCCCATCATGCACATATCCAGGAAAACACATATTACCAGAATTCACTGAAAATATAAAACAATTGTCACCTATGTTTGTAGAAACATATAGACAAGCTTGCTATGCAGAAGAAAATGAAGACACAATTGGGTTAGCTGGGTTAGGTTATAGAAAAGCAATTGAATTCTTAATCAAAGATTATCTTATTAAGGTAGATTCAGATAATAAGGATAAAATTATTAAAATGCAACTAGGAAAGTGCATTGATAAATTAGATGAAGATATTCAAGATATCGCAAAAGCGGCTACGTGGTTAGGTAATGATGAAGTTCATTATTTTAAGAAACATAGAGATTATGGTATTGATGACATGAAAGACTTTATACAATGCTTGGTAGCAGATATAGAAAGATATTATGTTAAATTGAAAGCAAGAGAGTTCGTCAATGCGAATGATAATGCTACAAAATAGCATAATAAAAGACACCTTAATTGGTGTCTTTAAATTTCATATATTCACTTTCAAGTTTTTTGAAATCACAACATGTATAATTTAATCTATGATTCTTATTACATCCAATTTTATATACAGCATTTGCTTTTTCGTATATATCAGTTTTATTATTTTTACAATAATCATACTCGACTTTAAGCAGATCTGCATACTTTTTATCACGTTTTGAAATTTCAGAAAACTTTAATTCTGTTAATACTTCGTCATATGCTGGAATCATAAATGAAAATCTAATAGAAGATATTGGAACAGATTCATTATATATCAATAAACTTGTTTGATATTTCTTTGTTGTGTGAGATATTGGTGCATAATAATCAACTCCATTAATATTAAGCACAACTCCACAAACAAATTTATTATTTGTACTATAATGAATATTGGGTACTTGTTCATCTATTGTTTGCAAGTATCTTACATAATCCTCATTTATATCATAGAATTTCAGCATATTTCTCCTTATGTATGATAAATGGGACGAAGATTTTATCTCCGTCCCTGCATTAAATTTTCGCTCTTTCGGTGGCGAAACACCTAGCATTAAATCCTTCAGTTACGGTTGAAGCATACCTAGCATTAAATCCCAACTTGCGGTGTTGGCAACCTTGCATTAACGAAATCATTTGATTTCTTACTTATATTATATATTGTAACACATAAAAAATGTCACCAAAAAGAAGATGAAATTTTGTACATAATTACTTAATTCAACTCATTAACAATGGCTCTCCAATATTGGAATCTACCATCCACATTTTCAGCACTTGTCGTTCCTTGCTGGACAAAGAGCTTATACTCCTCATTGTCGTCATAAGTATTTAAAAATTCTGTTATCTTATCCACCAATGCCCCGAATGATTTCTTGTTCTTAACAATCTTATAACAAGCATATAAAATCTGCGGAAGGGAAGTTACAGGAATATCTAAATCTTCAAATGAAGCATCCAATTTATTCATAGCTTCCTCAAGAGTATCTTTCACATTAAGATACTGATCTGCATATTCTATAACAAAATTATCTATATCATTAGCACGGAATGAAGTAAACTGATGCTCCTGATTTGTTGCGATGAGCATAATAGTCTGGATTATAACATCTCTGTCAGTACCATTCTTTCTCTGATTAGGACTCATAAGTTTATCCATTAGAGGATTAACTGAGAGAGAGTAGACCATATCGCTGAATTCATCAGAACATTTGCATACTCTTAATAATTTTGCTCCAAGTTTCTTTCCACTATTCTGACGCTCAAACATCATTTTCACATCATCGTCTGTATAATCAGATAATATACAAAAATCTAATGTGTCAACTAGGAGGGCTTCCTTTACAATGTCATCAAGTTTACTAAATCTTTTCTTAGCTATTTCAAATTCCTTTTCAATCTCTTCACCATTTTCCTTATATCTAATAACTACATTAGGAGTATATTTATTAAGGGCAAATTCATCATTGATATACTGAATACAAGTAGAAACTCTCTGAGATCCATCAAGAGTAGCCATTACATTATTTTCTTCTACAAGATAAATAGGATTAACAGGAATACCCATTAACAGGCTGTGAATCAGAAGACTCTTCATTTGAGTAGACCACTGATTAATTGGTCGCTGTAACTTATGACTGAAACTAATATTGCCTTTCTTATATTGACTGTTTATCCATGATAATGTTTTAGGTTTTGTAGTGTTCTGCATTTAATTACCTCCAAAATTAAAATTTTTGATTTGTTGCTTTTTCAAAAATATCACATTTTGAAGTAATTGTAAATAAACAGGAGATTTTTTTTTTACAAAAATGCGAAAAACACATATGGTATAGAATGTATGTTCTGGATTTATATATTTGGATAAATATGGTAAGCTGATACTAAGCAAACTGTATCTGAGCCATCGTATCTCAGATCATCGCAAGACAGAATGCTCGGTATTATACCATACGAAGTGCCATAATTGTAGTTGGCACAAGTTCTTTGGAAAAGTAAATATCTAGCCCTTTCTGGGCAAATACATTTCCCAACTTTTATATATTACTACAAAGAAGGGAGGGTAGAATTGTTCGACATTTTAACGAACGTAATTAGAGTCTTAGGCTATGCAGGTATATGCTATTTAGGATATTTGGGTTTAAAATTAGTTGTCACAATACTGATTTGCAAACACCCAGAATTATCTGAAAAGAAAGTTCAATACATTACTCGCATGGTCACAAAAGACAAACATCAATCTAAATAATTCTATTTTTGTATTCCATATTTATTTTTCTCCTTTTAAATCGGGGAGGGTAGTTGCAATGGCTACCCTTCTTTTATACTTTACATCCAGTTGGCTTAAATGTCGTCTATACATTTATTCTCCCTTAATCAAATAATAATATAGTATTTTTGATTTTTTGGAAGAAATATGCATCAAATTATTTTTTCTACTATCCTTTATTGCCTATATATTATATAATTATAATACAATACATAATTATTAGTTCATTATAGTCGCTTCCCTAATAACCGGGCTCGCTACCTATAATAAAAAATAATCATATGTCATTGGAGGTGACTATGATGGACATAATAAAAAGTATTGTTGAGTGTGATTCTTTATATGGTGTAATCGCTCTTTTTATTCTATGCACTCTACTTGGGTTTGTATCATGGCTTTGTTATAAGGTAATAATCGAAGTCAAAAAACTAATCCAATACATAGTTAATAAAATTACAAAATATAAAGAAATTCATGCAAAAGCCCAGTACAAAGATGCTTTATTAAAAGTTGATTTAACTGAGCAAAATAAAGAAGGAATTGAGTAGAGTAATTCCTTCTTTATCCCACCTTATCGACCAAGGGATTGTTGGTTCAAACGAACGTAGAAGTAGGAGATAAGTTCCTAACTCATAAATTCATGGCTACGCTCCATGTTAGTACCGAATGGCTATTCTCATCAGTAGCATTGCATCTACTGAATCTCACCCATAGCATTACTGTGGCGGTTATTCCTTATATAAGGAAGCTTCCGACCTGACCATACGAGTTCACACATTGTCACTATAGCCTAATTTGTTACCAAAATAGGAGAGTAGTGTGAGGTTGACGTAATTCCCAGTTATGTGTTTATGTCACACAAGTCTATTCAGACGTTATAGGGTGTTTATCACCGTGTATCTCACGGATAACATACTTTAAACCTCTGTATCCAGAGTAAATTGTGTATGTTGTCGGCATATTCAAAAACTGAGGGAATACATTTTATCCCTACCGACATTTTTAAAAGATAATGCTGCTCCAATTCCTGTGAGAATAGTTGGTAACAATCCAACTGTATCTACAAAATCAGTAGCACCCTTAAGAAGTGTGGATAATAAATCAATTCCATTCTTGATAGTTTCGGAGTCGATCACTTTAAACCAAAACTCCTGGGCACGATTCTCCAACTGTGCCATTTTGCCATCAATACTATCAAGATAAGAGTTTAATTCTTTTTCCGCTGATCCCTCTGAATTTTGAGCATCTTCATACACAGAACGAAGCATATCTCCATTCTGAAGAATACTTGCGGCAATGTTGGATCTATTTTTCCCTGCGATAGTCTCCAATAAAAGATTAAGATTATTTGTTCCTAATTCTTTATCTTTTTTTACAATATTGTCATACAAATCTGCGAGTCCTTGCATAATTTCATATGTACTTTTATAATTTCCGTTAGAATCAAGAATATCAAAACCTTTTCCATCTGACGATGCAGCTTTAGTTGCATCCATGATTGTATCTCTAAGTTTAGAAACGGTAGTAATCATTCCATCTGTTTCTTCGCCTAAATCTGAAAGCTCCTGTTTAGCTTCCTCTGTACCAACCAATCTAAGAGAAATCGTCCTTAAACCTGCCCCTACCTTAGATGGATCTTGAGTTATAGCATTGCCAGCCGTAGTCAACGAAACAGCTTCATTAAGATCGTTGTTTGCAGTTACCAATGCACTTGCGGAATCTTTAAGAGCAGTTGCTAATCCATCTGTCGAGATACTATAATTGTTGCCAATATTATTGAGAACATCAATTATATCCATTTTATCAAGATCTTTATACGCCTGACTCATTGATACAAGAGACTCCGTTGCTTCGTCTATTCCTTCAAACTCTGATACATTTAAAAGAACATTGGCATCCTTTGCACTTTCCGCAGTTTGATTCATTGATTCTCCGAGACGCATCCAATCCGCTGTGGAATTTTGTATCTGTTTTGCAGTTGTACCAACCGCATCTGCCGTATCGAAAGTAGTAGCTTGATAATCTTTCAAGCTTTGAACAGTCTCATCAGATACTTTTCGCATTTCTGTAAAGGCAGTATTAAGTTCTCTTACAACATTAAAACCTTCTTTACCCAGATTAATAACATCATAAAATCCAAACATACCTGCCATCTGAGCGGCTAATTGATGGAATCCGCTATTCTTTAAAGTGTCCCACAATGTTCTGCCAGCTCGACCAGCTTCGACTTCGGCATTATAAATCTTTAAGATTTCACCATGAATCTTGTCAAGACTCATACTAGGATTACCACTTTCAATTTCTGCATAGTAAGCTTTAATCTTAGCCTTAGCCTCAGAAGACATCTTGCTGTTTTCATTAAGAAGCTTATGAATTTTATCTAATTCTTTCTGACCAGAAACAAAGTTATATCCCTTTTCAGAAGCCGACATATTAGTAACAGTAGCGATAGTATCTTTGATTTTCTTTTCATACTCGTCCAATTTAGAAATATCATCACTTGTCACCAAACTAGCATCTTTGCCTTTTAATTCATTAAGCAAAGTTTCGTACTCATGAACAGCATTCTTGACAGCCTGTACATTTTCTAAATATGTACTACTTGTCCAACCGCCATCATTGAATCTGTCAATGGTTGTTTTGTATTTATCAATCTTACTATTATAAGAATCCAAACGCTTATCATACTTATTGAGGTTTGCATTGGCATTCTGTTCTTTAGCTTGTGTATTTTCCTTAATTTTCTGAGTATTCTGTTCTAATACATTATTCTCTTCTTTAATAGCATTGATAACACCTGATGTATCAAAAGCGTCTGAGTCGCTTTTAAAATTGTTAATTGTATATCCATATTCTTCAAGAAGTTCGAATAATTGACGAACACGTTCATCAGCACCGGTTTCATCTATTCCATCTGTAGTCCATGATAAATGAAAATATTTGCCATTATGTAATGAATCAAGAATGTTTTGTAACTCATTTGCATCTGTAAATATTTTTTTAATCTCTTCTTCAAGATTTTCAAGAGATTTCACACTTGAAGATGTATCAATATCACTGTGAAATGCGTCTTTCATTCCAGATGAAATATTCGTTTCACTGGCAGGTGTGACATTCTTGATCTTCGCTAATTCAGTTTCAAGTTCCTTAACACGATTAGTAAGATCAATGACCTCCTGAATAGAAGTGTTTACATCAAGTCCATTCTTGAATACATTTGTAAAATTATTTGCAGATTTAGAAATTTCGTCAAGTTTATTAACAATAATTGTCAATTGACTAATTACTTCTGAAAGATCAGTTTTACCAAAAAGATTTTCTATCGAATTATTAGAAGTGTTTTCAGATTTGATTATATTATTCAAAGAACGCTGTGCACCAGAAACTGCTGAATAATAAGATTTTTCTATATCAGAATATAAATAATCTTTACCAAACTGTTGTTTGGACATTTCTCTCATCTCAGTAATGAAATTCTTATATGCAGCAATTTTAGCATTCATGTTATCATACTGATTAATGTCGAAATTATCAAAATAACCTTGCATATTAGAATCAAGAGTACCTGACATTTTTAGTCTGTTAAACAGATTCTCATAAGTATGTAACAATTTTGCAGTCCTTGACTGAACTTCGGCAGTCATTTTATCGTCTGAGCCAAAATCTAAATTCATATTCAAACTTAGACTAGATGTTTTCTTGGCTAACTCAGAAATAGAAGAATCTACTTTGTTAATCATAGTTAAAAGAGGTGAGAACTCGTCACCATCGCCAACATCAGATATGACTTTCCGCATTGATCCAAGATGAAATTCCATTTTCTCGAATAAATTAATAACTGTCTTGAGTTGTTTTTCATCAACTATTGAATTACTAATACCTTTTCCATTACCTAAACCAGTTCCAAATGCCTTACCAGAAGCAAGAGATTTAACAACTTCTATCAACTTATCCAAACTCTTAACAGTCTCATCTATTCCTTGATCTTTTATCTGCACAACAAATTCTTGTGAAGATAATTGCTTTCTATATTTTTGAATCACCTTTTCAAATTCTGCTTGATTCTTTGAATTAGAAAAGTCAAAATACATTTCAAGTTTATTATTTTGTAACTCTTTTTGTCCTTCGGATAACCCTTTCAATATCTGAGCAAGCAAATCAGATTTATCCAACACAATACTGGCGGTCATCGAAGCAGCTACATTATCTGGCATATCAAATACCTCCTATCTTTTTACATATTTATTTACAGTGGACTCCCAATCTTTCTTGAAACGATCTCTCGTATAAGATTCAAGACTTTCGCCCTGATTGAAATATGGATTAGTCCACGAATTTCCACTTCCAATATTTCTATTTCCAAACAGAGGGTTAGGTCTTGACCAAGCCAAAGGCAATCCATGTATTCCCTGATTCCATTGTAGATCCAGTAAGAATGAGACTGGATCAATTGAAGCACTATATTTGTTTTTCCATCTATATATAGAACTATCATTTTGTGTAGATAACCTTTCAAACTGGTTTATATCGACATATGAAGTAAAATATATGATAGCTTTACCATTTTTCTGTACAAGCTTATGTGTGTAATCTAATGAGTTTACCATTGTGCCTTGACTATCAATAAACCATTCCAAAGTAGACTTTTCTCGAATTTCTCTTTGTGCTTTATTACCAGCAGAGATATATCTATCCACGTATTTTTCTGTTAATCTATCTGCGAACTTTTTCAATTCTCTATCATTTATTTTTATTCCAGTAGCTCGAACAGCCATTTTGTATCACCTCCGTTTTGGAACATTAAAATAGGAGAGCAGTATAACCACTCTCCATAAGAAAAGCTCTATACGCTGTGACACGCATAGAGCCTATTTATTTCACAAGAAATTTGAATTTCCTATACACCTTTCAAGATGTAAATATATTCATTGTTGTGATAATATTTGTTTGCTGAGTAATTTTCAAATTCAAAATTATGATATATTGATTCACATTCGATTTCATTTTGTGTATTTCTTGGATCAACTCTCAGCTCATGTGTTCTAATAGTCTTTATTTTATTTCCTGAAATCATACAGTCATATAATAGAGGACTAAATGACAGTAAATAGATTACAATATTACTATTGGAAGTGTAAGAGACAGACTGAATTAAAGCTCCGTCAAGTTTGATAGTAACATCATTATCTAAGATGAAATCTACAGAAGTGTATTTATCAAAAATTAAAAAATCATATTTTTTATCATTTCCAATAATTTTAAATTCTCCAAGATGATTTAAATTATTCATGTTCTATACCTCTTTAAATCCACCATTTTTAGCAAATTCAACAACCTTATCTAAATCTTCCTTTGGAATCTCATCAAGTTTCTTACTTACAACTTCGACAAGCGGTGTGAGAGTAGCATTTGCCAAATCAGAAATTCTTCCAATCTGTTTGCTAATAAACGCCTGAGTAGTTGTCTCATTAAACTGAGTGTCTGACTGTTTCATTGTTAAAATGGTCTTAAACTCACTCAATTCACTCATAGGAATAAGTGGATCAGCTTTATCAGAACCAACCATTAAAACATCAAGTAAGCCAGACGATTTAAGTGCATCATATCCATTGATGAATCCTTTATCATTCTTGTCAATCTCAAGGTCGGTATATAATTCAACCACAGCACGACAAAACTGTACATACTGAGCAACAGAATTTACTCTAATCTTATCTGTTTTACGATACTTTGTTACTCCGTTATCATCATAAGATTCCTGCTCAAATGTTGTCTTATCTACAATCAACTGTGCATAAGCATCTTTTTTGATGATTGACACATATGGTGTAATTTTGATTTTACTTAATAACTGTTCTTTTAATGTGCTATTTGCTGTGTTATTATACTTTTCTACAAACTCTAAAAGTTTCATATTCCTTTTTCTCCTTTATAAACATCGCTTGACAAGGGCACACAGAGAAAAACAACTGAAAATGAGCTGCCAAGCCCTGACAAAAGAGATCGCGGCGCTGTCAGCGGAAACCATGTCCCCGGAACAGATTGAGCGGTTGTCGGTCTACCTGAACCAATGGGAAGAAATTGACTTCGAGGACAGGCGGCAGGTTGCCGACGGCCTGATCTCACAGATCCGCGCAACCGACGAACACGTTTCGATTGAGTGGAAAATTTGACTTTTACTTATCCATCGCACACGACAAAGGGCTGTGTGCCCTTGTCAAGCAATGTAAATGTGATTCATTGACAAACTTCTGAATGTCGTATGTATATCTAGTACGTTTCTTTTTACTATCTATTGGAATAGCATTATTATTTTTTAAATCATTAATATTAAATGACTTCTTATTTATATTCTCCATCATCTTTACAAAATTACAGATTTCTATAAAGAATGTGTCATTATTTCCGTTTCTAAAATTACAAATAAATCCTGCTACAAGATTATGTTCGCTTGCTTCTTGTAGAGATTTGATCTGATTATCTCTAATCATTGACAATGGAATACTCGTTCCTTGTGTCGATTTTAATTCAAGCAAATATAATGTTCTTGATTCATCGTCAAATAAAAGATAATCACAAATATTACTACTAGTAAATCTAGTATTGTCTCCGTTTCCAAATGATGCTGCATTGTCTCTAAACCGATATATCCAACATGTATCTGGAACAGAATCTTTGATCGCTTGCTCAAATCGCTTACCTTGATTCTGTGCTATTTCCTTTCACTCCTTACATAACAAAAAGAGAGATCTCCGAAGAAATCTCTCTTTCCAAAACATATTTATTTAATTTTTACATTGTTATTATCATAGGATATAATTCCCATTTACCATTAGGATATTTACCAACATTTTCACTAACAACTTCATGAACTTCGTCCAAACTACCAACATTCTTGTCAATGTGAATAACCTTTCCTCCTAAAATTGAAATCTCTTCACATATAACATTGTAATATTGCCTATCCATGTTATCCCCTCCTTATTTTGGTATGCAAAATAATTCATACATATCAACTTTAAGAGTACGAGATAGGATAATAGCATTTTTAAGAAGTATATCATTAGTGTTGTCATTTTCAATTTTACTGATAGCAGCAACAGACAAACCTGTTAACTTTGACAATTGTTGCAATGTTAATCCTCTTTGGTTGCGATAATACCAAACTTTATTTCTCATAATATTAATATGTACAAATATATTTTATTTATGTAGTATATTATAATATGAGTAATTTTTACTGTGGTAGAAATATTTAATCATCCTTAATTGGCAAACTTAACACTTCTGGTTTCAATTTTTCGTGGTAAATATCATCGCCCCCAGCGGCTTCGTAAATTTTTCCTAACTCCGTAAAAGTTTTTAATCCAGAATTATCAACATAACCTTTTTCAGAAAATTTAGTATGTAATCCATATAACTGATTTCTTAATGTCGCAACTGTACGCTCTTTATCAGCTCTTTCTTTTTCAGTTAGTTGACATTTTATATCATCTATACCCTTTGACATTTTAGATATTTCTTTGTATTGCCAATTATCGTGTTTTTCTAAAGTCATAAGTCTATTCTCAACATTTTCTTTGTCCTGCTCAGAACCAGTTTTAATTCGTCCCTTCTCCTTGAAATAAGAAATGAGATCAATTATTTCTTTAATTGCAAATAATAGTAAAAACACTGCTAGGATAACACTTATATAATTTTGATTAAATACGGCTTCTATATATTTCATTCAAGCCACCTTTCTAAGAACATAAATTCTTAAAAGTTTTCTTAACAGCTTTCGATGTTCCACAAGCTTTCTTTAATCCTTGACCAAACACACCAGGGTACTCAACACCCTTTGGATTTTTTCCTTTGAGCAAACATAATATTTCAAGTGCTGTAACCATCCATTGACATTCTGACACTTTAACATAATGCGAACCAAATGCAGCATCAGTAGCAGAACCCCAAATTCCATCTACTGCAAGACCAGCACCATAATCCTTATTAAGTCCTGTTTGGACTACCTTAACAGCAGCTTTTTTTGTCTCAGTTCCACGGATACCATCAACAATAATATTACATCCAGCAAACTTGTTCGCCTCAGTCTGTCCCTTTTTGATAATGGAGACGGTAGAAGATGTAGATGGTTTTGAAGGTGCAGGTTTAGTAGTAGATGGCTTAGTGATTGGTCTGACAATACTTGAAATACTTGATACAACACCAACCTTAGAAGCATATTTCTTCCACTGATCTTTATTAAAATATGCTTTATTGAGATCAAGATGTCCATTATAACCATTTAGTTTACCAACAGAACTATACTGTCTAATCGCACATGAGTAAGCCCCTTCATTCCAAGGAGTAGTCTGATAACCTGTTTCATTATAATCTGGATACTGGGCAATCCAAAGTGGAGCACCTACATTCTTAACATAATTCATAGCCGATTTCTGTATATAGATAAACGGCTTAATCTTAGTCTTCTTATATACATAATTACACCATTCTTTACACCAAGCATAATCATTTTTACCAAATTGAGAGTTACCGCCCGATTCCCAATCAAGAATGAATATAGCCTTACCTACATATTTCTTCGCAACTGATAGAAAACGATCTGCTTCAGCCTTAACAACACCACCATTGGCATAATGATAAAGTCCAAGGCACTTATTGAGTTTGAGAGTCTTGTCACACTGTTTTACACAACAATTACTTGTATATCCTGTACCCTCAGTTGCTTTTACAATTACAAAATCGCAAGGAACTTTGGCAAGATCAATATCTTCTTGCCATGCTGATATATCTATACCATTCATACTAGCCATAGTTATACCTCCTTGTGTTTTGCATCATAAAGTGCTGTATCTATAAGAGAATCGAGATAATCACCAAAATCCTCATTCGCTTCACTCAATACCTTATATATAATGGTTGGAAGTGCTTGAAGTATCTTAGTCTTAGCAAGCTCTCTAACTTCATTCATTTTATCCTCTGTCCATTCATCTGTACCTTTGATATCCTTGACAACAGACTCATAGACAGCCTTGACAGCCTTTTTAACCTCTTCATAGAGAATTTGACCATACTTATCTAACTTTCTTGCTTCAAGCCATCTATTCACCGATGTAAGAATTTTTGTACCGATTGGAAGTATAATAGCTGTCCATATAACACCAAGAATGGTTGTCCAGTCAAGACTACCTAATATATCCTTCATAATTCATTCTCCTTTCTAAATAAAAAAGAACGGCAAAACCGTTCTCATCATAATTACTTATTTAATTGTCTTAATATCTCCACACATCGTTTTAGATTGGAACATAAATAATCCAATTCATCTCTTGTTTCGTATCCACTAAATGTCATACGAATACCACTATGTATTAGTTTCTCATCTAATCCAATTGCTGTAAGAGTAGAAGATGGTGTTAAATCACCTGATGCACATGCAGAACCAGTTGACACCTGTATATCTGCCATATCCAGTAATATCATCAGTGATTCACCTTCAATACCATCAAAACAAACATATAAATTATGTGGTAAGCGACTATCAACGTCTGCACCTATAATATGAGAATCTACTATATTATTGATGATATAATCATGAACATAATCTCTATTCTCAGATATAACAGAAAAGTAGCTATAGTCCCCAATTGCCTTACCAAGTGCTGCAATGCCTATTACATTTTCAGTGCCACCAAATAAGCCTTGTTCCTGTGAACCATATATAAGAGGTTCAAGTTCTATGGATGGCTTCTTATATAAAACACCAGTACCTTTTAACGCTCCAAGTTTGTGTGCGGAGAAACCCAGACCATCAGCGTTCAACATTTTTACATCAACAGGGATTTGACTAATTGAACCTGTACAATCTACATAAACTATCGCATTATAAAAGTGGCATATCTCAATAATTTGTTTTACGTCTTGAATAGTTCCTATCTCAGAATTAGCATATTCTATGACTACAAGTTTCTTCATTGTATCCATAGATAGGCATTCTTTAAGATCTTGAATATCTATTTTCCCTGTGTAATCGACTCTAAGTGAGCATTTATATTTCAATGATTCCACACATTTCAATACTGATTTGTGTGAAGTAGGAGAGTATAATACTTTACATTCGTTTTTCTGAGTATAACCTTTTATAAATAGTGTGTTACTGGCTGAACCGCCTGATGTGAAAATAATATTCTCAGGATTAGCATTAATAAATTTTGCTACATTATTTCTTGCAGTTGTAATAATTTTCTTAGCTTCAACACCTGATTGATACATTGAAGATGGGTTCTGATATATGTCCAATAGTGATACTATATAATCCTCAACTTGTGGGGTTAATGGGGTAGTAGCTGCGTAGTCCAGATACATGCAATCACCTACCTAATCTAACTCATAATTACACCACTTTTTATATACTTCAGTAGTGTCTGCTTTAAGAAATACCATTGCCAAAATTACATTATTTGTTTTATCATCTATACTTGTATACATATCAACTGGATATACATTATTTTTAATATATAGTAGATACTGTTTGGGATTAACGATCCTAACTGCTTCGTGTGGAAAGTAATCTCTTGTTTTTAAATTAGTTTTTATCATTTTCCTTTCATTCCTTTATCTGTATTACCGTAAAAAAATGGGAATATAACATTTGAATAGTAATGTCATATTCCCATCAGAATTTTCTAAAATCACTATTCAAATTGCATCACCCTTTCTTTTTAGGTGAATACTTAATCTTTTCATACTTATTTATATTTTCCTTGACTAAATTGTTAGTTGTATCTGTTGGAATAGAACCCTTAGTAGGAATATCTCCAATTTTGTCTAATGTTATGTTTGCGTTTATATCAGCGATAACGTTCTGATAGCTTCCACCGAAATCATTTAGTCCAGATAAATCAAGCTTATCTAATTTGTTTTTTGCTTTATTTGCTGTAAGTTTGTGATTTGCATAAGAAGACGTTATAAGATAAATATCATGACAATTTTCACTACAGAATGTAAACATCCATGTAGGTTTATCCTTATCTTTCCCACAAACGGGGCAATACTCATATGGCTTATAACAAACAGCGCATATCTTTTCTTTACTCAAAGTAAGCCTCCTTTAAAGAAACAGAGTGGTAGAAAAAACTACCACTCTTATAGTTTATTAGATTGATATCAGATTAAGCTTCCTCTGGTTCATCAATGAAATAGATTTCTAGCATCATCTGCTCAGTTGTACATGTGTCAGTAAGGATTGAACCCTTATAATCCATAGTCTGTGAGTTGCCACCCTCAAGTGCGATTGTTACCTCTGGGCTTGGAATAAATGAAGCAATATGAATTACTACAGCACGGAAGCTTTCCTTATCACATGGATCAACTGCAAGTGCCTTAACAAATAGTTCGTGAGCTTTAGGGAACTTGTTACCAGTGATAGATACCTTCGCACCACTCTTAACCTTTTTCTTATACTTAACAAAGAACTCTGTTTCATCGTCTGCCTTTGGTGGAGTAAGTACATGTGTTGCAATACCAAACTCAGTCTTTGTAGCAGTTTCAGGGGAAGCAGCAATCTTATATTCCTTGCCAAGCGCACCATTTGCAAGACCAGATACAACTGCTGAACCATCAACATAGTCCTCTGAAAGATCAAGTGTTTCACCAGCTTTAAGAGTTGTAAGAATAGGCATTTCAATAGCATTATCACTTGTTGCAATTTCTGCATCTGTTGCAGCAATAGTTGAAACTACAGCAAGATTAAGGAATGCATTTGTTGCAGTAACATCACCCTTCTTACCTGTGTACTTTCTATATACAAGATTACCTCTTGCATCATTAACGTCTGTTGAATCAGCAGTAATATCAATATTAAAATTATTAAGCTGAGTAAGAGCATACAGTGGGACACCAGCTTTAGTAGCACCATAACCAAACTGCGCTCTATCAATAATTACGTCACCAATCTTAAATGCCATAATTTTATTTCCTCCTTAAATTATTAAAAATTTGTATAAAAAAGAACATCCAAATAGATGTTCAAATTAACTATATTTCTCTCATAAAATTAAATTGTTCTTTATCAATTTTACTTGTGTCACAGAATCCAGAATAACTTCCACCCATCAATGCATGGGTTTGCTCATATATTTGAAGTCTTTGAACTGCATCGTAAAATTGATATATTTTTACTTGTTTTAATTCTTCAAGTTTGTATTTAAAACCAGGGTGATTTGTCAATGCTGAAATAATAGGTAGAAGATTAGACTCAGAATTATCATCTGGTTTTTTCATAGATAAGTTCATTTGGTCTTCTTGTCTCATCCAATCTCTAGTAGTTCTTCCTTTTGCCTTTTCTACTTTAGGATGAATATTCATAATGGTTCTGATATACTCAGCAATTTCCATATATTCATTTTCTGACAATAGAATATTAGACTCTGGATTATATAACCCAAATTGTTCTTCTGAATTTTCATCAGTATAAGAAACAATTTTATAGTCTAGGAAATTTACATCATGAAATATCAAATGAAGTGGAGAATAGTCCTGTTCTGGAATTTGAGATAATAGATTATATACCTCTATATCTTTTACCTTGCACCAATTTTCTACACCGAGATTAAATAGCATAAGACGAATCGAAGTGGAATTGTTAATAAATGGGGAGATAGCAGTATAAAATTTTGATTCACCAATATCTAAAATATCACCTATAGTTGGTTGGGATATTTTAATTCCGTGTACATAATAATCTTCACCAAAGAAAAGTTTTAATTTATCAAAATGATATTTATCATTAGATGGTTTTTGTTTCTTTTGGTTGTCTTCAATAGTAGCGGTTTGAATTGCATCCAATGCACCAGACGATATATTAGCCATAATATCACCGCCTTAACTGATAATTGCTCAAACTTGTTTTTCCATTGGTTGTATTTACGATTCCATTAGTGTCAATAACTTGGAATACAAGAGTGCGAACAAGATAATTATTATCTGTAGTAGATTCCTTTGATGATACAAGATGTGTCTGCATCCCAAATATATTTGACCAATTAAATCGTTCTCTTATAATAGAGGCAATAAGATCATGTCTTGGAATGCCAGTTAATTTATCATCTCTGTCATTACCATGCACAAAAATAGTAAATGTAATATTCGTATACTTTAATGTATCCTGATAACGAGGCATCTCATCAAAAGATACTTGATAACAGATATAGTGTTTTGCTTCTGTCTGAGTATCAGGGATAAATAAATAAGGACGGATATTGGATGTTCCACCAAAATATCTATCCCATTCTCCAAGAGGTTCATATTCCTTTGTGTCTTCGTTCCATTCCCAATTAATATTACCATCATCATCAAAAAGTTCAGATTCTAATGACTTCTCATTGAGTGCATATAAAAGACATGGATTGAGCATAAGTGCTTTCTTAATCTTTTTCTTATACTGAATATTTTCATCATCAGGAGTAGTTCTATACGCACGAAGTTTATTTAACAAATCATTCTTTGTAATTAATTTTTCTACCATACAACATCTCCTTACTCAGTTAGTTCCAACAGTAAATTTTCAGATTCTATCGGCAAGTTATCCTTAACAATTTCACACTTAACAGACAGTATTTTGCCGATAACGGAAGTATCATTTGGAAATTTTACTTTCTTTTGGTTGTACTCTATACCAGCTCGCCATATAACTTTATCAGTCCAATCTTCATTATCAATAGAACAAGTCCATGTAAAGGTTGCATCAGTATATTCGGTTGTGATATCTTCATTGGAATCATTAAATTGATTTACTGTAAGATTTTTATAAGAACCACCAACTTTAATAGTTGAAGTAGATGCTGAAATTCTTGCTGTAATAGAAGATGGGGGAGTAGTTGGAGTAGATGGATCTATTGGGGCGATTTCTGAATCGAAATAGTTCGCATACATTTCGCCTGTTTCAAGATTGACATAATCAGTATGCTCATTCCAAAACGCTGTATATATAGTAAGCTTTTGAATACCAAATGGCATTGAATTTTCAACCTTGGTTACTGTCCATACTGTAGGATGTTCTGTTAAAGCACTTACTACAACACGCATATTTTTAGAATCTTCAGAAGTGTACCAAAACTTCTCTGTAATAGAGTTCATTGGCAACCATATCTTATCCTGATTATCAGTATGTGTAAAATATCGGTCTGTGTAAGTGCCTATAGTATAGGAATTCTGTTGTCTTAAACAACACCACATACGTCTCTTGATGCGCTTGTCATTAGATTTTTCAATCCATGTAAGTTCGTAATTTACTGGTAAAATCAGATACTTTGGAAACTGATTTGCAGGTTCATCACGACAAACAATCCACTTATGATAAATTCCTCTATCATCTGGAACGTCCACGAAAAGTCCTATTGGAAATGTTGCCCCATAGCGTTTCCTAAAATCAGTCTCATAATAATAAAGGTCATCACCTTCATTGAATCTTACAGGCTGACTTGGACGAAACATAAGATAGTATTCCACTTGGTCTTTGTCCATTGACTGATAAGATTTGATAATAAACTTTGCATCTATCTTTGTCTTATTAGTATTTTCATAAGTCATACCTTCAGCAAGTGAACGTGTAATTCCATGTTCATCTGTGAAGAAGTCATCATGAAAGTAGTCATAAATGTAACAAGTCCTTGTAGCTATGTCGTTTTCAAATGTCTGTTCCATCGCCCAATCAGACTGTTCCTTATAAATCTGACCTAAAGTTTTCGCATTATTTGTTTTGGCGTTAGCGATTCGCCTAGCTGTTTGTAGACTCGGCATCGCAACCCACCTCCTCAAACATCTGCTTAATATATCCGTGAGAATCTAAGATTGCCCTACGGAATTTTTTATAACTGAAATGGTCACTCTTGAAATTATCCATAGCACCTTGTAAAGTTGCCATAAGAGTTACCATAAGTCCGTTATCATTAAACAAGGTTTTTATTCCACCTAATTTAAACATAACATTCTCAAAGAAGACGAGAAATGCTTCATCATCTTCAAATATTTTCTCTTCAATTGTTTTGTCTTTATAGAGCAGTAGTTTGTGAATATCACCATGCATTGCACGAACTGCTTCATTGATTTGCTTGTCTGTAAAGTCACCATATATGTATTGCATATTAGGACTCCGTGTTAATATAGGAATTATACATATATCCGTAATCACGAATACGTTTATTTAATTCAATTTTCATGGAATCCAGACGATCAATCATATTTTTATGATTGTCAAGTAACTTCTTTTCTTCTTTACCGCCTATCATTACTGATGTATGCATAATAGAATCAACCTGTGGTTGTAGCCACTCAATCGTCATTCCAAGTACAAGAATTCCTACGACAAAATTCATATCAGCCGTTTCATCTACTGAATTATTCAGCGTAAAATCCAACTGTTGAATTTCATCATCGAGTGTGAGAGAAGAGAACAGTCTACGCACCCTTGGATTAGAGATTACATTGCTTAATCGCTCTGTATAAATTTCAAGCAAATCGTTTCCGTCAAGAGAGAGTTCTTTCGGATCTGAAATTCGTCCTCTTGTTCGTGAAAAAATTGTTTCATATGGAAGCGTCATTGTGAGCCTCCTTTACTACATATTCAATTTTAAAAGTAACTCTGTTCCAAAAATAGAATCAAGTTTCTGAATTCTCTTAACAGAATCAAGTGTTCCGTCATCAACCATACTTGTTGCAATAGTTTTTAATGCTTCCTGTGCTCCAATTGGAAGAGAATAGATTGCTTTTTCCATTTGCGAAGGAGTCATCTTTAAAATATCTCTTAAATCATTTGTCGAGTGAAGAGTAGAATATAAATCATCAAGTTCTGGATGTAATGCAATGAAATCTGCATCCTGCACAACAAAACGAGGTTTAAACATCATCTTGTCACCCTTCCTTGCTGCATAATCCAAATCTCTAAATTCAATTTCCTGAACGTCATCAATATCTGCAAATGTATATAAAGTATCTGATTTAAGTCCAACATAAAATAATTCTCCTGCGGTAAGAGACACACATGGAATCATTTCTGTTAGCTCAAACTTCTTTTTTTCTGATTTCTTTTCAGCCACATCAGTATTAGTATTTTCTACTGCTTTTGTGGTTGTCTTTTTTGTATATGCCATTTATTTTTTCCTTTCTATCCAATATAAAAAGAGTGGCTAGATAATCTAACCACTCAATTTTATTTATTACTCAAGAGTCCACTGACCAAAGTACTGTGGTAATACTACCTCAACACCCATTTCTCTCTGAACTTCATATTTCTGGAAGTCATCAGCGTGTTCACCCTTCTGAGTACCAGACTCATAAATCTGAGTTTCGCCCTTATCTGTAAACCACACGAACTGTTCCTGATTCTTTGCAAAGATAAGAAGTCTCTTATCGTCAATAAGTCTCTTTGTTACATCATTGAAAGCAAATCTCTGAGGAATCTCAATGAGTTCTGTTCCCTCATATGTACCAAGGCGACCTGTCTTAGCAACATCCTCCTTCTGAGATAAACTTCTCCAATCAACTTCTGTAAGACCATTAAGTTTCTTTAATGCAGTCTTTGTACCCATAATAACAACTTCTGCGCTATTGGCTGTTCCAATATCCTCAAGAAGTGTATCAAATTTGTCTTTTGTAGAAGCAGATAAAGCACCTGTTTTTACAAACTGAGAGTTGTTAGGTAACTTAGCAGCAGCTCCATAAATTCCTGTATAGCAAAGTTCCTGAACCTTATATACAAATGCTTCTGCAATCTTATCTGTCAGCTCTGTAAAATCAATACGTCCAAGTAAAATAAGATCAATATCCTTACCAATCTTTACACCATACTTCTTAGTATGAATCTTGTGTGCTGTACCTTCATTTAAGTACTGTAAAGTCAGATCATGATGGTCGCCACTGATTTCAGCAACAGCAAGCATAACCTTTTCTCTTGACCAGAACTCTTCCTCGTCACCAAGTTTAACATTTCTCATATCTACAAAATCATTAAACCACTCAGATTCCTTAAATGCTGTATCTACCTTAAAATCAATATCAGACTCAAGTAACTCATATACTTCTGTGTGATGAAGCTCTAAAGCTCTTTCACGTCTCTTGTTGGATCTAAGATCATCTTCAGTAAGGTCACATACTTCCATAATAATTTTACGGATTGCCTTGTTTGCTTCGTGCTTAGAAACCTTTCTCTGGTTTCCGTCATCATCGTACTCATAAATATCAATTCCGTGATTTAAATTGTATGTAAGCTTCTTAAAATTTTCATACTTATCAGCATCTTCAAAAACTTTTCTTAAATGTTCTGTACTAAATCTCATCATTATTCTATATCCTCCTTTCTATTACGCACCAATTTTTAATTTTCCACTAGAAATCGTTGTGATTTCAGCTCCAACTGTAGGTGAGCCATCAAAGTTGTCCTCTGTAAGCCAATAACGATCCTGTGAATGAAGCATGTATCCACGAACTGCACCGTCTGCTGGATCGTTATAGAAATTAGAAGCAAGTGCGAGTGAACGAGGACTCTCGACATTGTTGAGGGGTTTCTGATAGATAACACCAACTCCCTTTGGATCTCTAATTACAACAAGGTATCTTCCTGACGCATCCTTTATTGCGATATAAGCATCAATTTCAGTTGCAGCTTCCATCTCCCAATTATCAAGAGAAGTCATCTTACCTGGTTTGAAATGATATCCGTTAGGTGTATCTTCTGTGATCTTTACGGATAAAATGTGCTCACCATAATCCTGAGCAAGTAAATTACCAATTTCCATCTGTGGAAATTTTGTAGCAGCATATTTAATAGCCATTATGTTTTCCTCCTTAAATTTTGTTTTTTTGCAATAAAAAAAGAACGCATAAAGCGTTCTGTACGAAATGAAGTTATATTCAGTTTTTAATCAAATAAATTGCCATAGTTTTTCTTAGGCTTTGATTTCTTATTCATATTTGTAAGTATCTTAACTGAATTTGTGTTTTTCTTTGTGTCAACAGAAGAGAAGTTCGCATGTGCAGACATATAATCTGAATGCATAACCTTTACCTTTGTTTCAAAGTCTTCTACGGAATAATTATCCATAGTCTTTACTAATTCGGCAAAATCAGCATTCACATAATTTCCATCTGAATCTTTCTCTGTAAGAACAGAATAATTATCAGCATTGATAATAGCTTCTTTCTGTGCATGAAGTTCATTCTTTTCTGCTGTCTCCTTAAACTCTTTGAGTGCAGCGTAATTTGAACGCATATCCTCAATAGAAAGCTTCTCTGATTCAGTAAGTAACATAGCAAACATTTCAATTCTTTCACCAGATAATGAAATATTATCACCATCTTTTTCATAGGACTGTTTATAATACTTGTCGCTGTCCCAATCCTCCATAATGAAATAATTTTCATAAACCTGAGATACGTAACACCATTCTGAATCATTTCTGTATACAGAGCACAAATTATTTAACGCATATCTGATTTCATCAAATGAAATTTCAAATAACTTATTAAATAACTCATTTTTTGAAATATTTTTTCCTTCATCGCCATCTGGATCAGAAGCTCCTTCACCATCACCTTCTCCATCATTGGAAGGCTCACCAGATTCTCCGTTATCTGAATCGTCTCCTTCTGAATTGTTACCATCGAACATCTCAGCGAATTTTGCTTCAAGTTCCTCATCTGACATTTCTACATAGTCGAATGTTACATCTTCAGCAGTCTTACCATATTTGGCAAGTAACTCTTCAAATTTTGTCATTTTGTTATTTGTTCCTCCTTCCTTTGATTGTGTTTGAACAGGAGTCTGTTCTTTATTGAAATTAGAAAGTGTCTTGTTAAGATTTTCTAAGAGTTCAATCATTTTTTCATCTTTGTCAAATTTTATTGAATTGTTATTTACACTAAAATCTGCAATATCGGCACGAGAACCTTCCATACCTTCCTGAATTTCTGTACCATCATCATGACTTCCTAACAAAGTCGAAGCATTTACATAGAAATCGTTTAATTCGAGATACTTTTCCTTGGCGTTGTAAGAGAGTTCGTCAATGAAAAGCTCGCAACTATTTTTTGAACCTTGTTTTGCACGAATTATTTCACAAGCCTTGGTGTATTCTTCACTTATATAAGCATAAGCACATACATAATCTTTATCTAAGTTATCATCATGTTCCCAAAATGCAGGTTCAGATGAGAAAGAACCAACTTGAGATTCAATATATCTCAGTTCTTCTTTACCTTTTTCGTCTTTAACAATTTCCATCTCATGACCTTCAAAATCCCAACTGCCATCGTCAAGCTGATGGATTGCAGCCAATACAGGTCTGTCAGCAATTGTATTCATTGCTTTCTCAGCAGCATCCTTTGATACATAACTCTTGTTTCTGTTAAGTCCTGTATGAAAAATTCTGAATTTAAGACGCATCATTCCACGATGATTTTCGTCTACGGTATCGTCTATCTCAAAAGTAGTAGGCACTTTTAAAGCCAATTGATAGCCAGTATCTTTAGAACTGAATTTTGCAAATTTTTGTTCTTGGCAAAATTTTAGTAAATCATCTTCAGTTAAAATTTTCTTTTTAATAACCTTTGGCATCTACTTAGTCTTTTCCTCCTTTCTGACATAATAAAAGTCGCCCAAGGAAGACGACTAAAATGTAAGCATATTTGTATACTTCAATTTATTTATATCTATATTTTCTGAAAACCGAAGAGTATCAGTATTCAAAAATACATAAATACCATTAGAATTTTGCACCTGTTGATATCCTAATTGGGATAGGAGAGTAGCAGTAGGTGCATCTTGTGTCTGTATAAATTTTTGATTCATTCCACCAACTCCTATTTATCATTTAAATTCTCGTCTCTTGTGCGAAGTCCAGCATCTGTAAGTTCCGAATCATCCTTCTCTTGACCACCGCCTTTATTATTGCCTGTCTGAGTATAAGTGCTAGATAGCGGTTTGAATTTTGAACTAAGCTGCAAACAGTCTTCTTCCAAAAAGTTCATAGATAACGTATCTTTTTCAGATACGCCATTTAATGTGTTATAAAGAATTTTGTTTGGTAATCCATTAGTACATGATTCCAAGATTGATTTTCTAAAATCATCCTTCTGATAAATAGAAACATCAAAGAATTTAACCTTACAAGGTTCAGAAATCCAATTAGATAGAAGTCTATTAACAATAGCTTGAATCTGTGGAATAAGAGTTGAAATAGAAAATGTAGAATCTGCAAGTACGCCATATTTAAAAGCAGTGGAATTAGATGCAGAGTTTAGGTTTAATATCTGAGCACCACCAGCAGTATTTAAAATTTCCTTCGTTGCTTTTTCAACTTTTGTAATATCACCTGTCGCATCATCTGGAAAACTTATCTCATGTAATTCACCAGGAACAATAGCAGCGGAGATATAAGGCGGTAATGCTTCTTCAAGCATACGATTGAAATACTGAATCATTATATCTGGATTCACAGTCCAATCATCTACATCTTTGCCCATAGTTTTCATTTCAAGCCACACTAATTTATAAATATTAGCTGCCTGTTGAACCGCCTGATAATCAGAGGCATCCATAAGGTCAATCAATGATAAAAATATAGGTGTAAGCACGGGAACGATGGTCTCCCAGTCTTCAGACCTAAATTTAATACATACATTATATTCTTCTGGGATTAACTGATATTTTTCATTTGTACTTTGATATGTGTTCCACATACTATTGAATGGTTCTCCCCAATATTCAAGAAGCTCCTGATGGCTACGGAAATAACTCATGTCCATAGCTCCTGCAAATGAACCATCAGGAAACATACCTGCTATTTTCATATAATCAGGATCTAATGGAAGAACAAACATTCCTTGTCCCTCTGTATAATAAGCACATCCATAAAATACATCTTCTCTTAAAGTAATAGATGCAGCTTTACGGAACTCATAATTTAATCCTAGAGTGTCAACTATATCAACTGTTTCTTGATATTTTTGTAATGTGGATTGCACATCATTTTCACCTGAGATTATAAATGGGGGAACTATATTACGAATTGTAAGATCAATCTGATTTGCATAATATTTGCAAAGACGATAATAGATTTCTGAACGATAATAGAGATAACGAGATAGGCTTCGTAGATTCTTTTCATTAGAAGAAATATTCTTTATGTATGATTTTACATCTTCCTTTGAGTAATTACTAATTGATGTATATCTGGATGATTTTTGAATATCTCGAAGACTTGTAATAGCACTTGTTGCATCTTCGTAACGTTCAAGTCTACTTTTATTTTTCTCATACCATTCACGCATTTCATTTGCGGTTGGCTGTTTTGGAGTAGAAGAAGTGGTTTTCTTCTGTGAATTATTTATTTTAGCAGGTGCATTAGAATTTGCATCTACTTTCTTAGGTCTAGGCATATTTGATAATGCACCTCCTTAATTGTATTTTGCTTTACGAATTGTAAGTTTATTTATAAAACTTGTGGCATCTTCGGTTGGACGTTTTCTATTTGTAATAGCTTTTCTACGTTCACACATGAGGGCGTAAGAAGCCATACACGCCGTATACGCACGATCATCGTGGAGCTTATTGGCTTTTTCAGGCGTAAGTTCAAATGAATCTTTTCCAGAATCTCTTTTCTTACGAACCATATTTACAAGTTCTTCTTTTAAAGCATCAATGTTAGCAAGAGCAATTTCATCCTGCCAATCAAGTTTTATAGTTTTTGTATTAACGGATTCAATTTTCTCTAATTCTTCATTGAGTTTAGTTTCAAATTCCTTTTCATTAACTTTTTGTTTTCTGAGTTCAGCAGAAATTCGTTCTTTTTCTTTAGCCAATTTTTTCTCATCAACATCAAAAACAGTGAGATAGCCTTTATGGTCATATTGTGCTGTAAAACTGATTTTATCCTGATTCATCAATTCTATCATTGCTTCATACATTTCAGATTTGTAACCAGCAGGGGACATAAGATGTACTTTGTCTACTGCATTTGGAAATTTCTTAACATAATCGGCAGAGTATTCTTTATCTATTAAGCCTCTATGAACAATGCCAGCAGAGTCTGTCCAATCTGGCATTAAATAATCAGCTATATTAACACCAGATCCACCGCTACCTGCATCAATGTATACACCAACAATATTTCCATATGCGTCAGCTCCACCGTTATAATCAAGAATTACTTTTTTTAAATATTCAATCTGATCTGGTGTCTGCATAGGAGATTTGATTTTTTTACCAACATCAATAAGATTAATACAGTTTACCAATCTCATTCTTGTATCAATACTTCCGTCTACCTGTTCATATTCATAAATTTCACCAACAAGAATTACTGAATTATCTCGACTTCTAGCAGGATCATATGTGATGACGAATTTTTTATCACCTGTATCATTGTAAAGAAGAGGTTTTCTTGTTTCTTCGTTTCGTGTAATAACACCTCTACGAATAATTGCATCAGTGCCAGCATCTGTAGTAAAAATACAATAATACTCACGTCTTGCTTTTTCTGGGTTTGTTCTCATTTCCGATTCAACAGTATTTCGAGATAGAAGAGGGGTGACTAATTCTCCCCTAAGAGTTGGTTTAAATGCTTGTTCGCAATCTATATGTAAAACACAATAATCTGGATTTCCCATAATTTGCTGTTTAGAAAAGTCACGATACAGTCTCCAAAATTGAGTATCAGTTGAAGAAGCTGAACTTATATAATATTTCTGATACGACAAATCTCGTGGTAAGCACCTTTGACGAATAGGATCAATTGAATTACCATCTACATCTTTACCTGTTTTTAAACTTTTATTTACAACAGCGAATGCACCATATACATTCATCATTTCATCAGACAAGAAACCACTTTCGTCAAAAATTACTGTGCCCCGCATACCTCTTTTGGCATCTATATTTCCGTTCAATGTCCTAGTCATAGATCCGTTATAACATGAATAGGAAAAACCATTGGACGAGTGTGAAAATCCATCACCTGCTGCATTTTTAATTTCAATCTCGTTCTTGAATAAAGAACCGGTTGAACCGTAAAATGTATCAATGTTATCATTGGCAAGTCGTTCCAAAGTAGTAAAAGTTTGTTCAGCCTGACCGCCTGTACCACTTGCAATGTATGTCCATACATTACAAAAACACATATCTTTTGACATTATCTCAAGGTCAATAACTGTACTTTTACCATATCCACGAGTACATACAGCAAGTACATTTGGACAAACCCAACTTCTTTGTACAAGAAGTGCTTGTCCATCTAAAAGCTCTATATTGAAAAATAGATCTATAGCTTTTACTGGGTTGCATTGTAGATATTTTTGAATTTCAGCAATTTGAATATAAGACTCAATTTTACGAGATGATATAGAATAACCATGTGGTTTTACGTATATTCCATATTGATTATAAAAATCTTTATCATAATCAAGAATTTCATTCTGATAATAATTCATAATCATTTGCTTATTCTGATTCATTTTCAGTAACCTCCTTTGTTTCATCGTCAGGAGACTCTTCAACTTCATCAAACTCTGCAAAGACAGAATATACATCTTTTAAATCTTTTAACTGTTCTTCATTTAATAGATTGTTTTCTTTTAATGTATCTCTTAAATCAAGATTTTCTCTTAATAGTATTCTGTTAATTTCTTGGTAAGCATCCTTTTCTTTTCGAAGACCAGTGTTAACGATACGCATTTCAGAAACCATATCTGACCACTCAGATTCATCAAGTGCCAACTGTTTCATAATAGAAGCATCACTGATTTCCTGAACCTGTTGCATACCTCTACATGTATCAATATCAAAACCATTGACCTCACCACTTCGCAGATTAAGACTCTTAATTTTCTTGATTTTTCCAGTCCATGTATTTTCACCCTTTTTAGCATTTTTGTTATGTTTTAATGAAATACAACTGTCTTGTGCAAGACTTGTAATAACCGAAGTAATTTTACCTTTGCTTTCTTGTAGAGATTTAATTGTTGCAGAATTGCGTTCAATATTTGAAATATCACACATCAACTTTGATATGGTATCATCAATTTTAGATTGTTGTAAAAATCCACGAACAATAGAAATAGCAGAAGAAGTACGCATCATATCTTCATTTGCGTCTTCACTAGAATCTAATAATCCTAATAATTGAGAATATAAGAATGGCTGGTCTATGATATCTTCTTTTTCAAATGGATCATAGCTCAACAGTCGAATAACATCATTCTTATTTTTTAAAAAACTATCATATGTATCCAACCCTGCATGTGATTCAATAAGTTCTTCCTCAGTCGTAAGTTCTTTTACTGATTCATTTTCAGTTTTATCCTTAACAAAATGGTCTGAATCAAAGTATGTTAGTCCTATATAATTTGGCATAGCAATCTGACGAGCATATGCAGTCCATACGTTAGATTTAACTTTTCCAGATGCAAGATTTTCAACTTCTTGAATACTTGAATCCCATACTTTTTCGAGAAAAGGTTTTCCCAAATATCTAAGAGCAAGTTGTACTGATTCTCTCGTAGGTTCTTGGTCAACACCATTTGTAGTTCTTAATGCTATTTTTTTAGCACAATCTTTACAAATTGGAGTAAGACCACTTTTACTCATAGGATCTGTACTTACATAAAATTTATCTTTAGCTTTATGAGTATCACACATGTAACACCAAGCCCCTTCTTTGAGGGATTTGATTTTTTCTTCTTGTGTTTCAACTTTCTTCTTTAATTGTGCAGCCGTTAATTTTGGGGGCTGTGTCTCTTTTGTCGTAGCCAAACTAACGACCACCTCCTTTTATTCCAACATAAAAAGAAGCCACTTCATACGAAATGACTTCTCAAACTTTCCAATATTAATTTCCAATGAAAGTGCAATTTATCCCTTATTCTCAAGATTCTGTTTCAGTTCATCAAGTTCTTTCTTAATATCAGCCAAAGAAACAGTTACATTATTCTCATAATCAACAATTTGTACATCAGTTGTAGCCATTACTTTACCATTTTTATTAACCACTTTTTGTCCACTAGACGACACAGTTATATCATTATTGGTTACTGTTGTAGTTCCACCTTCACCAGTTAAGGTAATATCTCCTGAATAAGTTGTTTTCTTTCTTTCACTTGTTATCTCAAACCTATTACCAAATATTTGTATTTGATGGTAAGTATTCTGAACTAACCGAAGGAAGAAATTTGTATTCTCCTTTGTTGTACCTTCTTCAACAGTATACATATTGATAGAGTTGTTATCTTTATCAAGAATAATTTTACCGTCTATCTGAGCAGAAACCTTATTTATTTTATCAGAAATTTTCTTATCATTACGAAGTAAAAGAGTAGTGAGCTTTTGTAATCTATCCTTAATCATTTTCAGTACCTCCATAAACCTCTTTGTAAGATGTATTATATATAACATCTATATCATCGTCTGATAATTCACTACTATTAATTTCTTCACCAATAGAAACTAATATGTCATAGGTTAAATCTGATACTATCATTATATTTTTATATCCAACTTCCTTATCTAATTCCTTGATTTTTATTTTTAGTTCATCGAGATCCGAGGTTTCAAAAATAACTACATTACCAGATTCATCAACAATACTAAATATTTCGTAAAAATCCTTATTAAGTACAGATGTGTACTTTGTTAATATCTTATATTTCATTTTGTTCCTCCAAATTTTAGTACAGGTAGTGAGACTTGAACTCACACGGTATTATTACCAGAGAATTTTAAGTCCTCTGTGTCTGCCTATTCCACCATACCTGCTTATCTTATGTCTTTCTCAACAAACTAAGGCAATTATAATGATCTGTAGGAGATTTGAACTCCTGTTGCCGCCGTGAAAGGACGGTGTCCTAGACCGCTAGACGAACAGACCTAATGTGGGTATCTCACCCACTAGATCAGCATAAAGCACTAACTAGATGATATTGGACTGTACATATCCAGTTTTTCAGAACTTAGTCGTTTATCAGCAACCCGATTCATGCTTCCATGCACTTGTTTTTCTTGCTAACCAACGCACAAGAAGAGTAAGTGATAACTCGTACCAACCAAACTACATTGCGCTTATGTATTGATACTCCATTAATTTATCCAGTTGCAACGCCACAGCGGAATCGAACCGAAATCTTCTCTGATATAAGATGCATGTTCCAATCATACTGATGACCTGGATAATATATTATTCTCCCATTCCTAACTCGTGTGTATTACACGTCAAATACATGATATGTATATGAGTAACCATTTATTTTAATAATTCTCATTAACGCAGAGAAGCACGAACATTTTCTCACTTCTAAGGCTAAGAGCCACCGATAATCCTAGATGTCGGTAGAAAAGAAGTAGGTCTTACAATGCTACATGAATAGCAAATGCCAAGATATTTATTATCACACTTATATTTTAGCAGTGAACGCATAGCTTTCTTTTATACTCTGATTCGCTTCCGAGTTTGCAACGCCAATGAGTAGTAGCGAAGGTGCTTTTAGAGTAGCAACTAACTCAATATTTTTATCTCGTGCTTTTATATACAGCCTTACGAGTGGCTGTTACTCACTTATATTATTCTCTGTTTGGTTGCCCATTTAAAGGTTTTTTATTTTGGATTGTTTTGACAGAAACTGTCATATGAGATATAATAGAAAAGACAAGCAAATTCCCAACATTTTGATTTTGGCTAGATTGAGATGGTTAGGCGGTTTTGAGTTATCCCAGGAACAGTGATGATCCTGTTTATATAAATCCTTTCAGGGAAATAATGAGAAAGGAGGATGACATAATAGATATTTTTGTTGCATTAATTGTCGGAACAGTAGGTAGTATCATTGCTACATACTTAGTAAGACTTATAGATAAATTGATACACAAAAATGACCGCCACTCGCCAAAGCACGGTCATTAATGTGTTAAGTATTTTATTTTTATATTTAGCCATTTTTGATTATTGGCTCAAACCGTTTAACGGGATTTGCTTGTTTCTTTTGACTTGTATTGTAACACATAAAATTGTGTGATGCAAGAGGGAATTAGACGAAGTATTAGATGAAAGTTTCATCGGGATTGCTTACAAATCAGAAAGTGATTTTTGTTCTACCTGTTTTATTTCTCCATCAGCAAAATATTTTGCAAATTGCTCATCTGCATCAATATCCTTGTACACTGATACCATATCTAGCGAACTCCAACCGACTAGCATTTGAATTACATCATCAGGAAGACCGCTTCGAGAACAAGAAGTTGTAAAGAAATGACGAAGGCTGTGAAAATAGAAGTCTTCTCCTAAATGTTTACTGAATGTATCAGCCCAACTATCAAGTGTCCCTGAATCCATAGGTTCATCTATATATTCTCCATTTACTTTCTTTGGAAATAACCATTCAGATTCAATTCCGTGTTCTTTCCTATAATTCATCCACAAATCAAAATATGGCTTAAATGGCTTTGCAAGTGTATATACCGTCAACATTTTGCCCCTAGAGCCTCTTCCCTTTGTTTGGATCTTTTCAGGTGTTTTATATAAAGAACCATATATAATATTTTCATCATCAAAATAGGATACTTTAAATCGTGGCAATTCACTCTTACGTCTACCACTAAATGCAGCTAATGCTAAAATACAAGCCTTGTCATATTTACCTTTCTCAACCCAATAATCAAGCATATTCTGCACCTGTTCATCAGATAATACAGTTTTGGTAAATACTTTCTCATTTGCAGGATTTTCAATTTTGCGTATAATTGGTTTAAAATTCTCATACTCATCATCCAATATAGCTTCAACATAATTTGAAAGCGATGAGAGAGTAGATTTTACTCTACGCATTCTAGCTGGCGACCACTTATATTCAGTAAGACAAAAGCTCTGATAACGAGCAATATCTCTCTTAGACAAATCAATAAAAAATTTATTGTCACAATGCTGAAGTAAATAAACCCAGAAAATGTAAAGGTCACGTCTATAAGCATTGATTGTATTTGGAGATCTATCAACTGAACGAAGATAGTCCAAAAAATCATTTCCTAATTCTATATTTTCTTTATTACACTGAGCCAATAACTCATCAGTAACAATATTGTTATGCTGTATTTTTCTACCCATTAAATCTCACTTCCTTTCAAACAAAAAAGAAGTGAGATAGTAGTAAACACTAAACCACTTCTTTCAAATATTTATTCGATATATATTTTATATATTTCTTCATTAAATAAGGATAGCGGCAACATATCACCTATTGCCGAGCATTCATGGTATATTTATTGTCCCCCACTAGGGAAAGAGGTGCTATCCGTATCCTCTTAATGGGCAGAGATGGATTCGAACCACCGATGTTTCTAGCGTAAAGAGTTTACAGCTCTTTGCCTTCGCCACTAGGCTACCTGCCCATAATAAAAGAGTGCGCAGCGACAACTACACACTCAAAATAAGACAAAAATGGCAAATTACCCTACTTAAAGGCACTTACAAGTCACAATTGTCTGATTATTTCAAACTACTCTAAAATGAATAATTTACCCATTAAAAACGTATCAAACTATTCACATCTGAATACTTTGACTAAACATTAAACGCTTTCAGGATCTTCTTAATATCCTTATCACTCAGATCCTCAGTTGTATAATATGAATAACTCACATAAGAACCATCGTTAACCTTACTTGCTGTGAATCCATGTATATAATCATCATCAAGCTTGTACATATTATAATCATGACTTATACAGTTCTCACAATCACCGTCACAATCGCAATCATCAGTTAATCCAAATAATATAACTTCCTTGTCTTCATTAATACAGTAATCTATTACATCCTGCTTTATATCTCCATCCATATTAATATAAACTATATCAACATCATTAAGAATAATTTCATCACCAATAGGGATAGCAGTAACATAACCGTCATTGTCAACATATACAAGATATTCATCTGTCTTGTACCAATCAATGAAATCAATTTTTTTAACACTTGTCTCAGGAATTTTTAACAAGATACTTGTGATATACTCAGCAAATTCCTTATTTACAATAATTCCTACGGTTTTTTCTGTACTAAATAATCTATCAAGAAAAACATCTACAATGTCCTCATATTCATCGACATTGATGATATCCATATCTTCATATTTTGTATGTTTCTTCATAAGCTCACCTCAATTAACCCAGAGTCTTAACTGCCGTAGAAACCTTAAATACAAGCTGATCTTCTGCATCTTTATGCCATGTAGAACCCTTATTATCCCCAAGCTGAACAGTACCAGACTTCTCTGCGACATGCTTTGCGGTGAAATTACCAACACCAGGAAGAGGAATCTTCTCTGTCTTGTCTTCAGTAACATTGTCAATAACACAATCTGCAAATGCTCTTAATACAGAGGTAATTTCCTTCTGAGTAAATTTCTTCTTTGGATGATTCTCATCAACATCTATATTGAAAATATCTGTAGCTCTATCTGTAACTTCTCTAATCATTACGTCTTTTGTCATAATTTTATTTCTCCTTTTTTCTCAATTAATAATAGTTTTCAACTAATTTCGGCACTTCTATAAATTTGCCGAATAACAAAAGAGGGTAGCAGCTCGATGAGTCCACTCCCTCATATGTGGCTTCATCAGCCCAAAAACCGAAGTTATTCCCATTTATTAATTGCCTGTTGGGTTCAGGTCTATTTACATCGCAGCAGTGACTCTACGATGCCATGCAAGTCAGACTACCCAAAAGTAGAAGAGTAGTCCTATGCTCACAGTCACTTGTCTCAATATTAAAAACTATGCATCTCCGTACATAGTCTACTTTGTCGTAAAATTAGTGTTTTTAACTAATAAAATCTAATGGAATATTATATGTTGCTTCTCTGCCATACACATCATTAAATATCATTAATGTTTGCCCTGGACGAGAATACAATCTACTATCATTTGAATAGTCGTCTGCACCACATAATGACCTAATCAATATGCTTTCAATATCAAATCGCTCAAACTCTTCAAGATGATGTTTGTCACCTGATACCGTATAATCAATTGTTTCACCAAATTTACGAGAGAAGATCGTATTAAGTGTAACTCCGATATCTTTGAAGTTCTTTTCCAAGTCACCGTGTACGCAACAGATATTTTTTCCAAGTACATTCAATTTTGTGAATTCCTTATATTCAGAATATAAGATCTCTACCTTTGAATTGTTTTGTAAACGCTGTTCAATCCACCAAGGGATGATTTTTTCCATATTATCTGAATGAATGGATTCACTTTTATTTTGTATAGTTCTCATATGATTACCATAACAAGAATGCAAAACCACATGATTTACTTCGTTAGATAAATCATTGATTGCTTCAGCCATAATTTCAGCAACATGCATCAACTGATCGCAAGCTTTTTCTTCAGATGCAATTCTACAAGTCGTATGAATTGCTCCATGTGATGCATCTCCAAGCATCACAATATTAAGTACATCAACATTATTTAAACGAATAAATTCTTTTGACATTTCCACAAAAGCTTTTATACGCCTCTTGCAAATATCAGTATTGTATTTGTTCCAAATATTATCCGTAACCATTCCATAGTGCCAATCAGACCAAAACATGATCGCCTCTTTATGAATATTTGGTTTAAACCATCTTTCATTGAATATCAATGGCTTTTCTTCATTTAATCTATTGGCAACATCAACAAGTCTATCCATTAAATGCTCTGAACGAGCATCAAATATAAGCTCTCTGTTATATTCTCTGCGTTGATCAGACAAACGTTTACGCTCTTTATACAGTTCATCCTTCTGGATCTGTAACTCCTTAAAATAAGAATCATCCTTGCCATCAGAATTATCCATGCTATTTTTCCACTTATAATATTCAGATACAAAAGCAGATCCTATAAGTGGTGGCTGAGACCCTTTACGAATCGTATCAGGATTAAATTCAAGTCCATACCTTGCGCAAATTTCCGACCAATCATCATCTGAAATATGTTGAACCTTATTTGAGCAATCCTGTAAAAGTTGCTCATATTTCTCTTGATTTAATCCGTATTTTGCTAATTCTTCTTCAAAATTAAACAATCAATCACCAACTCCCTACTCATCTTCAGTGATTACATCAAGATTCTCATCGGTCTTGAGCGCAACCGTAAAATCAATCACCTGATTCTTGAATGCTGCAAGAAGGTCAGATATTTTTATATCCTGTTCACTACCATTCTCGTCTTCATATGTAATAGTAGAGCAATCCTCTGAAAGTGTACCTGCCTTAATTGTTAATTTATCTGTTGTTGTTCTTGTAAACTTTAACTTACTATTTGCCATTTTCCTTTTATCTCCTTATCAACTAAAATGGGAGAGCACACTGCTCTCCTTAAATTATTTCATCTATATCACAATCTATGCCAATTATCTTATCAACTATATGGCGTTCTTTTGCTTCTTCAGAAAACATATAATATTCTCTGTCCTTGATTTCTTCAATAAAATCAGCAGTCATATCAGTGTGTTCTATCATAAACTTTGTCATACGTTCATCAAGCTTATCGTAAAACTTCTGGATATCCTTACCCTTGTTTCCGCTAGATACATAGCCTGTCTGTCCATCATGGTAGAGGACGATTGTATTTGGAAAACAGTAGCGAATATGTCCAGCAGCAAGAATATAACTAGCCATAGATGCACACTTTGCAAAACCAACTGTAACCACAGGTGTTTTTGAATATGTTATCTGACTCAATATTTGAGTACCAAGTACGCAGTCTCCACCATCACTGTTAATGTATATAAATATTTTCTTACGCTTATCTACTGGAAGATTTTTATCTTCTGAATTCCATTTGAGAATCATAAGACATACATTCTCTAATAAGTCATCAGTTATTTCCTGATTGATAATAATTCTTCTATCATTGAGATGATTCTTTATAATTTCGTTATATATGTCATCATCTTTGTTAATTTCAAATAGTAATTCTTCTATAATTGACACCTCCTATAATGGTATAATCATATCTTTCTCAGAACATTTTACCTTATAACACTTATCATTCTTAGATATTTCTTCTCGTAAATGCTCTTTCAAACAATTTTTTGCTTCTGTAGATCCATGTACCAAGATAAGCTGATTTGTATTCAAGTTACTGCCAAATTTTAATAAGTCATCAAAATTAGCATGGGAACTGAACGTGCTCATCGTTATGCAATCTGCTCTATTAGGTACAGGAACTTTATTTATATTGATTGTTTTATGGGCTTTGCCATTTTTTATTCTATATGACAAATAAGAATCATCTGTTCCTACAAATCCAGAGAAACAAATCATAGAATTGACATCACGTAAATACTTATCAAGATAAGATAATATCCTCCCATTCGTGCAAAAACCACTACTTGAGATTACAATTTTAGGTATAGAGTCATTTACCCATGCCTTCGATTCTACCTTTTCACGCACATATTTTACATTTTTCCAATTATACACTTTTGCCCATAACTCATGAAAATCTGAATCAAGAATATCTTCGTAAGCTTGGCATATATCACAAGTTAGCATCGAATCAACGACTATATCTGTTTGAAAATCTTCATTTTCTCCAAATAGGAGATATAGTGTTGTCAATAATTCCTGAGATCGTGAAAATGAAAACGCTGGAAGAATAATAGAACCTTGTCTTTCTAGTACAGTTTCTATAGCAACTCGCAAATGTTCAACATCGAATTCACGAGTTTTCTTTATAGTTCTAGTATTTAAACCGTAAGTTGACTCCATGATTGATATATCAGAAAAGGTAGCTGGGATTTCTGTATTTTCAACATAATGATTTTTAGTATTTAACGCTCCAATGTCAGAAGTATATAGAATTTTCTTTGTTTTTATTCCATCATTTAAAATAAGCTGTAACTGTGTAGCTCCTACACAATGAGAATTTTTAAACCATTGAAAACTAACCACATCATCTAATTTGTAAACATGATTATACTCATTATATACATGAATATAGTCCAGTGTTTTATACACGTCTTCTTCAGTATATAGTGGTTCGTATTCTCTATTATATCTTTTTGATAAAACTCGTGCCTCATCATTTACAATAAAAGCACAATTAAGTAATAAATATTTCGACATAACCGAAGAAGGATATGTCATAATTATTTTTCCATGAAATCCTTCTTTGATAAGACGGGGCAATAATCCGATATGATCAATGTGCGAATGTCCAACAAACACGTAATCCAGTTCATCAGGCTTAAATTTAAATTTTTCTGAATTTGCTTTATAAGCTGCCAAATATGAATTATCCTGTAATAAGCCACATTCAAGTAAAATTTGTTTATTTGCAAATCTTATATAAATCATTGATCCAGTAACACCTTTTGCATTATTACCACAAAATAAGATTCCATCATCTTTTAGTTTCGCTTTTCTTGCGATTGTAAAAACCACCTTCCTGTTTTAGTTTCATCCACAAATGAAGAAAAGTGGAAGAGTAGCGTGACTCTGACTCGAACAGACCCTTTGGGGTATGAACCCAACATGCACCTTTACACCTTACCGCAAATGGAAATACGAGATTCGAACTCGTGACCTCATGATCCCAAATCATGCGTTCTACCAAACTGAACTAATTCCCAAAGATAGCAGTAGTCGTGCCTTCAGAAAGAAAGTACAACTACCGCCAAAGAAATCATGATATGTTTTATTCTGCTTGAAAACGCCTTCACTCATCACCCATAGACATGAGTTCATATATCTTCCACAGAATTGTATATGGTACAGTTTCGCTTGCTGTACTAAAACTGGTTTGGCGCACCACATACAAGTTTTTCACATAGCGTCACAGCAATGATTTATAGCTATGTGTTAGACGTCATATACATATAGATGTAATTATTGTCCTATAGACTTAATTATTTATTCTCCGTTTATATACGAAGATATCCAATATTGCGTAAACAATATTGATAATCGAAGTTATTATTTATATATTAGAACGTAGCCACATACAAAGCCTGTGGCTCGGCTATAAAAATATGTCAAAACATGTTCCCCTATTTATATTCCGCATTGGACACAAGCGGTTATAGATACTTGTTACAAAATTTCTCACTTTCTCTATCATTTATGTACTTAACTACAAATCAAAAAAACAAGATAAAATAAGGGATTACAAGAGATAAAAACTCTTCAGTGGGGGTTGAAAATTATTTTTCCTTAAAACAATTAAGAAATGATCGTGGACTAACCTGATAAAGTATCTTCATAAGTAATGGTTTATTCTTTGAAGTCTTAGATTTTATTTTAGTTGTTTTTTCTACTAGTTTTGGAGTAATCTTAAAAGCTCTATTGATTAGCCACGACATTAATCCAGAGTAATTTGTAGAAATATAAGTCTTACTTATATTATCCAACAATTCATCAAAATCACTTCGTAACAACAAATGAGAAGAATAATCATAGATATTGTTATCAATATGATAATCTAACATACCTAACGAATAATTACTAATTAACTCTTCAACCTTTTTACATTGCTTTTTATCTTTCTCAAGTGGGTGTGAAATGAAAAATTCTGACATTGGTAAAGTAGAAGTTTTATTTCTATGTTTAGAAATATTCAAATTGTAAAGATAATTCATTGGGCAAGTAAGCTTATCATTTATATTTTCTTTATTTATATTTTTCTTTAACAATTTCCAGAAGATAGGATATTTATTCTTTTCTATATTCATATTATCTTTAATTTTTTTTATCTCTACTGCGACATCTGTATCAAATCTACGCTTACTACTATCTATAGCAACCTGCGCAAGTACGGATAAAATAGATACATAATCATCATACCTTGTCTCTTGAGGAAAAGAACTAGCGTATGTCTGAGCAATCTGTGCAAGATTACTTGATTCACCAATGTCTGTCTGACTCTTCGACAGAAGATTATCAACCAGTGCATAGTCATCCATAGTATTATTATAATGATTTGACTCTTTTGGAATATTATTAACTATAGTTGGATAATCAACATAACATTTTCTTGCGTGTTCTACTATATCAATCTGATTCGTTGTATAGCCGAAATCTGAATCCATATCCATACCATTAGCTCGATCTTGAGCATCTGTTCCAATCATATTTATTGCAATTATATTATTACTAAAATTAAAGTATTTCTCTAATCTATCATCATAATGATTATGTAAATACAACAAATTATTCTTACTGTTAAATGGACTTCTGAAGAATGCAAGATGTTCATTATTATCAAAACGTCTTGTATAACATTGAATCGTTCCATCTTCGTGATAAAATGTTGTATCATTATCCACTGAATCCTCTGTTCCCGTTGCAGCGTATAACAACATTGCAAAAGGAGATCCGACAACAGTTAAATTATCAGCATTTTGAATTATTTTTCCTGTTTTCACATTCAAGACGTAAGTTTCAATAATTTTCTTTTTTCTCTCTCTGAAATATGAACTTCGATAAAATTCTTTATTATGTTCACATAGAGCAATTAATACTTCAAAATCATTAGAAAAATTTGAATTCTTCTTTAAATATTCAAGAAAGAAATCGTTATCTGTTTTTAATCTCTCTACATATTCAACGCTTTCTTTTACAACATTCTCCATTATCTCTTCATTAAGAGAATTGACCATCTGATAACTCATTTTTTGCACATTACCAAGTTTGCTTTCGTGAGCAGTTTTTACAATGCCAAATTGACAATCATTTTTCTCTACCCAGTCACACCAATATTCATAAGGGACTGAAAATTTATTCCATTTTATTGCGTTATCTGTTGTAATAAGTTCAATATCTTTCACATAATGTTCATTTCCCCACATATCCTTAACGATAGCAGAAGAGTACCCATCACCAAAATAATCTTTGAAGAATTTTTGGATATTTGTATTAAAAGCAGCCATCTTGGTAAAATGATGTCTTAATAATATATAACCATGCCCCCATTCAGGGAAAATACTACTGTCTATCAATGCCTGACCATCAAACAATGTATTTTTTAACTGATAATTATCAATGTGATTAGCTGTGCAGTGTTTTTCATCGTCAGTTTCAATACTAATAATATTTGTTTTAAAAAATCTTTCTACGTCTTTTAAAACTAAAATATTACGTGGATTTATTCTAACCTTTCCTACAATTCCACTTGATATAAGAGGAGCATAAGCACTAAGTTCCACGATTGGAGCATTTTTTTCAGGGATTTTAATGCCCATATGTAAAAAATTAATTGCTTTATCATATAATTTATCAATGATAAACATACAAGATCCTTTTTTTGCTTTACCTGTACTTCTATAAAGCATCTTGTAATGAAGGGTTTCTCTTTTCCTTATTTCACCATTATGTTTTCTGAAAATATATTCTACATTAACTCCTTCATTATAAAATTTTGTACGAAGTTCCTCTTTGGCTAGTCCACAATACTTAAATTTATTTCTTCTTGCTATTTCTAATAGTTCAGTTATTTTATTACACTTATCCTTGGTTTTTTGAATAGCATAAGAGTCCCTTCTCGATAAAGCCCTAACATATTCTTTTCTTGAACTCAAAGCAACCTTGTATAAATGATCAAGTTCCTGTCTATATGTACGTGAACCATAATTAAATTCTAAACAAATTATATCTCTTGTAGATTTATCTTTCCATGTATCCAGTCCATTTTCCACCAAATAGTCTTTAAATAAACTGTTTACAAACAGCGCATCTTTGTACTCATAATGATCTCTAACTCCAATATTATATTCAAATAGGGTACTAGCTTCTATATTTTTTATTTTTAAACCATAATTACCTATGTCAGTTCACCTCTATTCTCTCATAAGTAGTTCATATAAATTTTCGGCAGTTTGGAGCACTATATCATTGTCATTTTCATCTTTGATTGTTCCTGCTTTCCATTTTTCACCGTAATCAAGTTCAAAGCAGAAGTAACTAATCCATTCGTCCTTGTCTTTTTCTCCCATAATAATATGTAATATATTAATTACTGTTGCCGTACAGTCTGGTTGAAATATATAACCCTCAACTCCATTTTTTCTAAAAAAATTATTAAGTCCTCTCTGATATTTAGATACCGCATGAACTTCATTAATCGCATTTATAAATTGTTCTTTACTTAACATAAAATCCTCCAAATTCTAATATTCACAATCCCTCATAATCTCAATATCTACGCCTAAAAATTTTATCAACCATTTAGGATCTTCTATCGCACATTCATAATGCACATATTTGTTACCACCAACATTCAAATATTTACCTATATATTTTTCACTATCATAAATTCCTTCTCCACATAACTCACATTTATATGCCGAGAATGGCGTTTTACAATTAGGACAACCAGAAACATGATCGTTTCCAGTTACGCCACAATATTCACAACATTCACTCATATAATTTTCTCCAATCTATTATTCTCTACTTCTTCATATGCATATCCATCATTTGTCGTATAGTATATATGTCTTATTCCTAAATCCTTAATTGCAGCCATACAACTAGGACATGGACGAGCAATTCCATATTCCTGATCACAACGAGTCCTATATACATATAACTTTACCTTTGAAAAATTTATATCCAGATGTCGGATAGAAGAGATACAATTAATCTCTGCATGAAGTTAGGATAAAAATAAGAAGTCTGTGGATGATATCTATATCTATTGTAATATTTCTGCATAGGATGTGTTTTATTTGTATTGCAAGCTATCCCAATAATATTTCCTTGATATACTGCAACACATCCCACATGAGTCCTTTTATAATCAGATATTTCCGCAGCTTGACGAGCTTTCTGGAAATATCTCATATCAGCTCTACTCAATCTACTCAATCTACTCATCCATACCACCCAGCAGATCATCGCCATAGTCAAAGCAGTCCAACTCATACTTAACCCTTTTGATATAATAATTAAATTTGCCCGCCTCAAAATTCTCGTTAATATACTTATTAAGATCATTCCTTATATTCTGTGCATCTGTCTTAATAATGATAGAAGAGTGGTCTTCCATGAGATCGAAATGATTAACCTGGTCATCTTTAATATAAAAATTCGCTGTGTACTGACCTAAAGCCTTATCCCAAAGTGCAAGTCCAATTATTGTGCAGCCATTATGTAAGTTAGTCTCTATCCCTATATTTGAAAAGTTTTCATATCTAAGCATCCTGTATATTCTCCTTTGTTTTTCTACCTTTTATATTCTCTTGACAATCCCTATCAAATTTCCAATCTGAGATGATTCTGCCAGCAATATTTCTTGTACCAACGTAATTCATATCAAAATCTGAGCTATATATCTTTCCTCCGTATGTGCTATGATCGTAATTTCCTGTGTAGTTTGTCATGTGATTTTGTTCTCCTTCTGATTCTAAAATTATTTTTGTTCATTCGCATCGCTCCTTTGTAGTGTTGCGTTTATTTGTGCCATATGTTTATTCTCTGTTTTATTTACGACTTATTACCGTTTTTGATTTCTCCAAATGAATCTACATTATAGATTTCCAACATCTTAGCAATAGCCCATTCAATTTCTTGGTCACAACCTTCTTTATTAAGGACATATATATTTGGAACATTTTGTGGTGGTTTTTTTGGATCAGGTTGGACGCTACCAACTTCTTTCTTAACGAGAAGTGGTTCTTTGTCGTCAATAGAAGATGTGAGATATTGAATACATTGATTAATTGTATCCTTTGACATAGAAAGTTCTTTTGACATAGATTCTATACTTCGCCAAAAAGCTTCTGGTTTAGTTTCAGGGTTCGTCATAGTTTCATTACCATTTTTATCTCTTTGTCGCACATAAATATATGAATTGATATATAGAAATGCCATTAAGATATTCTCTTTATTAATACTAGATTCATTCATCATAATAAAATCAAGCTGAGAAGATGTGATTTTTGAAAAATCTTTCCTAAACTCAAAGTTATCAGGAATAATCTTGATTTCAATGCCAGTATCATATCCTATAGAATCAAGGTCTTGTTTTACTTCAATCATCTTATTATTAACCATATATTCTAATACATCGAGAATTTCGTGAAATGCTTTTGGTTTATGTTTGGTTGTTTTATAGCCATAGAATTCCATTACTTTACGAATAGTAATCCAACTATAATCTTCATACGATCTGTATTTATCTATAAGTATATATGTGATATAAAATTTCCTACTAACTCCATATTTTGTTTTGATATTCCCTTGGATATAGCCATTTGGGAAACGTGTAAAATATTCTATTTTTTGTTGCAATTAAAAAATCCTCCTTTATATGTGATATTTATTTATTCTCTGTTTCTATTTAAAGAGAAACGCCTTTACGAGCGTTCAGTAAACTACACTTTTATGTATGTCCAATTTTAAAATATGAAAATTTTGACCACACTTTTATGTAGGTCAACTGAACTGAAAGAAGATATATAACATTAATAATAAGACAGACTATTTACAGCGCAATTTGTTTCACAAATTACTCTGTAAATTAAAAACGTTTATTGTATATTAGCTGAAATGTATTTTAGACCATCATGAGATATAACATACTGATAAATGTCTTTAGCTTTATTATACTTAACAACTAGAAAATATTGATTTTTCATTGCAAATTCAGTCGCTCTTGTTCTCTTATTATTATCAATAATGATTAAATTTAATTTTATAAGCATATCTCGAAAATCATTATATTTATTTTCTGGTGGCAGAATATGTTTCTCTTTAAGTCCATGCCAAACATCCTGTATTTTATTTTGATCTTCTGGTTTAATTTTATTTTCAGATAGATATTGTTGTATATGAATTTTAGATTCAGAAGTTCTTTTTCTTAATAAAAATGAATTAAAGTCATAATGACTTAATATATATTCTCGACCTTTAGAATTAATTTCTATGATTTTGCGTTCTTGAATTTTATGATATAGATAAATAGAGTAAGTGTTTTCAACTATAAAGTTTTCATATAGATTCTGATCAATTAACTCTTTTAAAATTATACTTGCAACTTGTTTTGCTTTTTCTTTTCCTTTGATTGAAGAATTAGATAATATTAAATTTTCAATTGTATCTCTTTGACAATAATTAAATCTTTTATTCGTATAATCATATACATATTTATTTTTTAAAAATTGAGACACTACAACATAATTTGCAATTTCTTCGCAGATCAATAATTTTCTTTTATTTGATAAAACATCTTCCAACGTATTTTCTATGTTATACAATTCATAATTTTCTTTTTTATATTTTTCTATATAAGCATTTTCCAACATCAATAATTTTGATTGAGTAATAGTGATACTATCTCTTTCAACTTCTTGCAGAACTTTAAATTTAAAAAATGCCTTCCCAAACTTATTGAAATCTTGTTGAAGATAATAATTGGCGTGTTGATTATTTAAAAGATCATTTTTATGGTTAATCCATCTTTTTTCAATATCAAGGCTTTCTCCAATATATAATTTATTAGTTTTTAAATTTGTTATAGAATATACTCCGATTATAATGATTCCTTCTTTCTTTTGGTTGTTTGTTATTGATTATTCATTTAACTTGTTGTATTTATCTAAATACTTATTCTCTTCTCCATTAGTTATTTTCTCTCTGATTAAGATTCACATATTTATCACTATACTCAGCATTGAAAACTGGTAATCTATCATGGTACTGTTCATATATTTCTTTACCAGACATGTGAGTTGTATATTTCCATCCATTAGGTAATTGTTTATAAATAGTTTTGTCATCTACAATACTTTTTTCTTCACTGAATCTATCACCTATCTTACTGCAAATAGAACAGTAGCTAAGTAATTGTATAGTAAGATTATCCTTTCCCATGAAAGAAAATTTATATCTGATAATACATTCTTCATATTGATGTTTGTGTTTTGATTTCTTTTTAACTTTGGATATGTTACTTCCTGTGTTTTTTCTGTACTTTGGTATTTCCTGATCAAAATTATTCATTATTATTCCTTTCTGCATAACATACTTAATATTTCATCTAATATAATTGTAGATATTGGGTAATAGGTGATCATATCTTTATTATTCTCTGTTTCAGGCACAACGAAATATAATTTATTAGCATTGTCAAATTTGTATTTTTTATATTGAGGATTTTTCTTGAATTGTACAATAACAAATTCATAAGCTTCTTTTACTGTTGTAGCATGTGCCAAGATAAAATATTTATTATGTAATATTTCTTTTTTAACGAGTGCAATTGCATATATATTTTTATTCATGAAATATTCCTTTCTGTATCTGTGGGATTAAATTAACGGAAATGACACCTATTTTTGATTTTGATTATCAGATGATAAATTGGTCGCCTGATAGGTTATCTTTCAAATTTACATCGAAAATCGTGTTGTAAGTCCAATGATTGTATGTAAGTGACATTGTGGTTAAAGTAATATCAATCAATTATCAAATTTTCCTTTCTTCTGAATATTAGAGGTTTCTTGCTTATATATTCTCTGTTTGATGATTTTTTACAGATAGAATTATGTATTTACCCAAAATTATTTTCTTGCTATGCTGCGAAAATACCGTCCCTAATCATAGGGACTATTTTTATTGTTGTATATTGAGTTTGCTATATGGGATTTGTGGAGTAAATTGATGATTTTAAGGGTGAATTTTAATTTTGATGGCTTGGTCGGTAAATTGGTAGGGTAAAGAGCTAGATTGAATTTTAGGGTTAAATTTGATGATATAGGTCGTTTGGAGAGAGGATAGTGTGATAGTTTTAATGCACCCCCTAGTAGATAGGTGTTAGCTGGTAGGACATATAGTGTAGAGTTGGATAGAAAATGCGTATCGTAAAAAGTGCTTATTAATAAGGAAGAAACTAGGATCGGTGAGTGTGGTTTTGGATGAAATTGAGTTTAGATTTTTGGAACTGTTGGGTGGTTTTTTGTTGATTTTCATGGTGTTTGACGATATGGGATACGATAAAGGGTGTTGGATGGATGAGATTGTGATTTTAGTTGATTTTGTTGGGGGATTGAGGGATTGGGGGAGATTGGATTTTGAAGTTGGTGTGTAGATGAATCAGCTTATAGGAATATTGGAAAATAGCTGATCCATTCCAGTTTTTGCTACCCCCTATACCCTTAAAGCTACGGTATTTCTACATTTTACCGTGACCGAACAAATATTCTAGTCGTGAATTGTGAATAGAACATAATCGAACATATGTTTGAAAAATTATATCGCCATTTTTGAAATTTATTATTGACAGTTAAATAACTATATGATAATATAGCTACATCAACGAAACGGTTACTTGTAAAAGTAGCAAAAATCTTTTTAAAAAATATTTTAAAAAGTAGTTGACACCAAGACTATATTATGATATAGTCAATACAACGAAACAAGAGAGAAGGTTGATAGTTGATTGAAAAGTACATAATTTACAAATTAAAAATTGTAATAGGGCTTCTGCTGAATGGTAACACTCAACAGGCTATAACAGACCTAAAGAACGTTATAGCATACTTAGAAGATTATATATCTAATAAGTAAAGCCCCATTGATAACTAGATAAATATAATCTAGTCCGTAGCAAGTCTATTATATCAATTCTGGTTATCAATTACAATCCACAAGGTCAAAACAACTGAATATTGCTGAATAGGTACAGTGTTTTAGTCCTAGACTTCAGCACTAAAGACTATAACAGGATATTCAGTTCTGATAAGGTTTCTTAAATGTTTCTTATCATACAAATTGAATAAAAGCGGTTATAAGGTTCAACCCGTAAAAACCCATGGGAACGGCTACAATTCAAAGTTGAAATACTTTGATAAAGTCCTAGGATTAACAATCCTTGCATTATTAGAATGATGTGTCCTCACCTAGCTATTTACATAGCTAGAAGGTGTCAGCATAGACACAATACCATGCGTATACTTTTAGATTATTTTCTAGGAGTGGTCAACGATAAAGTGTATTCAGGGTGTCAAGGTGAAAAACCTTGAATTAAAATAAAAGCTTCACCGAGTAACACGGCGAAAAGGTACGAAGTTGATAATCAAGCTGATAGTACCTCAAAAATAAAAACATAATAGTCATATGTTTTCAAGCGGATAAAGGGTAACACCTCCGTTTATTTTTGTTAATAGGGTAATGCTTATACTAAAAATATCTATTGAAAATATATAACTCCCTTATGAGGTTACAAAAGTTATACATAGTAAACAGGTACACAATAAAAGTGTGCCTGTCATAGTGTGCATAACACTACAACTAACAAAAATATAATCGCACCTATGCGACAAATAGGAGAAGGAGTATATTATGACAACATTATCAATCAATTTTTATGCAGATAATATAACAGATGAACTTAAGAATGAATTCACACAGGCAATAGCTCATGAATCAGCAGACATGAATATTCAGTTACTTAATGACAGCATCGCCAAACTTGAGAAGAAGATTGTCAATGAGAATGGTAACTACTCGTCAGAGGAAGTTCAGGCATTCCAGGTTCAGTTAGCTTCTGCCAAGGAATCACGGATTAAGTTTGAAGACTCACAGGCTCAGACTCTTGAAGCATACAATAAGGTTGTATCTGCTATATCTGAGAAGAACACCGACCACTTCGGCAACTCTAAGGATGTAGTACGGACAGTTCTCAGAGTGTTGGCAACATGGGACAACTCTAAGTTAGTGAAGTATGCTATCATTCCTGCATTCCAGTCACCTGCACTCTATGAAGCACTTGAAGCTATCCATGTAAATTCAAAGGCTGGTGACGATGGCAATATTGTTATGAGCAAGGAAGTAAAGGAAGCTTATAAAAAGGCTTCACAGGAGTTAGAAACAATTATCAAAACAACTTTCTCTTTGCCTTTTGAAACTCCGTATACAAGCAAAACAAGGGTTAAGCTTACAGCAGAAGATAAAAAGTTACTCAATGACTGCTATATTAAGGGCTTCAGCAACAAGTTTGATGTAGATGATGAGAAGGGAACAGTATCCTTCAAGAAACGTCAGGTCAATACACTTGTAAAGGCAAAAAAGAACCGTAAGACGGGTGAGATAACATATGATTATTCTGGACTCGCAAGCACTATTGCGAATATAGTAATTAAACACTATTTTGCATAAATAAATACACAGAAACTAGGGAGATAGAAAATCTATCTCCCTTTATTTTGAGGAGTGAGATAGTATGAAAATACGCAAAACATTATCAGCAGAGTTAGTCCATGACAAAGAGTTTGCAATGGGCTCTATTGTATTGGAACTGGATAATAAGATGATATTAGTCTGCAATGACTTCCATCATTCACGTAAACAGAAAGTAAAACTGATTGTGTGGTTGCCTAGTGAGCGTAAATGGGTAAAGGCATATGAGAAAAATTCACTCACAGAAATAATGTGGAATTATTACCATGCACATACCAACAACCGCACTCGTAAGGCATATAAGGCAAATTACGAAGATATGATGCGTCACGACAGAAAGAAAAAGTGTGGAAGTGGTGGATCTCGAATATATGATAATAGTATTACTGACTATGAATGTGCAAAAAATCCTTTGCATGATTTCAGAAGATGCTATAATTAAAATGGAGGTATAAGTATGAAAAGTGAAAACAAGAAAAAATTCAATGTTAATATTAAAGCAATCAATAAAGATTTAATAGAAATATCTGAAGGCAAATTGACTTCTGATGAACTTATTAAAATGCAATTTCAAGCTATCAGAAGCTTAATTGATGACTGCGAAAGATTGACATCGACAGATTAACTATGTTAAAATGTAGTCACTGTAAGAGAAATAGGAGGTATAATGCGTGATAGTATATAATAAACTAGGTGACTACTTAAAGTCAAAAAACATGAAATATATAGATTTGCAAAGAGAACTTGAATTAAGCCCGTCTATGACAGCTAAGTTTACAAAAAATAGAATTATATCAACAGACACCCTAAACAAAGTCTGCGAATATCTCCATGTCCAACCATCCGAGATTATGGAATGGATACCAGATGCAGAATATGAAAATCAAACCGCCGAAAAAGCAAAAATTGAAGCTCAAATAGCCGAGCTTCAAGCGAAATTAAAAAGAATGTAAGGAGGACTAACTATGCCAAAATGTATAAAAAGAGTGCATATGTCAAAGATGCCATTTGATAAATTTTCAGACAATGACGGTTTCGTTCACGCAACAGGTGACGAATGCCTGTTAGAGAACGGAGAATGGTGCGTTGAATATGAAGATGATGAGTTCGAAGACGCACCAGACTGCGAGGAGATCTGGGAAGATGATGAAGAAGAGTAACAACTAATAAATAGCACCCAAAAGCGAAAATGCAAATGGGTGCTATTTTTATACCCAAAAATCAAATAGTGTCCAGTACAAAAGGCAGAGCAAAAATACTCTGTCTTTTTTAGTGCATACTATTAGCACAAAAAAATAAAGTAAAGGAGAGTTGATTAAAATGGCAAAGGTGACAATCAAGTTAAATGGTGTCTTAATAGGCACAACAAGAATGTCTGTGGAGGATATTCGCAAAGCAGAACATGAGGGATTCACCATAGATTATGCAAAGGAGGCAAAATAATAATGGCAACACGTACACTTAAGCATGGTTATGTAATCACAACATATCCGTGTAACAACGGTTTTGTAACGGAAACCATAGACAAATTTGGAAGATCAATAAGACGTGCCTATGATTTTACAAAGGCAGATTCCGAATGGCGACATAATCAGTTTTTGTCTGCAATATGAATCTGTGTACGGATAGTGGGTTCGGTTATAACCCACATAACTACGTATGCAGATTTAAAAGGCAGACTATTTTATTCAGAAAGGAGAATAAGTAAATGACAGTAAAACGTTGGATAGATAACCGTGGACATGAAAAGTTCACAGTCAAATATGGAAATAAGATAGCCACATTTGATAGCGAATGTGAAGCTACACGTTACAGATTAGCAATAGAAAGAGAAACATTAAATATAGAAGGATTTTAGGAGGTATGCATTATGGCGACATGGGGAATAGAAATTATGCAGTTGGCAAATGATTTTTGCTTAAATACTGCAAAGGCAAAGGAAATAGTACGGAATGTAGAGAACATGTCCGTACCAAACAACGTAAACGAAGACATATGGAGATATGACAAGGCACATTCAATGATAGTACCAATGATAATGGCAATATAGGAGGCAATGCAAATGGTAGCAAATAACTATAACTATATAGAAGATGAGCAAGAGTTATATACACTCTCTGAAGCAAAGAGAGAGTTGATACGTAGAACAAAGGCAAAGAAAAATAGTAAACAATACAAGAAACGGTTATGGAAACAAAAGGCGATCGCACTTGTACTGATTGCAGTTGTAACTACGATAGGGATTATATATCAGGCATGGGCATATATGACTTTGTTTTTACCATTTCTTGTATATGTATTATGCGAAGACAGAATAATACTGAATGTATAGAAGGGAGATGATTATATGCCAAAATATATAACGTACGAAGAACCATTCAAAGGCAGAACGTTCACAAAAGAACAGATGTATGAAGTTTATAGGGATCTGGCTGATAAAACGGAATATCCAACATTCTCTTCATGGCTTGATGATATGACTAGAAGTGGAGTATTCGAAACAGTAATGTAATGCAAAGCGACTGCAAAGTGGTCGCTTTTATTATGCGCAAAAATAAGGAGGATAAAATTATGTGTAAGAGAGTTTATTTAAAGGCAAAGGAAGCAGAAATGGAAATGCAGGAAGCACGGAATGCAGAGGGATTCACAGGTAAAACAGAGAAGCTTCTAATTGCAAATATGATAAAAGCAGCTAAGAATAATTCCAGGATCGGAGATAAACTGCTCATGGTTGTTGACCCAAAGCAGATTCATATTCCAGAGTGGCAGAGAAGAATCAAGCTTGCAAGAGCTTACTCAATAGGCAATAACTACAACTCATATAAATGGGATGAGCCGAAGGTACTCTCCTACAAGGGAATCTTACTTTGTATAGATGGTCAGCACAGAATATATGGAGCGTTTAAGGCAAAGAAAGAAGATGTAGTTGTCGAAGTAATGGAATGTAGTTTGGAAGAAGCAATCGACTTATTTCTTAGTCAGGGTATTGATCGTACAAAAATGCAGCCAATGGATATATACCATGCGGCTCTTGCGGCAGGTAAGCCAGAATATACTGCTTTGCGTGATATTTGTCATAAGCATAACGTAGCAGTAAAGGGAGATGATGAAATAGAGAATACAGTTGGTGTATTGACTTCAATCTCTGACGGAATAGGGTTTACAAAGACAAAACCAGAACTTCTTGATTCTATGCTTGGTTTGCTCGGCGAACTAGGATGGAATGGATATGCAGATAGTTATAACGGGAAGGCATATACAGCAAAGATAATTCGTGCATTAAAAAGATTATATGCCTACTGTGAAGGTAGAACGAATGAAATGGAACAGGCATTGCTTACAAGATGCAAGGGAACGGAGTTCTTTGTCAATAATATTATGGATAAGACACAGGCACAGATTTTTGATTACTTATTAGATATTGTGAAGTATGAAATGGAAAACCCATTTAAGAAGGAAACTCCAAAAAGAGGAATAAAGAAAGTTAAGGCAATATAAAAGAGAATAATTAACTGAAAGGAGTGATGAATATGTCAGGACGACTACCACCAATATCATATAAAGCCTTTACAGACATTCTAAAGGCAAATGGATTTAAGCATGACCGTTCAAAAGGTGGTCATGAAGTCTGGGAGAAAACGATCACGGATAGTGTATCAATTCCTGTACATGGAGATATAAACGGAGGACTTGCACGGAGATTGATAAGAGAACACGGATTAAAGGAGTGATAAAAATACAAGGAGGTAAGGCAAATGAGAGACATAGATAGAGCAGTTGAATTATTACAGCCATTATTTAATGGATTGGCAGAAGGTAGAAATGAAACTGTGAATGTATACACAGAAAAATATTATGATGAAGATTTCATCATAGTGACAATCGACAAGGCAAAATATGAAATTAATGTAACTGCTGAGAATGTACGATCAATAGTACGATCAGTTGTAAATAGAGTTGCATTGAAACTGTAGACAATAGATAGGAGGAATAGTTATGGCACGAAAAGCAGAAGAATATGTAGTAGGAATTTTATTTCCTTACAAGGATAGAACGGAAATTAAATATGTAACAAGTGTATCAAGAATCTCAAAGACGGCGAAATGGGATGACGGAAAGGATGCAATGACATTTTCAAAGGATTATGCAAAGGATCTTGCAATTGGAATAATTTGGAACGGAAATCCAGCAATTGTAATGCTTAAAGAGGATTGGCTGAATTTAAGAAATCCTGAAATTAGAGAACAGAAGAGAGAAGAATAAATAAGAATTCTCAAGAGAAGTAAATGGATATTTCATAAGGAGGTAAGCAAAATGAAAGACGGAATCCACGGAAATAGAGAACAGGTTGAGGAATTATCAGCAAGCAGAATTTTAAGTGAATTATATGACAAGGCGAAAATCGAAAATGATGGGAAAGTTCATATTAGAGAAATCAAAAACGGACATGTCGGAGAAATGATTGAAAAATATTAACAAATAAATACGTGTTTTCATTAGAAAGGAGAAATAAAAATGGCAAGAACAAATTTTGATATTATTAGAGGTTTAATGATTGCAGATAATACTCTTGACTCTTGGATTTGTGAAACAGAAGCAGAAGAGAAAAGAGATTTGACAGCAGAAGAAGAGAATGCATATATTCAGAATATTGTGGATATATGCGAAGAGATAATGCAGGGTTTGTCTTGCACTTTAGTGGAAGCATATAAAGAGATTTCGGAGTAAAGAAATTCGTTTCCTTAGAAGAAAGGTAGGTAAAAGTTATGTATAAATGGATGTATGACAGAATTGTAACGGAACATAGTAAAAAGTCGAAAGAAGAACTTATACAGGAAATTATGTCGTTAGAAGAAATTGAGTGTTCTGATAGATGTTTTGCAAATGAATGTCAGGCAGGAGCAACTATCTATAATATCAATGAGTTATTTTCAGCATTGAAAGAACTAAAAGCGGGATTCACATATGAAAAAGCTGCTAAAGTTTATGAGTTGATGGAATCAGCGGAGAGTAGTTGGAATTATATTAAAAGAGAAATTTCTGCAATGAATGATAATTCAAGATGTAATAAGGTATTAGAAGATTTCAAAAACAAAGTTGCCAACGCAGCTGATAGTAATGATAGTATCTGAAATGCGTGTTTCCTATGGTTTTTAAGAAAGGTAAATGGTGATTAAAATGTTGACAAGAGAAGAATTGAAAGCAGTTCATAATAACATTATAACTATAATGGAAAACAGGGTTATGCAAATGACAGGATGTAATAGGCAGACTGCAAATTTAGTTGCAAACGAAATCTTGGATTTGGATAGAGATGCAGATAAGTTATTAAATGAAAAAGAAGCAGACTAAATTCGCATTTCGTTTGAAAATTGGAAAGGAATGAATAATATGGATATTCAAAGAGAAAACATAGTAGAAGAGTCTGCAATCACAAATATTGACTGGATTAGACCTCACACACCTTATACAGAGGATAATAAGGAAGTGAAAGTTGATTCTGTAGAATTTGAGATAAAACATAATGGAATTGAAAAATTGGAACGTAATATAGATTGTGAAACAGAATATATTATGTGTTTTGTGCATTTTAACCATAGTACAAAAGAACGTGAAGGAATTTATTTTTCAGTTTGGGATTTTTGTGGATTATTAGATAGTCCTATTATAGTTGAGTTAAGTGAAAATGAAACAGAGATGTTATATGATTACGCATTAGAAAAAATCAAACTAAACTAAGATTTATTTGAGAAGGAGTGAAAAGAAATGGCTAAAAATAAACCACGGTGGAACGACTTACCGTATTATGAACGCTTGGCAAAACGGTTAAAACAGTATGGCGTTTCGGATGAAATGTGTGAGCATATTAGAGAAATAGGAAAGAAAAGGGAAGAACGGAATAACAAGTAACCGTAAAGGCAGTTAGGAGAATAAATACCTGGCTGCCTATTTTATTACAAGGAGGAAACGATTATGAGTAGAAGAAAATTAGCAGGTACATATTTTTGTGGCAATGAGGCTAGTGATTATGCAAAGGAGCAGGGTTATCTTGATTATGCGACACTTGCAAAGGGATTCAATGCAGTTATAAATAATAACATTATGGAAATGACAGAAGCTAACGGCATTGGATATTGGGAACAGGAAAATGGAGAAATTGATAACTCTGATGAGATTGAGGAACTTGAAAATCAGATTGAAGAAGTCGAAGAGAAAATGGAAAATATCAATGAGGATTCGGATGATTACAAGGCATTTGAAAGAGAAATTGACGAGATAAATGACAGAATCAATGAGTTACAGAATCAGCAGGATTATCCGCCTGAAGTATTTCAGTGGTTCATTGTAGATGACAACGGAGCTAATATTATCAAGGAATATACAGATGATCCATTATACTATAATGAAGCAATTGATATGTACTTATGGGGCATAACACATTTTGGAACTTCATGGAGTTATGTACTAACAGATGTGAAGTTAAATTGCAGTGAAGACGCATGGAATTAAAGTAAAGAAATTGTAATTTACTAAGAAAGAAGGTTGACATATATGAATGAATTAGATAGGATCATTAAAGATTTATCTGAATCTATTGAAAATGACCAGAAGTATATGGAAGAAGAGTTTGAAACAGTAAGAAATTATTGTATAGAACGGAAATTTAAGTTATCAGAGGATGAAATGAAAACAATTAAATCAATCGGTTTAGAATCGTGGATTGAAGAATGGAGGAATGATTATGAAGAAGTATAATGTGACATTTACAACATATGAAGAATATGAAGTTGAGGCAGAAAATGAAACAGAGGCACTTAGAATTGCAGAAGAAGAATTAAGATCTGATAGGTGTCGTCCAATCGCAGATACTCACTATGATGAAAGTGATGTCGAAGAAATAGAGAATTAAAAATATGGAAGAATATATTTTGAATGAATGTAGAAAACATATTTTAAAGTTTCATAATATGTCAGATACAGAAATTTATAATTGGATGTGTGATAATTATAAAGGATGTAGGAATTATGAAATGATAAGAAAATGTAGTTTTATAATATTTGAGGAAAGCAGATAGTTAAAAAGCTATCTGCTTTTTTAGTGCAACAAAATAGAGAATAAATAAAGGCAGATACAAATAATTGCGTCTGCCTTTTGTAATGGAAGGAGAATGTGACAATGAAAATTAAAGAATATAAATTATACAAGACAGCTAAAAAGACAGCAAAAGAAAACAGTTTGGAATATGTTGATTCATTTGAGACTGGCAAGAGAAATATTCTGTTTGATTTTTCATTATTAGATAATACAGATGAATTGACAGATGATGAGAAACAGTACATTAGAGAACACGCATTACGGAATTTACATGCTAGTGATTGTGAACAGTTTTATGGAAAAGAGTTTGATAATTTTACAGTTTGCAATGGTAGAGCATTATATTATCCGCATAAAGTTTATGATGAACATGGTTGTGAACGCAGATATGTAATTATGCAGCTTGCAAAGATTATTCATGCAAGAGGAACACAAAAGAGTGTTTATGATGATTATGAAACAACGGAAATTAAATTGGATAGTGGTTATACAGAACCAGTAAGAGATTATGAAATATAGAACGGAGGTTGATTGATATGACAGATAAAGAATATAGATATTATAAAGAGAATGGAAAACTTATGAGATTACACATTGAGCAGGATGATGAACCACTTGATCCACGGTATGATTGGGATGGTCAAATAGGCAAAATGATGTGTTGGCATAGAGATTATAGACTGGGAGATTATAAGGATAATGATTACAACGACAATGAGGACTTTTTAAATAATCTCATAAGGGAAAATGTAGAAGATAAATCAATCATCAATTATATCAAGGCAAAGAAAGCATCTAATGGACTTGAGTTGAGATATGATAGACATGAACAGATGTGGCAGTTATGGGGAACATATTATTGGTTTCCACTTGGTACAAGCAGAGAAGCAAAATTTGATGTAATAGAAGAATATGAATCGCTTGATTGGTTAGTCGATGATATGATTGAAGCTTTACCACAGAAAGATAAATGGTATTTGTTAGAGAAACACGCAAACATTGTATATCTTCCACTTTATCTGTATGACCATAGCGGAATCACAATGAGCACTGGAAGTTTTGGTGACAGATGGGACTCTGGACAGGTTGGATATATTTACACTGACAAGAAAACAATTATTGATTGTGGTGGGAAAATTAGGAATGAAAAAGGGAATTACATAAAAATCACAGATAGAAATTGGAAGAAGGCTGCATACCAGTGGATGAAAGGCGAAGTTGAAGAGTATGACATGTATTTAACTGGTGAAGTATATGGAGTTATCACGGAAGAATACAATGCAGAAGATGATGACTGGGAAGAGAAAGACAGTTGTTGGGGATTCTTTAATGATAAGTGGGGAGATGAGTTGATTAAGGAAATAGCACTCGATTTTGGTGTAAGTGAAACACTGTATGACAGCGTTGAGGCAGTAGCATAAAACAAAATGAAAGAACTGTTTGATTAGAAATGGAGGTGTTAAAAATGACTAGATGTTATTTTTGTGGAGCATCAGATATAAAAATACCAAATTCTAAAATCACAATAAAAGGAAAAAAGAATGGAAATAGAGTCCAAAAGACAATTCGTATTTGTAATTGTTGTGGGGCATGGATGTCCAGTGAAGATATTAAAGAAAAAGTTATTGAAAATTTTGGATGGGAAAGCGAGGAATAATTATGACATACTACGAAACAAAAATAGGAAAGATTATTGAGGAAGAATTCGATTCACGAATGGGAAATGTGGTTGTTTCCTATATCATGGACAAAGGCATAAGTAACGTAAAAGAAATTACTGACGATCAGATTAAGAAGCTCGAAGGTAACGGACTAATGACACAGGATTTTGTTCAGTCGTTAGTAAGGTGTGCAAGACGGATATGCAACGAGTGTGAATGGACTGAGTTGATTGAGTTCATTCGATTACATTTATGGTGTACTCCAACAGTACATGATTTGTATTTATATAAGGAAGATTTCAACGATGAGTCATTTACAGAACTACTTGATAATCTGGATCTTGATGAAAGCGAAGTTGGTGAAGAGATCAAGTTGTTTGCAGTAGTTGACAAGGATTGTTTAAGGGAGTGATTGATATGATGACACGAGAAAGATTTGCAGAGACAAACTGGAAAATGAGTTATGAGGAATATCAGAAATGCGATTGTACCGAATGTGATAAGGAAAATTGTATTCACAGAGGAGCATATAGAAGAGTGCCTGAAATTGATGGTGGTCTTGGTTTATGTCCTAATTTGAAGGGAGAGTGATTAAGATGGTAGTAGAACGTAGATGTATCAATCTTTATTCTGACATGAATCCGTGGATGAATTTAGTTTTATTGGTAAATGATGAAGATTTTGATAAAGCAAAAGAAGTAACGAAAAAAGCTTTTGATGATTTTTGGAATGATCCAAAAGTTGAAGAAGAATGTTGGTGCTATGGTGATTGGATTGGATGGAAACTAAAAGAAGCAGGTATCGAATATGATATGTATTTTAGAGATGAGGAGGATGATTAGAATGTACAGAGTATATCAATTAACGGATGAAGAGAAAGGTAAAATTGTGCGATGTCGTTGGGATGGAGATACACATTACTATGATGTATTTGAATCACAAGAAGAGTGCGATGAAGAACAGAAAAGATTGGATGAAATTGAAGCAGAATATAGAAAAAATAAAGCTGATTATTTGAAAAATTGTAAAGGGGAGTGACTAAGATGTTCAAATATATTATCAGCTATGATGGCGGTCAGTTAAGAGACAATGGAGAATAACTTAATAGTGATAGTTAAAGCAGAGATTTAATTATCTCTGCTTTTTCTATAAATACATATGAGGAGGTGTTAGAGTGATTAAACCTTACAAAATGTATGGCGACTTCTATGTACCAGGTTGTGCAAATGCTTTTCCAACTGAGGAAGAAGCATGGGAATACATAGAAGAGAATTACTAACACAAGAGGCATCGGCTGGTGACGCAGCCGTGTAAGTCCTCACTCCTATATTAATATTATAACACAAAATGGAAATGAACAGTAATGTTTTTGTATTTATCTAAATTGAAGAGGTGAGAAGATGACAAGCACAATAGAAAGAGATTTTGTAGTAAAAGATGGTGTAGCAAGCTTCCCGATGAAAGAATATCCAAACTATTGTGAAATTGAAAATATTGGATATATTTCACACGGAGAATGGGCAGACGCAGAACTTGAATACAAGGGGAAAATTATTCAATGAAAGTGTGGTGTCAGATGCAATGTGGGAAAGATTTATTGAAGAATTCCCTGATAAAGATGGAGATTATAAAGCGTTTAATCAGTACATGTATGACAATAAGGATGAAGTGTATGAGTTGCTAGAAGATTGGAGCGATTGATATGGTAGATCGAAAATTATTGGAGCAAGCTGCGACAGACACAGAAAAAATGATAAGAAGAGAAATTATGGAAACTTATAGCAATGAGGAAATTCGTGGATTAAACGGATTTTTTCTCACAAAAAGCGAATTAGATATAGGTACAGCAGGTCTTGAGAAAGAAATTGAGGATATTATGAAACATCCACGGAAATATAAAGCAATGATAATGGTATTTGCATACTTTAGAAACATGATGATAAGGGAGTGATGGAAATGAAAATTACACAGACAAGAGTAAAACAGTATAACAGTACATACAAGACAGTTATTGCAGTTGATGGAGTACCTGTATGTATTACACGGAGCAATAAAAGAGCAAGTGATATTGTTTCTTATCTATCAGGATATGAAGTTGAAATCAATGATGGAAAATTAAAGAAACAGTTGGATAAGATCAGAGTTGGAAAGTGAGGTTGAGTAATATGAGTAAATTAAGAGTATGGTGGATTCCACAGGTAGGGGCAGATGGTGGAGCATTTTATATTCCAGTTAATACAGTAGAAGAAGGCAAAAAGATTATGGATTTATTGGCTGCCTATGACGCATTTCAGTTACAGAACAGAATTAAACCAGATTATTGCAATACAGGCGGTATTCAGATCTGGAACGAAGAAGAATCCGAATGGGAAGATTGGTACATGGAAACAGAAGATGACTACTTTGATGATGTGGATGATTACTGTGAACAGTGTGAAAAGGCAGATGAGTTGGAAAATTTTAGAAGCAAACTGTTTAAGCAGATTGATTGGGATAAGACTCATAAAATGACAATGTAAAGAAATAGCAATTTCATTTTAAGATTGGAGTGATTTTATGGACAAGAAAAGTGAAGAATATTTAAGTCAGTACATAAAACTTACTGATAAAATCAAACAGAAAATAGAATCTCATGCAAATAGATATAATATCAAAGCAGAAATATGCGCATGGTATTCAAATTGGGAAGATTTTTGTTCAGACTGGTGTGATGAATGTGGTTATACAAGAACAGAAGCACGGAAATTATACCATGGAGGTATAGGTGAATTTATGAATTTACCTAATGGAAACGGAATTGTTAGATTTGTTATTTAGAAAGAAATGGAGTGTTTATATGTTAAAGGCAATAAATATTAAATGGGACACAGATGGAGATATGGAAGTATTCAATGAGCTTCCATCTGAAATAATTATTCCAAATGAATTAGAGGAACTGTACAAGAAAGACAGAGAATATGCACTTGAAGAGATTTCAGATTTGTTATCAGACGAGACAGGATTTTGTCATGATGAATTCGAAGTTGTAATGGAAATCACAAAAGAATCTGTTGAGAATGAGTTATATGATTTTTTCAGTGACAAAATGGAAACTGGTGATGCACCTGAAATTGAAAGAGTTGGTCGTTATCCAGATATGTATGTCACAGGGGACAACGGAATTGTTATTGATTGTATAGGTGGAAAGCAGATCAGATTGATTATTCAGGTAGATTAAGGAGTGATGATTATGAAAAGGGTAAAATGCATTAGTATTAGAGAATTTATGCCAAAGCAAATTGAAGTTGGTAAGATTTATTACATGGACGAGAAAACAAAATGGAGAGACGGAGATGGTGACGAGTATGCTATATTTTATTCCGATCAAGATGGAATGAATAAAATTGGCAACTTGCTTCTATCACACTTTTGTATGATGGAAGATGGAAATTGCATGGCTTGTGATACATACTGTGATACATGCAACGATTAAACTTGAAGCAAGAGTTTCATAAGGATTATGAATTGAGGTAATGTGAATGAAAAAGGAAATATATCAAATGTCTTCAGATGAAGCATTAAATGAATCTATAAAATTAGAATTAAAAAACAGCTTACAAAAGGCAAGAAATGCTTGCAAAAGAGCAGATGAAGAATTACGAAAAGTATACAATATATTAGAGGATATGTGTATAGATTTGGATGTTACTACCAATGCCGAAAATGCAGATAATCTCGAACAGGCAGTGAACTGCTATGTACAGTATGGAGAATATAATCTCAAGGGGTTGGTTAGTGAAATTATGAAACAATATAATGAGGATTTACCGTGAAGAATGGAGGAAAACATTATGAATGATGAATATAGAATTGAAGTAGATACAGGAAGCGGTGGTTATGGTTTTACAGATACGTTAGCAGAACTTCTTGCCGATGTCAAATTTGTATATGGAAAGAAAGAAGTAGAAAAAGTGTCTATATGGACTAAATCCTCGAAAGAGGGCGATGAATATGTAAGTGAAGATAAACGGATGCATATTTGGAATATCGGAAAAAGTTAATGAAACGATGATTTACTGAGATTATGAAAGGAAGGGATGATATGTTATTTAAAGAGTATTCAATAGAATGGCTTGATATATTTAAAAGTATGAAATCTTATAACACGCAGAGGTTGTATAGAAATATAATTGAAAATCATCTTATTCCTGAAATTGGTGAAATGGAAATGAATAATATTTCTATTTCTAATCTTCAGCAAATTATTAATAAAAGGATTTCTAATCCAGCCACATGTAAACATATTTTATTGACACTTAAACAAATATTTAAAATAGCGAAAGAAGAAGGGGTTATTGATAAGAATTTATATACTTTTATTCAAGCTCCGTACTATGAATCCAATGAAAAAAGAGCATTGACAAAAGAAGAAAAAATAGCAGTTCGAAATATTGATTGTGATTCAATGAGTAAGGTATTTGTTCATATATTATATGGATGTGGATTAAGAAAAGGAGAAGCATTAGCTTTGACGAAAAATGATATTATAAATAATGAATTGGTTATAGATAAATCATTGCATTTTGTCAATGGAAATCCAATATGCGGAAATCCTAAAACACATTCAAGCAATAGAAAAGTACCTATACCTGAATTTTTATTAAAAGAGCTTACATCATATATGAAAACAATTGATGATAAGCTCTTTTTTAATATAGATGGAGAATATCTTAAAGATAGTGAATATACAAAAATGTGGAAATATATAGTTGGGAAAATAGATAGTAACATAAATGCAAATTCAAAATTAACAGCACATATATTTAGACATAATTATGCTACTACTTTGTATTACTCTGACGTGTCAATAAAACAAGCTGCGAAACTTATGGGACATTCAAATGTAAATACTATTTTAAAGATATATGCTCATTTGGATTCGGAAAATGAAAAACTTACAGAGAAAATTAATAAAATATTTTATATATAAGGAGGAATTAAAATATGACTGTTGCGGAAGTAAAAGAATTATATAAGGGAGAATATGTAGATTTAGAGGTCTATAAGCCTTTAAGTAAAGGGTATTATTATCCGAATCATTTTCATAGAGATAATTGTGTGGAACTTAGCAATGGTTCTCCTGAAGGAGATTACACGGAAGATATGGAAGTTGGTTTATATGAGTTGATGGATCAGAGTGAATATAATAATACTTTAATGGCAAATTGTGATATGTATGCAGATTTTAACGATTGGTATGGCAATAAAAACGCAAAAGTTCTTTGTATCATGATTAAATAACCGCAAGAAACGGAAATTTATTTAGACACCGAGAAAAAAGAAAACAAGAACAACCTGTGGGTAAAATTTTACTCACAGGTTGTATTATTATGGAGGTAGAATTATGATAGATATGAACAAATTATGCAATATGAGTTTTGAAGAAGGCAAAATATACCTGAAAGAGAATGGATATGTACAGAATGACTCGGCAAGTAGCATAGATACAACTATATCAGATAGAGTAGAGGATATATACTTTACACTATATGATGAAAATGATCAGGAACTGGATGTGATTAGTTATTGTATGTTTTACAACCAGATTGGTAATAGAGAGGATGAAGACATAGAAATAATATTTGAAGGTTGGCAAACACTGGAAAAGGTAGCTTAAATAAGATATAATAATTACATGCTATGGAAGGGAGGTGGAAAATATGAGACACGAAGGTATATTTTTGCAGCTATTGAATGCAAAGGAGAGAAATAATGTTGAAGATTTTTTAAAAACTTATATTCTAATTTGTAGTCAACTTGGTGTCGAGTCTTGTAACGAAGTAATTGAGTTGCTGAATGAAGATATGAATATGGAAGAAAAGCAGAACATTATGACAAAGGAGCTTTTCAGGATTCAGGAACTTATAAAAAAATGAAAAAATAATAATTGAATTTATAATAGATACATTGTGGAAAAATAAGATGGAAGAGAGGTAATAGATAATGAATAACACTATTATATTATTAAAGGGCGAAGCAAATTTAACACGGAGGGAATATAAGAAATTTGCAAAGGGAGATACAATTTGGGGCAATGATTGTTATCCAAAGGAATTGGAAAGATGGAACATTGAGCAAATAAATGATGCAAAAGCAAAATTGGTAAACTATAAATGTGACTATTACAATGCTGGCGAGAGTGTGTATATAACAGAATATGCTCTTGAGTATTGTGAGTGTGACGAAGATGGAGAATTTATACAGGGTGCAGACTTTGATCTTGCAGAAGAAAAAATAGGAGGTAAAGACCTTATGAATAATTTTACAATATATAGAAATTATGGAGTTCTTAGGGCTGAAAAAAGAAATGTGTATACATATGGAGCACCACATATTAACGGAGTCTGTAGTGATGAGTTAAAAGTTAAGTTACCCGATGATTGTGATTGGAAGTTATTTGAGAATAATTTTGGTCAGACTATGATAGAAACCCCTTGGGGTTGGGCATATAATCTCAACGAAGTATTACAGGGAAATGAAAGTCCATGTTTGTATGCTTTGGATAAAGATCAGAAGGCACATAGAGTTGAATTAGTAATTATTGAAGAGAAATAGAGAATATAAAAGTAGAGCAAGCCATCGGATATAATCTGGTGGCTTTTATCAAACATTACAGAAAGAAGGTAATTATTGTGGCACAGTTAATCGGATATTTAGTAGCTTTTATTATTGTATTTGGCATTCCTTATCATCTTAATAAAAAGGAAGAATCTCGTAAGAGACAAGATATGTATAATAACTTAAATAAGAAGTCTGTAGACGAAATGGATAAATGGAGAAGATAATATAAGAAAGGTGGTTGATGAATATGTTCGGAGGACTATTAGCATTCTTAGGAATCTACGCAGGAAGTGCTGCAAAGGCAGCTTATGATAATTATGATATGAAGAAAACTACTCGCACAGTTGATAAAAAAGGAAATGTTCATTATATGGATCGTCTTTGTAATGATTATATTAATGGAGAACGAGTAAAGAGAGTTGAAACAACTGATAGAAACGGAGTTAAATTATATTCTACTGTTGGTGTCAACAGTAGTAAAGTATATGATACTTCTTATGGAAGGGGTACACAGCAGTTATTCGAAATGAGTGAACATGATAAACAAGAAAATTTGAAATACGGAAAAAATGTATATAGTCAATACAATCCATATTTCGGGAAAACTGTTACAACTGAAATTAGTTCAGGCAGAACAATTACCTGTTTGTTTAGCGGTAAAAATAGTAAGACTGGTAAAGAGTTCTATAGAGTATGGTATTTTCGTCCAGAATGTCAAGGAAAGCTTGATTACAATACTACTGTTGATGGAGATATGGGAATTGAAATTACAAAAGAAGAATTTAATAAGTTGAATTTTGGAGCTTTGACATGTACATGTATGCCAAGTGATTATGATGTAGTCCATGCATTATGGGGTGATAGGTAATGAATAAACAGAGAAGAGAAAAAATAAGGCAACTCAAAACTCAAATTGATTTGATTCAAACCGATTTGAAGAAAGTTTCAAGTGAGTTATCTTCTATATTAAATGAAGAACAGGACGCATTTGATAATATGCCAGAGGGGTTACAGAGCAGCTATAGAGGAATGTGTTCTGAAGATGCAATTGATAGTATGGAAGAAGCGAGTGAGAAACTTGACGAAGTGATTGAGTTGTTGAATGATATTGCGTAGAATGGAAACAAGTAAATAATAGTTTCATTGGAAGATTGGAGTGAGATTTATATGTTTAAATGGAAAGATTATGAGGAAAATGCGGCACTATTCATTGATGGAATTAGCGAAAATGTAGCAATTTTAAGATACAAAGATTTTCAGTTGACAGATGCAGCTACAGGATTAAAAGTGAAAATGAAATCGTCCAATATTGATGAGGCGAAAGTTGATGCTGAAAATTTCTTGAAAGAATTTTGGAACAGGGTGGAGAATAGTTACAAGAGAAATTTAGATGCATTAAATTAAAAGCCAAGTAAATCAAGTTTCAGGAGGATAACAACACAGTGAAATGTAAATGGAAATACTTTATTGTCTTAAATTGGGAAGATACCCTGAATAATTTAGTAGAAGAAAAAGTAGATGATGAATTGCTTGTTTGCTGTGACGTAACGGTTGCAAAATCATTTGATTCTACAGAAGATCTGTTAAAATGGGTGAAAAATAATACCGATTTAAAAGCAGACAATGGAGATTTTAAAATAGAGGGACAATATTTACCAGTTGAAATTTAACTTTCTTTTGGTATAGAAATGGAGAATATTATGTTAAGAAGAAATTTATTTATAGGTATTCCAAACGACAAATTAAAAGAATGCTATGATAGTTATGTTAGAGTTAGTTGTAAAAGAGAAAATGAGCAAGAATTATTTTCTGATTTAGTAATAGAATATAAGTCTTTTATAGAAAGCAATCATCCTAAAGTAGCAGAAGCAATTTGTGAAAGGGATATGTTTAATGAGATTGCAAGAAGATATTTTAAGATAGCTGATGTTATTAAGGACAAAGATTTTTGTGAGATATTTGGAATTGAGGTAAAAAATAATGGATAATAATTGCGAATTATGTGGTGGGAAATATGATTTTAGGATGACTGAAATAGGAAGATTTGATGATATGGCGGTAATTTCTTTATCAGGAAGTGTATTTCAAATTGATAATAATAACCGTTTTTACTATTGTCCTAAATGTGGAAGGAAATTAACTAAGGAAAATTTTAAGGGAACAGATTTTGGTAATATGGATCAGGATAAACCTAACATGAGAGAAAAGATAAAAGAATATATCGGTGAGCTTGATACAGAAATTGACAGACTTGAATCTGACCTAGAAAAGCAAATGACCTATAATGCAGAAGCCTGTAAGGTTACTGCAACTGAATCAAGGTTGAATGCAATAATCGAAGTGAAAAATGATTTATTAGGAAGATTAGAGGGGGGTGATATAAAATGACCAATGGCATTAAAGAGAAAGACATTCGTGATATGCAAAAATGCTTTGATAAAATGAAATATATTCTAAAAAGGATTCAGGTATATAATCCTGAAGCACGAATTATTTGTATTGAAAGTGATACAATAGCTCTAGTTAATTTCAATGGTGAGTTTATTGATTCAGCTCCACAAATAAAAGATGAACATATTGTTGCAAGTCAAGACATACCAGCAATGGATAACTATTGTTAAAAGAAATGACGATTTCTTGGTAAATAGAATGGAGATGACAATAAAATGGTAAAATTAAAAGTTGGTAGAGATATAATTGAACTTGATGAAAAAGATCTAATTTTAGATAACGGAGTTTGTTATCAAATTGTTACTAAAAAAGTTGGAGGATTTGATTGGCATTATCCTATAATGAGTAAGAAGTTGTTTAATGATTTAAAAAAACTTGAATTAATTTTCACAAGTGAAGGATTAAAACAAGATGCTATAAAGAAATATGGTACATCGGTAATAACTTATTGGAAGTTTAACATTGAAAGAATGCAAAAACTTGGATATTAAATCCAAAGAAAAATTGCTTTCCCCTTAATATAAAGTGTAATTTAAGGGAAAATATTTGGATGATAAGGAAAGAACAATGGAAAATACATACAAATGTCCACATTGTAATAAAAATACTACAAATAACACTATATTAGATAGATGTATTGATTATATAAGTGAAGATATTTGTCAGGTATCAGCGGATAAGCAGTGTTCCATATGTGGAAAAATATACAATGTGAAGATAGTATATAAGTTAGATCATGAGGAAGTAACTGGAATATAACGTCAATAAAAATAAACATAAACAACAATATAATAGCAAACATTAGAAGCAGGGCTTAACTGCTTCTTTTTTATTACAGAAAATGAGGTGATAAAGTGAGCCGATACAAAAATGGAAATCCAAAACGACAATCAAAGTTTATATGCTTGCACTGCATGAAAGAAAATATGTTGATTACTGGCATACAACGCAAGCAGCAACGTGAGAAAGGACATGTAAAAGATTTATATTGTTTGCGATGCGGATTTGTTACAAAAAACGAAGAGGTTAGATATTGTGATTTCTACGATGAAATATTTGAGTTAGCTAAGATAAAAAGAGAGAATTATTATACGGATAAATATGAAAGAGAGGTTGGTTAATATGCAGACAAGAGATTATGCAACTAAGAAAAAGGGAAAAACAGAAGTGCAGCCATTCTGGAATATGTCTGATATTAAGAATGTTGTGGAATGGTTTGAAAAGAATAATGAATGGGATGGATATCTTATCACATTATTAGAATTACTTCTTGGTAGACGAATTGGTGATACAGTAATGATGAAGTGGTCGGATCTGTATTATGAGAACGGAAATCGAAAGAGTGAGATTGATACTATTGAAGAACAGAAAACAGGCAAGATTACCAATCTTCCTGTGAGTAGTATGGTATGGGAAGCAGTTGATAATTATTTGTCACATGTCAAAATTGATCCAATGGAACATTACAATGAATATATCTTTCAGTATCAGCCTAAGACAGACTGGATTGATAGAAGAGTATTAAATATTTATTCTGGAAACGATATTGAATTATGGTGTAAAGTGCTGAAAAAAGACTTTTCTGATAAGCGAAAGGAAAAGATATTTAATGATTTCCATAAGCAGAAAAAATATTCATCATTAGGAGATTACCTTTATTATGAAGTTGAATATAATGATGTGGTTAAGTGGCAAACAGATGATTATAGAAAGAAGCTGAAGAAAGCGGTTGAAGATATTGGAATAACTTCACCTGTGTCGAGCCACAGCCTCCGTAAGTCGTTCGGATATTGGATACACAAAACACATCCATTTGATCCTGATTGTCTATTATCATTACAGAAGTTATTCAATCATAGTGATTTACAAACAACAATGAATTATATCGGCTTGACGGAAGAGAAAAATCGACAGCTAATCAATGATCATGGGGAGTTCATTCATAATGTATTGGCTGGAAATGGAGATGAGATAGTTAAAAATATACCAGTTATCTCACTAAAGTCCGATGATTTTGGAAAGATTATTCGTATGCTCACAGATGATGTAGACAAGTATCAGAAAGCGATTGATATGGCAAACGAAATGAGAATTTTGTAAATTAATTTTCCATAATTTACCATGATACAAATTGTGGAAAAAGATGTAAAATTATGTAAAGACGATACTTACTGGGCATCGTCTTCATAATATTTTTTTACTTCATTTGTTATAAGATTGCGTACCCAACCAGAAAGTGACCTACCATCTGAATTAGCTATTATATCAGCTTTTATTTTTATCTCTTTTGGAAGTACGATCACAATTCTTGTATTGGTATCGCTAATTTGTCCTTGTGCCATTTTTTCTCCTTTCTATTCGAACTAATTGGTACAAGTTGATTATAAGTTGCTATAAGTCTTGTGTCAATTATTTTAAAAAACTGATACAAACCTGTTGACAAGTTGCTATCAACTTGCTACAATAATGACAATCAAAGGAAAGGAGGATGTGAATATGGACATTAATACATTTGATATTCTACTTGTCGATTTTGGCGAAATAGAATTCTGTGGCGAACAAGCTGGTGTCAGACCTGCTATAGTTATTCAAAATGCAATGGGAAATAGGTTTAGTGATACAACTATAGTGATGCCGTTTACCACAAAAATCAAAAATATAGATCAGTCTACACATTCTCTTTTTATGAGAGGAACTGGTGGTTTAACACAAAGTTCAATGTTGTTAGGGGAATGTGTTAGACAAGTATCAAAACAGAGAATAATAAAGAGGATTGGTTCAGTCAACGATAGAGCGACTAGATTAGAAGTCAAACGAGTATATGAATCAAACTTCGGGGAGGTGTAATGTATGGAATACGTAATGATGACGGTTGAAGAAGCAAAGAAATATGCAAAGAAAGATGCTATTGTCTTAGTAGCCACACAGGATCTTGCTTCACAAGATTGCAACATTGGTTTTGTAAAGAAAAGATTTGGAGAGTGCTCTGACATAATTGGTTCGGCGAAGACAATTGCTAATATCTGTGATGAGTTTGCTAATCAGCTTAGAGTATTTTCGGATACACAGAAAGATCCAATTAATTATGAACCAGTTGGATATTTAAATACCATATTATTTCGAGAGATGACCCGAAAAACGGACACACCATAAGGTATAAATAAAACATAGAACAAATGTTCGGTAGATATTGACACACTCGAACGGATGTTCTATTATAGAGTAAGAAAAAACGTAGCCAAGTGAATAGACGGTATTGGCAGTACCGACATCTTGGCTACGCATAGGTTTGATGTAGCAGAATAATACCACACCATATTTTATTATTACATAATCATTCTATAAAATCAACATGTTATTTGTTGACAATTTATCGTGGCAGTTCAGCTATATTTCACAAATAGAAATAAAAAGAGAATAAATAATGGGTTATCGCCAAATGGTAAGGCAGTGGGTTTTGATCCCACGATTACAGGTTCGAGTCCTGTTAGCCCAGTTATGTGCTATTAGCTCAGTAGGTAGAGCACTGGACTTTTAATCCAGGTGTCGAGGGTTCGAATCCCTCATGGCACATTATTAAATTGCGCCATTTTTGCGCTGAAAATAAGAAGGAGGGATTGATGTGGCGAGATATGCTATTGGAAATGGCAAGGGGTACATAGCCAAGGATAATCTTGGTAGATTCACGATAACGACTAATCTTGCAATCGCAGAAATATATTGTCGTGATAAAGCAGAAAATGTGTACAAAAGTTCAATATCTAAGTCCTATAAGGCACGAGGATATAAAGTAGTGAAACTGGATGATGATCCTCCCGATAATGTTAAGCAAATAACTACTAAGGAGTTACAAGAGAAAACAGAAAAGGTGTTAGCCGTTGGAAACATACAGAAGTGGCTAGATAAGATAGCTGACTTGAATGGGTTAGCTGCTGATGCATTACATAGAAAGACAGAACTAATTGAGCAATTGAGTAAAGTTGATAGAGAATTGAGTGATATTGCACATTACATCGAATTTAATAATCTAAATGCTGCACAAGGCTACAAAGCCTATAAGATGGAGCATGAACGGAGAATAATTAGAAGATCAATTAAGAATGAGATACAAGTTTTGGAAATTATTCTTGGAAAGAAGATATCAGAAACGGTCACTGATGAGATAAATAATGCAGTGACTGGAATGGATCAGCGTTTATATGAGCCTAGGGAGCTTAATGAACTGTTTGATTTTTAATTACATATTGAAAGGATTTAAACCATGAATATTCAAGAAAAATTGAATTGGTATTGCGAGAACGAAATGTATCAATTGAAGAAAATATGTTATCCAATGATTATAAAAATCGGTGGAATATCGGATAAAGACTATGATGATTTTTATAGTATCGCTTTAAGTGTATTAGCAGATACGGCATTAAGATATGACGATTCAAATATTTGCGATTTTGATAGTTTCCTGGCTAGTAATATTAAACGTAAATTCAAAACTGAAATACGAGATAGAAATCGAGCAAAACGAATTCCGTCTAAGCAAATGTCAAGTATAAATGATTTAGTTGGAGAGGATGGCAGACTGTTAAGTGAAAAAATTCCTTCTAACTTTGATATTTATGAAGAAGCTTGTGGAGAACATTTTGAAGGAACGAATGTTGAGCAGTATATGAATAGGTTGTCAGAATTACAGAAAATTATAGTCAAAATGTTATATATAGGATATTCGGCAAAGGATATACAGAATAAATTACATATTTCCAAAAAAGAATATGACAATAATTATGCTGCCATTACTTGTTATGAGAATAAGAGGATATTAACAAGAAAAACATATAAGAAACATGTGATGTAAAAGAAATAGGAGGAATATACAATGGCAAAGAAAGTAAGAGAACAGGCATTATCATTATCATCGTATCTGAAGAGTGTGAACAGTGAGGATATTTCAGAAAACCAGGACGTGCAAAGAATGTTTTGCTGGGGCAATGAAGCTATCAATGAGTTAATTATTACAGTTCTTACAGAAGATTATATTCCTCCAATTATTCTTGGAGAAGAGGAACTTGGTGGTGATTTAACTCAGCAGTATATAGTTGACGGCATTCAGAGAACAACAGCATTAAATATGTTTAGGCATATGAACTGGAAAACAACTAAGTCATTTGAAAATAGTGTTATTCAGTATCAGAAGAAACGAAGAGATGAAAAGGGACATCTTATTAAAGATGAGAACGGAAGTATTCTTTGGGACAATTGTGAGTTTGACATAAAGAATAAAACTTATGAGCAGTTACCTGATGAATTAAAAAAGAAATTTGATGATTATCAGATCAGAATTGTTATTCATCAGAACTGTACTATGCAGGAGATAAGTAAGTTGGTTAGGAGGTACAACCGAAACAGATCTATGGGTTCTAACCAGAAAGCCCTTACATGGATTCCTACATATGCAAGGAAAATTAAGAATATAGCAAATAATGAGTTTTATAAGAATTGTGTTACATGTTCAAAACCAATGAGAGTTAATGGTACATATGAGCAGACAGTCGCCAATTCTGTTATGGCAACGTTCCACTTAGATGCATGGAAAAAATCACCAAAAGATAGAAATGAGTTCCTTGAAGAAAAATCTTCGTTTGATGAATTTGAGAGAGTAAACGAATATGGAAATCGTATTGCAAAAGTTTGTGGAAACAAATTTCAGAATGTATTCGCATTCAAAGATATACTTTGTTGGATTGCTACATTTCATAAATTCACAAAACTTGGTCTTGAGGATAATAAGTTCGCTGAATTTATAAATGAACTTGTAAACAACTTACATAGCAAGGTTATTGGCGAGTGGAGTTACGATGCACTTGATAAAGAGCCTGGAACATCTGATAAAAAAATTGTACAGGCTAAAATTGATACATATACAGCTTTAATGATGGATTATTTACATATAACCGAAGATATAACAGAGAATAAAGAAACTGGAAATGAGATAGTATATGATGCAAATGAATCAGATCCATTACAGTTTATAAAGGACAATGTATCAGAAAGGGTGTCTGAGGAAGATATAGATGACTACTATACTCTAATGGATGATTTCAAGACATTACATGGAGTAAATATATCATCGCCATTCTTTGATTACCACAATGAGTTAGCATTCTTAGGGATGATTGCTTATTCATTCAAGTTTGATAAAGATTTGGATAATTGGTTGATTGATTACACCAATCGCAATATTACATATAGCACTAATCAGACAGAGAACCTTGAAAATATGATAGCTGATTTCAAGACGTATGAAGAGAAGAAGTCAGCATAGGAAGGAGAATATACATATGGAGAAATTAAAGTTAGTTAAAATTTCAGATATCAAAGTATCACGTAATTTCCGTAATTCTGTTCCATCACCAGAGAAGATGAATAGATATAGAGACGCTTATTGTCTTGGTAAAGATTCGAAGCACTCTTATGAGAAATGTGCAGGTCAGGTCAAGCCAATAATATTAAATGAGAATAATATGATAGTGGATGGCTATATACAGTATCTCGTCATGAAGGAGATGGACGAGGAGTATTGTTACTGCTGCGTTGAACATAAGTTAGTAGTGTATACACTTATTGATGGTGTTCATACAAATGGAAATAGTAAGGAATATACTTGGAGAGTTCCAGATAATACGAATTGGGATGAGTTTAAAAGCAAAATCTCATATGGTGATCTGATATGGGTTAGGACATCTAATGGAATAGCTCCAATTATCGTAACAAATATTACTACGATAGAAGCAATTGAAGGTGAATTGTCAGGATTAGAGAGAATTGCAAAAAAGGACATAATAAAAGGTGAACTTTGGAAGTCTATTGAGATAGATGAAAAAGTGCTTATTAAAAATAGTGTGTCAGAGGAGTGGATACCAGCTCATTATGCTGGACTTACATATGATAAGAAACCTATGATATGGAGTTTGGGAGGAACTTCATGGACTACTGATGCGTTTAGCGTACCTAAATACGTTAGGTTGCCTGGTAGCGTAACATTTGGGAAAACATGTAGATCATATAACTAATCTTTTGACAAAATGTTAAATACTATTTGAAACTGAAAAGAGATAAACGGGTGGCTCAACTAAGTCACCCGAATAATGTGCCACTAGCTCAATTGGTAGAGCACACGACTTTTAATCGTGGGGTTACGGGTTCAAACCCCGTGTGGCACATTGCTATATGAATAGTAAAAATAATTAAAAATAAAGGAGATATCATTATGGGAATAACAGCAAAGGATTTTGGAAAGAAGAAGAGTATTTTAGTTAGGGTACAGAATAAAATTGAAAAGGAGAAAGCCACTATTATTGCTAATAAGAAAGATAAGAAGAATAGAAATAACTAAGGAGAATATCTATGAGTGAATATTGGACGAGCAGTGGTATTACAGTATATGACTTTGATAAGTGTATTTTGGCACTCAAGGAACGACATGAGGATCAACTAGATAGAATCAAATATCTGGAAGAAGAAAATAGAAAGCTGAAAGATGATGCTTATAAGGACGTAGAGATGGCAAAAATGAAGTTGCAATACGAGGAGATGAAAGCAGATTACTATAGGGGATTTCCTATAACTGAAAATGAAAAGCAGAAAGTTGAAGAGTGGATGAAAAAACATGACGCTGAATCCCATGGGGCAGCTAATAACACCGATAGATTAAGACGAGCAGGTTGTTGTGGCGGTAATTATAGCTATGAATTCATACCAACTTCGATTGGAACTGTTGGTCATGTGAAGTGCGCTTGTGGTGCAAAGTTTGAATTTCAAGGAATATAGAAGTAAGAATATTCGATTTCTTTGGAAGAAAAGTGAGTAATATATGAGCAATGGTGATATAGCATTAATTATTTTTTCAATAATTGGATTAATTATTTCATATTCTGTTTTATGTAGTATGCCAGGAGATTTTTTGAAAGCATTTGAAAAAAGCTGCAAAGAGTCAATACGTAAAAGAGATGAAGAATTAGATAAGAAAGAGAAGATGAATAAAGAATTGCGAAGATGGTTATTTAAATAATATTTATTATATGTTTGGAGGTTAAAAGGTATTATGGAACAGATTCAGGAAAATGAACAGTGGAAATTGAATGGTAATTGTGAAAAATGTAGAAGAAATAATTATTGTTCAAAGCCATGTACTCAACATAATAGACGAATAAGAGCCGAGTTTAAAGGTCTTGTTGTAGATGCAATGAATAAAATGACTGGTGGTGTAATGAGAGAAGTTATTGATAAGACAGTAAATGGAATTTGGTAAATTGGAAAGGAGATTTATATGGTTACAAAGACATTATATACTTGTCAGTTCTGTAATACTGATTATGCAGATAAAGAAAAAGCAATAGAATGTGAGAAGAATCACAAAGTTTTGGAAACAGCAACAATTATAGGCGACTATAAATCATTAAAATCTATTCCAGACGGATGCCCTACGAAAGTAAAAGTGAAATTCAAGGGTTCAGATAAATGGATAGAATATAAAAGATAACAAGAAAACTTCGTTTCCTTTGAATTATAAACGGAGAATATAACAGTAGAAACAATTAACAAAAACAAAGAAAGAAGAGGTACAAAACATGGATGGATTTATGATGTTTAAGAAGGCTTTACAGAAGCACTTCGATGAAATGCAGAAAGAGGCAACACATTTATTTGAGGTAAATGTAGATAAGGATGAATTATGGAATACATATCTTGATAGCTTCCCTGCTGGTACAAATGAGATTTTCAGAGAGCGTAGAGAGCATGATTGTAGTTGTTGTAGACAGTTTATTAAGAATATTGGTTCTGCTGTCACTATCAAGGATAACCAAATTCATACAATTTGGGAACTAAATCTTGGTGATACAACATATCAGCCAGTATGTGATGCACTTGATGCTTTTGTAAAAACTCATACAGTTACAGATATTTATACAACTAAGTTCCCTAAGATTGGTACAGATTTTAACTTTGAGGAAATCAATGGAAAGTCTCATCAGTGGGATCATTTCTTCTTAGAGCTTCCAAGTAAGTTCGTAAATAGAAGTAGTCGTTCAAACGAGGAAGTTAAGGGGCAGTTCAGAGACACAAGAAATGTATTTAAGCGTTCTCTCGATGAGATTACTATGGAAGCACTTGATACAATTCTTGAACTTATCAATTCAAATACACTTTATAAGGGTGAAGAGTGGAAAGGCGTACTTACAGAGTTCAAGAAGTATAAGAAGGAATATGATAAGCTGACTTCTGATACTGAAAAGGATTTATATGCTTGGGAGAAGTCGGTAACAGCAGGTATGGCTATCGGTAGAATTAGAAATCATTCTATTGGAACACTTCTTATCAATGTAAGTGAGGATATGGATCTTGACACAGCAGTTAAGAAGTATGAGCAGATTGTCGCTCCAAGCAATTATAAGCGTCCAAAGGCTATTTTTACAAAGAAGATGCTTGAGGATGCAAAGAAGATCATCACAGAGCTTGGATATATGGATTCATTACAGAGAAGATTTGCTAATCTAAATGATATTACTGTAAATAATGTACTGTTCTCAAATAAGAGTGCTGCAAGAAGAATGGTTGGTGCAGATGATATTTTTGGTCAGATGGAAAAGGATGTTGCTGTAAGTCCTAAGAAGTTTTCTAAGGTTGAAGAGATTTCAGCACAGGATTTCATTGATAAGGTACTTCCAACTGCAAAAGAGATTGAAGCTTTTGTAGAGAATAAACATGAGAAGAACTTTGTTTCTATGATTGCACCTGTTAATCCAGATGCGAAGACAATGTTTAAATGGAACAATGGATTATCTTGGGCTTATTCAGGAAACATTACTGATTCTGATATGAAACAGAATGTAAAAGCTGCTGGCGGTAATGTCGATGGTGTACTCAGATTTTCAATTCAGTGGAATGAAGATGGACATGACAACTATGACCTTGATGCCCATTGTGTTGAGCCAAATGGAAATGAGATTTATTTCAGTAATTGTAGAAAACCTGAGTCGTCAAGAATGGGTGGTCAGTTAGACGTTGATATTGTAAATCCAGTTGGAAAAGTTGCAGTAGAGAATATTACTTGGCAGGATTTATCAAAAATGAGACCAGGAACATATAGATTCTTTGTACGTCAGTATTCAGGTGCAGTAAGGCATGGATTCAGAGCGGAAGTTGAGTTCAATGGAGAGATTTATTCATTTGATTATAGCAACCCTATGAGAACTGGAGAGAATGTTCAGGTGGCAGAAGTTACACTTGACAAGGATGGTAATTTCTCAATCAAGGAAAAACTGTCTGGAAGTTCATCTATTTCAAGTCGTGAGATTTGGGGTGTAAATAC